ATCAAAGACTTGCAGATTGGAAGCAAGTTTGAGGAAAAGACAGGAGGAGTCATACAGGTGCCTATCATAAAGGCATCCTTGCTGAAGGCTGGAGTACTTACCATTAAGAATGCAGGCTATAGGAAAGTAAGGCCTGTGGTTGTATTCCCAGAGCCTCTTGACAGAGAAGCAATATGTCAAGGAGTGGTAGCTCCTACTGTATTTACCAATAGACACAGGAATACTGATAAGGACTTATATGCACAGTCTTCATGGTTTTTCAGACCATTCTGTACCAGTGATGACGCAGAAGGGGTAAAGACCCAGACTCTTGTACCAAAGAGCAAGGAGTTCTTAAGGCAGACAAATAGGTGTGTTCGCTATAAACCAGGCGAAGATGATGGTATGCCAAAGGCAGGTGACCATACACCATTTAATCCCAAGTACATCAGACAAGTGGAAATACAGGGGCAGTTTGACAACGAGGGCTCCAATGTATTTCAGATTGATAGGAACTTCAGAACCATGCATTCCCCTGACATTGAGTTTGATGATAAGGTGTCTCTGATGGATTTTGTAGGTGTCAAGTATAGAAAGGTGGGTATGGCTACATTCACCAAGACTCTTTCTGACATTGACATACAGACTGAAAGCCCTACTGTAAGTAACCTAGGAAGTGGATTCATACACAAATCATTCTCTTCAGATGGCCCAAGCGGCATAGTCTCTGGATTGTTCTATGAGGATTGTATTGTTGATGAAAATCTAGACAAGGGTTCTGGGGAAACTGGGGGTATTATAGCAGGGTGGCCAAAGATGAAGGTGCCTGCAAAGTTCATTGTATATCCTTGGCAAGGTAGTGGCTCTCTCAACAATGACATCAACAGGCCTAACAATAGAGGAACTGCATCTGCAGTACTCAAGAAAAAAGTTATTTCCAATCTGAGATATGCAACCAGTGTAAAGGATGATTTCCTTAACTGGACAAGTAGGTCTTTTGAGACTGACGGCAACCCTCAGATGTTCTCTGGCGAAGAAGACCACATCCTGAAATTCAACAACAACATCTACAAAGGAAACATAGACACCATGATTGTTCCTGATGACACTGATGGTGTATACTTTGCCTTTAGTAGTTGGAACAATGGAAATCTTGATGGAGGAACTGTAGCTGACTTCACCTCTAATGACTGGTGTAAGACTCTTAGAAACATTGATACAGGAGCTGGATTATATAAGGGCATCTGGAAGTCAAATGGTAATAATAACTGGAGTTTTTGGAATTATGGTGATGACGAAATAGGTGATGAGTTTGATGATCTTGTAATTAAGAAGCTCAATGTCAGGATGAAATATAAGTCATCTTCACACATTGCAATGGGAGTAAACAGCTCATACCTCAATGAAGGGAACTACCAGCTTGCCATTGTAGAGTTATATAGGGAGACTGACCCCACAACAAGATTTGGAGGAACCTCAACAGATGCCTTGAGGGAAAACACATGGCTTCCTTGTGGAGAACCTGTGTCTTTGGATAATGTCAATGATGAAGGTAATGTGGAGTTCTTCTATGACTATGGTGATACCTACTATCAGAGGTATGACTGTCTGAAGACCTACCCGTTTACAAGGGAAGACCCAAATCAGATTGTGGAGATTGGCTCATTCATGCTTGAGACAAGGGTGAACATTGATGGAAGGTATGATAGGAACAGAGGACAGATGAATAACTTAAATATGTCTCCAATCAACTTCAATCTGATGAATCCTGTGTACAGCCAGCTGAACAACTTCTTCTCCTATAAGATACAGGATGATGACTATTACACCAACAATATATTCCCCAACCAGCTCACATGGTCTCTTACTAAGACTCCTGGGGCTGATGTGGACCTGTGGGCCAATGTTAATCTTGGAAGCATCCTTGACATGGATGGCAACAAGGGAGAGATCACAAGTCTTCAGAGGATGAATGACATGCTTCTATGTTTTCAGGATTCAGGCCTTGCACAGGTGCTGTATGATGAGAACACACAGATATCAACTACAGCAGGTGTTCCCATTGAGATAGCCAACTCTGGCAAGGTTCAGGGAAAGAGGTATATCAATGACTCAATAGGATGTACCAACAAGTGGTCAATCATCTCAGGTACTACAGGACTGTTCTTCATGGACTCCAATGACAGGAGCATCTACAGGTTTAATGGACAGCTTGAGAATATATCAGTACAGGCAGGATTCAACACTTGGTGCAAGCTGTATTTCCCTGTGAGCAGCCAGAAGTGGAATCCCACATTCCCTGAGACTGCTGAGAAGTCTGCATTTGTCTCTGTATATGACAAGCAGAATCAGGAGATACTGTTCATATCAAGCAGGGTATGTCTTGCATTTTCTGAAAAGCTTGGGGGATTCACTTCATTCTATGACTATTATAACACTCCATTCTTCTGTAATCTTGATGATACTGGTATATGGCTCAGGGGACAGCAGCTATGGAAACATCAGGCTGGTGACTACTGCAAGTTCTTCGGAGTGCCAAGGCCATTCTCAACAATTCTTATAGGTAATCCTGAACCTCAGCTCAGCAAGATATTCACCAACACAGAGTTCAGGGCATCTGTTGACAATGATGGTGAGGAGAAGAATGGTGTATTCACTCCCTACCTTCCATTTGATGCGCTTGAGACATGGAATGAATATCAGCATGGAATAGCCTTCCTTGCCAATCAGAGGGGTCATAGAGCAATGCAGCACCATATTAAGGATAATGAGGCATCCTTGAAGAGGAAATTCAGGATATGGAGGTGTGACATTCCAAGGGACAATGCAGACAATCTTGACACCTTTGATGAGACCTTCAATGAGACCTTCCATATGCTTGCAAGGCTTCACAAGCATCCGATGGACAGGATGAATAATCCTTGGCTGTACCTCAGATTCAGGAAGGCTGCTGATGAGAATATGCAGAGAACAGAGATACATGACATAACAATGACTTATTTTGTTTGATTTTCTTTTCATAGTTTGTTGGAGATAGGGAAATCTTAATGGTTTCCTTATCTTTCTTTATAGGAGGTTTTATTACCCCAACTATTCTAAGCATATCCATTATCTTTGCGTTAAAATTATACTTAGAATGAAGAAAAATAAGTTATATACTGTCAACAAGTGGAACCAGCCTGCCTTTATGGAAGACAGGAAAAATCTATTTGCAGAAGCAGGGCAAATGAATAATAGTATGGCCGCATGGGACAGAGCTGCTTCAAAAGCTTACGGAGCAAGCTATGGAGATATGGGCTCTACATTGAATGACTATATGAATTCAACTAATTGGCTAGGCATTTCAAAAGCAGATAATCCTTTCAGCAAAGGAAACCTTATGAGTGCTTTCAGCAAGGAAGGTCTTGGAAGTGCCTTGAAAGGAATCGGAGGAGGTGCTATCAGTGGAATAGGTTCTATGGTAGGAGGTGCTGTAGGAAATCTTATTGGTGGTGGCTATGAGTCTGGAGTTGGTAACGCTCTTGGCTCTATTGGAAAAGTTGCTTCTGTGATTCCAGGACCTTGGGGAGCTGCTATCAGTGGGGGTCTTCAGGTTCTTGGCGGAGGTATTAATGCTCTTTGGGGTACAAAGGTTGATGAAGCCAAGCTGAAGGCAAACCAGGAAGGCACAAACACACTTCTTAATTTTGCATCAAATGCAAACAGCTTTGATGATATCAAGGGAGTAACAGCCTCTTCAAATGTCCAGGATGCATATTCTGGAGGCTTGTTCAAGAAAGACTGGGCAGAAAGGAAGAATGCTGAGATGAGGAAACTAAGGAACGATGCCCTTGCATTTGCAGATAGAAGTGTCGGTAACAACATATTCAATCTTGCAAATGACCAAATGAATGATGCACTGGCTAATTATTCTGCTTATGGTGGTCCTATTGATACTACAGATAATAATATGAGTGCTATAGATTATGATTTTATGGATAGGTATATGACTGCGAAGGAAAAGCAGAATGAGTCAAAGAATAAAGTATCCAATACTCCTTCCATGCCTGCCTTCATGCAGAACGGTTTTGCTTTTGGTGGGGACTTACAGACAAATGGTGCTGACTTCCCAACTAAACTTACTCACATTGATGCAGGTGGCTCTCACTCTGAGAATCCTAATGATGGTGTACAAATGGGAGTAGATAATGAAGGGACTCCTAATTTGGTCGAGGAGAATGAGACAGTATATAATGATTATGTTTTCAGCAATAGAATCATGGCTGATGAAGCCACTAAGCAGGTGTTTAAGCTGCCTAGAAAGAAGGATATTACCTTTGCAGATATTTCAAAGAGGTTGGAAAAGGAGATTGCAGAAAGGCCAAATGATCCAATCAGTGAAGCTGGTTTTGAAGCTCAAATGCAAAAACTTCAAGAGCAGCAGGAAAGACAAAAGCAAGAGATGGAGGCTGAAAGAGCCAAAGCAGCTTTTGAAGCACTAAGTCCTGAAGAGCAGACTGCTTTGATGCAACAGAAGGCTCAACAGGAAGCTATGGCTCAACAGGCTGCACAAGAACAGGCTGTGGCAGAGCAACAAGCAGCTATGCAGCAAGCTACCCCAGAAGAACTTGCTATGGCTCAGCAGGCTCAGATGCATGCTGATGGCACTCAGGCTATGGTAGGACAGCAGGCTCCTATGATGGCTGAAGGTGGACATTTGTTTCCTTGGGGAGGACTTAAAGAACTATTTGCAGTAAAGCCCCCTTATACAGCAAGTAGAACAACAGGCTATATTCCGTATATTCAGGATAATAAAGATAAGTACTTTGATGAAAGTGCAGTAAAGGCAAGAGAGTTAGAAGATGATTTTAAGGCTTGGACACAGTATGTAAATGACAATTGGGATACTGAGGAAGTTCAAAGTTATCTAAGAAACTTGGATGCAGCGGCAGGTGGTAATCATTTGTTTGACAAGGATGGCAACCTTGTTGCAGGAGATAAAGCAAAAGGCATTTTAAGTGCTAAGGATTACTTTAATCACGCAAGAACAAAAGATCATAAGTGGGGATACTATCATTTAACTCCTACACTTATAAAAGAATTGACAGAGGTAAACCCAGACGTTCCTATTCCTTCTGGAAGAAGGCCTCAGCCTGCTACAATGACTACTGATGCTTCAGGTCTAAAGCCTGATGATTCTGCTGTTAGGAAGGATGCTAAGCCTGCTGCAGCAGCTCCTGAGGAAGCAAAGACACCTGGACAAAAGGCTGCTGAAGAGGAGTCTGGTATTGTTCCAAGAAGAAGATGGGAAAATTTAAGATACGCTGGATTATTTGGTCCTGCTGTTGGTCTTGGAATGCAGGCACTTGGTATTGGTAGACCTGATACATCAGGCATTGATGCTGCTGTAAATGCAGCTAATGGACCTGTTGCTCAGGCAGACTGGATGCCCATAGGTGACTACATGGCCTACAAACCTAATGACCCGTGGTTCTATACATCTCCAATTATGGCACAGTCAAATGCTACACAGAGAAGTATCAATAATACTATAAATCCCTCAAGAAATGCTGCATCTTTAGCAAATAGTTATAATACTATGATAGCCTTGGGTAAAGCTCAAAGAGAGCAACTTGACAGTAATTATGACAGGTATGCTCAGTCTAAAGGATTCAATAGGGGAACTAATCAGTTTAATGCTCAATCCTATAATCAAAATCAGCAATTTAATGCAAACGCAAGGAATAGGGCAAGACAGTATGGTGCTCAGATAGCACTACAAGGAGCTAATTCTAAACTTGATTCTGATGCTGGATGGTACAATGGTCTCTATGGTAATGTAGCAGGGTTGTTCAAAGGTCTTGGTGATATTGGTAGAGAGAATGCTCAGTGGAATATGGTATCTGATATGTGGGCTGATGGTCTTGCAGGAGCTGCAACAGAAAAAACCAATTCTGCTAAAGGGCATCTTAAGAGAGAGAAGAAGTCAAAGGGAGGTAAACTCAATAAGAAAAGAGGTTTAACTATTTAAAGAGTAGAGGATATGCCATACAGACGTAACAACTATAGCTTTGTAATTGATTCTAATTTTCAGCCCTTTACATTGCAGGAAATGCTGGTACCATTTACTGCATATAAGGATGCCTATGAGAAGCAGGAATCTGCAATGGAAGATATTGCCAATAGAGATATCTTCAAGGTTCTTGCTGATTTACCTGAAGGTAGTAAGAGCAAAGCTATCTATGAAGGATATATAAATGACTTCAACAGTCAGTCAGATAACTTTTCAAAGAATGGCCTTACTATGCAGAACAGAAGAGCATTGCATAATCTCAAGAAGAGATATGGTCAGGAAATAGGTAGACTAGAAGCTGCTAATACGGCTTTACAGGAGGAGAAGAAACTGCGTAGAGCTAATAAGGATACCTCAATGCTTTATGCCAATGATAACCTGAATATTGATGATTTTCTTGATGGAGCCAATCCAAATCTTTATGGTATCAGTGGCACAGAACTATATACAAGAGGAGCTGCTGCTGGAAAAGCTGCTTCTTCAAGAGTTTATAGTGCAGGTGATGAAGGTTCTACTCTTGGTGGATATTATAGAAAATGGGTTGAAAGAAATGGATACTCAAAAGAAAGTATGGATGCCTTTAGAGCCAATGCTTCTGCTATTCCTGAATTACAGCAAGCTGCTGATGATATCCTTGCAGAAAGAGGAGCAACAGAGAACCTCACTGGAAATAACTTGGAAAGGGCAAGACAGAGTGTAATCAATGGTATTATTGATGGTGCAGTTTACACAGAAAAGGTTAATCCCGTAAGAGATCCAGGTGTTATGTCAGCTTCTGAAAGGGATGCTTCAGCAAGAGGATGGGCTGCTAATACAAGAGCACAGGAAGAATGGAATATGAAGAAGCAGGCCTATGAAGATGAAAGAAAACTTAAGTATACCTTCGATGAGAATGGTAATGTGACAGGCCTTAATCCCAACTATATAAATAATAGCAATAAAACTCCTGAGCAAAAAGCTATAGAGGAAATGCAGAAGAAGGAAGTGGTAGACAGAATGCAGAAAGCTCAAAAGGTTAAGAATGCTAGAACGGTAGAAGAAGCAGATAAAGCTGGTTATGTTCCAGTACTTGCAACTGTACATCCTTCACATGGATCCAGCAGTGGTCTTTCTGTAGAAGAAGCAAGAAAGCAGCAGAAATATGACAACATTGATGGCTGGAGAAGCGGCACTCAAGGAAGAGATGTGCCAAATCTTTACATTGATTGGACAAACGCACCTCTTGTTGAAGGCTCTCAGAGTGTAGTACCAGACTTATTCCAATGGTTTAGTGGCTCATCTTCAAGTCCAAATAATGGAGACTTTTCTTATAATTTAAAAAATGCACAGACAAAGATGCTTTCTGACCAAGAGTATAACAAACTGCCAGAGGCTGTGCGTATAAGCATTGAAGAAAGTATGAAGCAACAAGGTTATGCTGATGGAACTCCTTACGAGGTTATGCAGGTAACTGGTAGAGAGGGCAAGACTAGCTATTTAACATTTGTACCAAAAGATAATCAAATTTTATTAGGAGATTAAGATATGCCAGTACTAGGAAGTAAACCTTTGCAGGGACTTACTGCAAATGACAGATCATTGGAAGACAAGCAGGCAATAGACAGCCTGACGGGAAATACTGCTCCTGTGCAAGAAATCCCTGATACAGTAAATACAGATACCACAAGTATGCCTACTTATGGTAATAAAGCTCTTATTAATCAATTACATAATAGGTATTTGGATGAGCTTGATGAGAGATACCAGCAGCTCTTGAATGAAAAAAGAGAAGAGTATGGTGTAGATAGGGAATCTACAAATAGTAATGCCAATGAATATCTTGATAAGGTAGGCAATGAGGTCAGTTCATATTACAAGAAGTTCAACGGCACAGACAAGCTACCTCTATCTGATGACCAGAAGAAACAGATGGCAGCTGCCTATGATGCCAGAAAAAAAGTTTATGGGGAAGACAATGCCAATGTATGGCTGGACAGCCAGTTTAAGGATATTGTAGGAAACAATCAGTCTTGGTGGGAGCAAGGTATCAATGCAATAAGTCACCTTGTACCTGCTATAGAAGGAGGTGCTATTCAAGCTTATGGTATGGTACATGGAGCAATTAATCATATCATTGGTTCAGAAGGTTATAATAATAATCCAGACCTTAACTGGTGGGACAGCTTTATGAATGATGTTATTGACAATCCTGTTACAAGATATGGTAGGGATGTTGAATTAGCAGGTGCAAGTAATGTAATACAAGGATTTGCAAATGCAGTAGGCCTAAATGATGAGACTGCAGCAGAAAGAATAGCTTCAATGAAGGCATCTGCAACAAGATATAATCCTGAAGGTATTGGTGCTGATGCTATTGTAACTACACAGGATCAAGATGATTCTTTTGTATCTTCTGCTACTCCTTGGCAGGCACTGCAATCTGGAGGATTCACAGCTCTCAGTATGCTTGTTGGTGCTGGAGAGGCTAAAGCTGCAGGATGGCTTTTCAATACAGCAGCTAAAGGGGCAAATTGGCTGAACTCCACAGGAAAGGCATTGAAGACTGCTGAAGGTCTTGAAAGGGCTTTAAGTGGGATAAAGAAAGCCCAGAACTTTACGGATACTTTCATTATACCTGCCGCTGTAGGAACTATGGAAGGAGGACTTGAAGGGTTGTCTACAAAGATAGAAGTAGAAAGGGAGGCTGTTCAGAATCTTGATGAATACTATAAAGATAAAGTAAATAAAGAAGTAGAAGCAATACTTCAGGACGATAGACTTAACCCTATGGTAGAAGTGCCTACAGACAATGGGGAGAAGGAGTATAGAAGATCTTTGGATCCAAACGCTGTATACCAACAAGTGTGGGATAAATACAAAGACGAATATGTAGATGCAAGAAGACAGATTGACTGGGCTTCAAGTAAAGCTGGTATACACAATTTTTATGCCAACTCTCTTATCAATGGTGCAATCAATCAAACCTTGAAAGCAGGTATAATGGCACCCAGAGTACAAGAGACTTTGAGAAATTCAAAGATGTTTGGATGGGCTTATAAGAATCCTAAGTTTAGAATCAATTCTGAGACAGGGGAAGTAACAGCTAAAATGAGTAAAGCCGGGGCTGTAGGCAGATTGCTGAAAGAACCTGGAGGTGAAATGGGTGAGGAGTACATGCAGAGTCTGTCTAGTGATGTATTCTCTGGTGCTGCGGAAAACAACATAAATGAATTCATTAAAAATAAATTTGAAGGAGATGGCACAGCTAAAGTGACAGACAGCTTTGGCTCCGACTATGCAGCTGCACTTACTGCGTTAGAAGGTTCATTGACTAATAAGGAAAGTATTCAAAGTGCAATTCTTGGAGCAGTATCTTCTACAATGGGTACTGTTGGAGGTATAGGAAGAGGTTACCATAGGGATGAGAATGGAAACCTTGTAAGAAACTCTCTGATTGATCCAAGGAATCTCACAAGAGGACTTGACTCAAAAGGCAATCAAGAAGGATGGTTTGACTATGCAAGAAGAGTAACTCCTTGGAGAAGTGGTGCCATTAATGCATACTTTGATAGAAGGCAGGAGATGGATGATGCCAATGAGACTACTGCTACACTGACAGAATGGCTGAAAGATCCTCAGAATAAGGCAAAATGGGATGGCCTGAGTGGTACAGCTAACTGGATGACTCAGATGGAGAATGCTGCTGAAAGCAATGACCAGTTCAGCTATAGGAAGGCTCAAATGGGTAAGGCTATCAATGATATCTTCATGCTGAAGAAGCTGGAGGGTACTGACTTCCATGATGCTGTAATGGCAGACCTGCAGAAAGCCGCTAATGGTGAGGTATCACAGGAAGAGGTTACCAAGATGCGTCAGAGTGGAGGAGAGGACTATCAGGATATATCAGATCAGGAGCTGGTAGAAAAGGTTCAAAGTAATGCCAATAGAATGTTGGGTTTGATGTCTCAGGTGGAACAGGAAAGCAAGAACCTTGACAGGCTAATGGGCAGGATGGATGAAGACACCAAGCAGAGTCTTATATTTGGTAAGGTCATGGAGCAAGACTTTAGGGAAAGAAAAGACCAGCTTCAGGAAGAGATAGATACTATCAAGAGCAGAATCCAGAACTCAAGAAGTAGTAATCTGGCCAATGGTTTAGAGGATAATCTGGCCAACTTGATGATGAGGTATGGCTCTATTAATCAAGCACTCCATGAACAGTCTCAGCTGCAATCTAAAATGGAAAAACTTCAGCAGAGGGTGGAAGAACTGGAAGCAATTGATTCAAGTAAGACATCTGACAAGCAAAAGGAGGAGCTGATTAAGAGTAAGCAAGAGCTCAAGAAAGTCAATAAGAAATTGGAAGGATTTGATGCTCTGTATGAAAGAGATGAGAAAGGCAAGAAGACTGACCAAATAGATTCTTCTCTAACTCAGCTTGTGCTTAATGAACAAGCTATTATGGATTTAGATCCTGTTACCAGAGCAATAGTACTGGCTCAGGGTGCTTCCAAACTTTATAATGCTACTCATCAGAACAGGCAAAGAGTGGACCAGCTAAATCTTGAGATAGATGATATTAATCATCAGATAGATGCTTTAGAGGCTCAAAAGGCTGGTTGGCTTAGAACTGATGGCAAGGTTAAGAAAGGGCATAACAAGCAATATGCAAGAAATACCAAGAAAGTAGAAGAGCTTCAAAAGCAAAAAGAAGCTAAGATGAGGGAGCTTGATGCTGAACAGGGCAAGCAGAATACCAAGTCTATCTATAACTCTTCACAGCAGGAAGTTATTGATAACTTGGTACAGCAAGGTATGGCTCAGGATGCAGACTTTTTGGATAAGGTAGTTGATATGGGAAGACTGGAGAAAGGCATCAAGGATTACCACCAACAGTATCAGGCAATACTGTCAGATTCAAAGGCATTCCAGAACTATGTCCAAAGAGCTAAGTATAATGCCCAAAAAGACCTTACCAAACGTAGGGCTGAGAGAATTGCTGGTATCCTGAACTATCAGGAGTATGCTCAGGAATTGGATAGACTAACTGCTAATGCATCACAGCAGGAGATAAACGATATCTTCACTGCTCTAAGAAATGAGGATGCCAAGCAAAAGAGAACATACCAAGAGGATAATATGGTCGTAGATGAGGAAACAGAGGAGCTGACAGCTCCCACTGAAACTCCAAAAACCAATTATGATAGGTATATGGAAAATGTCAGAAAGCAAGGTGATTTGGTAAGACAATTTGCCAAGAATCCAAATCTTACTGGCAATGACCAAAGCTTGCTGTTAGATGCCATGCAGTATCTATCAAGTAAAGGCATTGATCTTAATGATAGGGATGCAGCCGTCCAAGCATTAATTGAAAAGGATGAACAAGGGAATGTAGGAGGTAAGTTCCGTCAGTTTGTAGAAGCAAAGAATGACCAGAGATTACCACAGCAGAGAACTTTCATGCCTCAGTTTACAAGTATTGGGCAGATTGTAGGTCAGTATGTGGATTTGATAAATGGTACAACAGAAGATGCCATCAATAGGGGAAATGCTAATCCTACCATTACACAAGCTACACCTGATCCAGGACAACCTGTACAGCCTACTGTAGTACCTTCTCCATCTCCCTCTGCTCCTCCCGTACAGCCTGAAGCTGCACAGCAACAGGCATCTGTCTCTGTAGGAACCGCATCTATATTTGCATTAGGAGAAGCATCTAAAAATCACCAAGACATAGAAAAAAATACTATTGATAACAATGGTACTGTTTCTACAGGTGCTCAGACAAAAGCGATGCAACAAAGACAGCAGCAGCCTGAACCTGAAAATAAGTCTGTTAGACAGCAGATGTGGGAGCAGGCCACTACTCCAGAGATAGCTGCAATGGTAGATGCATCAAGTAATATTATTGACAACAGCAATGAATCTGCTGAAGTTACAGGCATTGCAAGACAATATATGGCGGAAATTCCCGTTGTTAGTGATGAAATGCTGGATACTATAGATGATGTGCTAACAGCTATTCAGAAACAAATAACAAGATTGCAGGAAGTATCTAATCAGCAAGAAAAGCAAGACAATGACTATCAGAAAGCAGCAGGATTGCTTCAGAAAGTCTATGGTTCTCTTACTACCAAAAAAATGAGGAGTAGGAGAAGGACAGCTCCTATGCCTGCATCAAGACCTGAAGAGCCTAAAGCCAATTGGATTCATACAGCGAATATAGCGTATATTCAGAATGAAATAAACCCTGAAGCATGGGCTGTCCAGTTTACTGATGACCATGCCATTGATGAATGGAACAGGAACAATAATATTACAGAGGAAACTCCTGTATATTTTATAACTGACTCCGAATGGACTGCTGAGGTAACCAGACAGATGTCTCCTACACCAGAGATACTAAGCATTAATCCGAATGCAAGGAAATATGACAGACTGAATGACTTACCTATAGTAGCAGCAGTAAGAGCGGAGACTCCTGCCAATCCTGCCAGTACTACAGCTATTGAAGTAGATGGTTTATGGTATCAGCCTATTGGTATTATGCCTGGCTCAAAGGCAAAGACACAGGGAGCTGCAAGGGTGTTTGACATTAGAAAACTAGCTTCACAGGAACAAGGAAGGCATCTTATAACTGAAGATGGAATGGCTAATGGAAAGCCTCTGACTACAAGAGTATATGGTGCCAACTATCTGACTGCGCACCATCCAGATGCTTCTGGACAAAGCAATAGGCAGAACACAGCAGAAAGCAACACTGATGTCATTGAAGGAATTTTAAGAGATCTTCCAAGGGATTCAGAAGACAGACTGAAAGCTCTATCAAGAGAGGAGATGCTTTCAGACCCTGAGTATATGGAAGCTAGAAATAAAGTTCTTAATGCAATCTCTTGGAATGCAGACAAGGGGATGGCTGAGTATACATCGGACAATCATAGACAAGGAGAAACAGGTAATCCCATGCTGCTATTTGTTAAGCCTATGTCTGAAACTACAGGTAGAACTGATGACAGAAATCTTACTGCTGTATTGGAAAATGGCACTGGAGAAGAAGTAAGAAACTTTAACAGCAGAACTCAGAGATTATACGATGAGGTCATCAGGCCTGTGTTCCAGTTTATTCAACGAACACCTACAACCAATAAAGGTGAAGACTATGATAGAAGTGCGCATACAATTACACAGGAAGAAGTAGATGAAGCAGCTCTTGAAGGTAAGAACGCTTTTGAAAAAGAAGCAGATAGACTAACTAAACTATTAAATGGGTATGATGGTACAGATGATTCTAAGGGCATGAGAGGACTTAGAGATTTCATCTGGATAAAAAAAGGCCAAGGTTGGAGTTTAAAAGTTACTGCGCCAGAGTCTTTGCAAGTGATAGGAAATGCAAAATATAAAGTATTCTTTGTTAACCAGGATTCTTCAATAGCTCCCATTGAGCTTGGCACAATCAATGCAGGACAAAGAGATACTGATGCAGCCTTAGAGCTATTGAGAAATATTATGTGGGATAAGGAGACTGGCCAGGTAAGAGATTTCTTGAACTGGCAGCTTCCTGAATCTGATGTGCAGAATGCCAATAACCCCAAGAATACAAAGGCAAGACAGAATATAGCTTCTATACTGGATGATGGTTTCCTGACATTTGCTGGGTCATCTCTATCATATGATGTTGATGGAGTGAAGTTAAGGGCCCCAATAAGTATGGGAGGAAAAATACTATATCCTTCTGACCAGATAGTCAATCCTGTCAATGCTCAGCCAGCAGCCCCACAAAATGTGACACCCCAAGGGGATGGTGCAATAGTGACTAATAGTGGCCAATCTGTAGACCCTGACAGTGGTGCCAGTCTTGGAGGAAGCAGTAATAACTCCCCCACACATTCTCCTGCTCCTCAGAAAAGTGCAAAACTAAGACAGGCAGAGGCTATCACTCAGAAGATTATTTCAGACTCTAAGGAATTTACTTTATCAAAGGATGACAGCTATTACTATATAATTGATAAAAATACTGGCGAAGAAATCAAGTATCTCCGTGTAACCACAGTGATAGGTGCTGATGAGAGTGCTACACAATGGGAACCTTCAATAGATAATATACTAGATAAACTAAAGGAGAGGCATGCAATAGGTGACAGTGCTTATAATGTTCAATATAGAGACACTCAGGACATGAGCCAAAAACTTGGCATTCCAGTATCAGATATAAAGAGGGCTGTAGCAGAATTAAGGACAATACATAAGAAGGAAGGTTATGGAGCATGGAGTACTCCATCTACATCAATCGGTAATACTTTTGATATTATCACCCGTGACTTCTTGGCAGGGCATCTAGATGATGCATACCCAAATGTCTCTAAGGAAGTGCAAGAAACCTTTGTACATCAGTTGGAATTGTTCAAAGCTGATTGTGATGCACAGGGAATACATCTGGTTTCTGAGGGTATAATGGCTCATGGAACTATTACCATGACAGATGATGAAGGTAATACACATGATGTCAAAGTTGCAGGAACACTTGATTTATTTGGCTATGATGATGCTGGTAACTTCTATATCTTTGATATGAAGACTACCCGCGATCACACAGAGGAGAAGCTTAAGAAGGAAAAAGGAAAGTGGTCAAGACAGATAAGTATGTATGCAGACCTCTTAAAACAAAGTTATCCAGGGTTCAGTATCATATCTAACAGGTTAAGGATTATTCCTATAAATATTAATTATCCTAAACCTATGGGTAAGAGTAGTGAACACCTTGACCCAAGTGGTCCTAAATACTCTGAAATTAAAGAAGGCGAGAAAAAGGGACAGCTCCAGATGCAGTACAGAAGGCAATCAGAACCTCAAGACTTTACAATGGAAATGCCTAAGAATCCTAAAGAGAGCAATGGCGATAATGCTGTTGGCATGAGAAGGACTGCCTGGGAGGATCAATATAAGCCTGGCTATACTCCATTCAACATTAATTGGGACAACTTAAGCAGCGAAGATCAGGATATAGCCAGTACTATTGTGACTCAGACTGGAGATAGTAATAGTCCTACAGCAGCTCCCCAAAGTGCCAGTGTAGAAACACCTAAACCAAAAAGGTCTGCTATTATATCACCGGCTGCTTATATTGATGATTATGCTCAGAGCACTCAAAATGCAGGTCCTACAGCTCCTCCTATTATTCCAAATGGTACAACTCCATTGCTGCCTTCTTGGAATAATTTAACTCTTGCACAAAAAGAGAGATTGATTGTAACTTACGGAGAAGATATGGACGCAGATTATTATGGGGATTTGTTGAGCACTCCAAGTGAAGTAGATATACTAAGACAGATATTAAAATGCTCAAGTACAATGTAAAAAAGAAAAGGTGGTTTCGGCCACCTTTCTTATTTTAATAACCTTACCTTATTAATCAATAACCTATCCTTATTGAGAGGTAACCCTTGGTTGTTAAAGAAATCTACAACTGCCAGTTCTTTTTAAAATTTCTTCAACTTTATAATAAACTTCTTCACTTTCATCACGCCAATTTCTACCTAATTCTTCGATAGCTTGATAATAAGCTTTTACCCAAGCTATGCTTTCTTCATCAGTAAGAATAACAACTTCCCCAGAAGAAGTAAGTTTAGAGTATGGTTCTGGTGTTAAGATCCTTTTTTTGTTCCTTCCCTTTTTCTCCTTAAACACATAACCACACTTATCTTCTGGTTTCCAATATATAATTCCTGACATAGTATCTTCTTGTTTACTTTATTATTTACTTTTCATTAAAAATGGACGCGGAATCATAACCTCTCCATCTTTCAAGTAGGCTGGACGAGCTTTAGGATAGTAACTTCTCATCCACCTATTAATTGCATTAACTTGCTCTTCAGACGATAAAGGCAAGAGTGACTCATAGAAAGCATTTTCATAGAATCCCTGCGGGTTGAATAATCCCATTGGAGAAGAATCATATCTTAAAGCAAACCTTCCATTATCTTTCGCAGCTTCTTGCAGCATGAATTTATAGGCATCTGTTGAGAGGGGCTCATTGGCTTCATATAGATGCTTATAGAAAGACCTTTCTATTGGGTCTTCTTCTTCCATATAATCATCAATGTGCCCTTTTTCATCCCAATATGGTTCGTTTACTTCTTTTCTGTTATGAATAGCATCTTTGAAGGCCCTCATTCTACTTGGCTTAACATTAAAATACTGTTCTGCGTAATTCTTAGTTTTTCCTACCTCTCCAAGATATGTTCGCTCAGGTATCCCTTTTAAGTACTTTGTTAAAGCTACCATTTCGGATTTACTCATTGGAAGGAGATCTTTAGAATACTCACCTGGAAAGTCCCCTCCAAGATGAGTAGTTAAGGTCATCTCTCCACCTTTTTCTACTGCTGTAGACGGGTAATACCCTTTCATAAAATCATCAGGGTAGAATAAACCGAAATCTCCCTTACTATTGACCCCCATCTTATTAATTCCAGCAGATGTGCCCCCATTCTCCTGCCATTTAGTATTGGCAATTGTTCTTGCATCCATGCTACCATTGGCGCTTCTATAAGCTGCTGCATCTTTCATTCCTTGGTATCTGTCTTCTACATCCAGAATGAACCTTCTTCCTCTCTGAATGGCCCTGTTACCCAATTGATATCCTTCAGCAGCAGCTGGAAATAATCCTAAAGATGTCAAAGCGTCTTCAGTAAGACTTCTTTGCCACATCCATCTGGCGTTCTCTGAGCCATCAGAGTTCTGATACAACCTAATAGTCTTAGGTATCCCTTCATCACTTGCAAGATACTCCACAGCTTTTGCTGCTATTCCTAATGGATGCCCCGTAATAGCAGGATTATTCCACAATGCTCTGATAGCATTGGTGTTATTATCCCAGGAAGCTTTCCATCTTGCAGGAGCACCAAGTACAGGATTCATATAATTGTTATTAGAAGCAGCTATAATGTTTTCCCATGTAGAAGGAGCCTCTGTTTGAATGACTTCTCCTTGGGTGGAAGTCACAGTTTGCTTTGGTGTGTATAGCTTACCACTTGCATCAACATAAGTCCAGTAGGCAGGATTATCTGATACTTTTATCCTAGGCACTACAGTTATCTCTTCACTTTTAGGAGATACCTGATAGAAGTACTCACCACTAGGTCTTCTAAAGATATTCATCTGCTGACTACCTTCTTCTTCCCCACTAAACAGATTACCCCCAAGTCCATGCTTCCAGTGACTTGCATTTAATGCAAAGGTAGCCATTTTCTTCTGAGCAGGAGTACCATGTTCCTTGAACCATGTGGCAGAGTGGCCTGTTCTTTCCTTTAATCTTGTGAACTTACCTCTGTTTTCTGGTTTGATATGAATTTTACCTCCCTCTGCTTTCCTTCTACCTTCTACTACTACCTCAGGTAAAAAGGAACTTCCTCTATATTCTTTGGGAATACCATAATAATCATCAAGATAAATTCTATCATAGATTTCTATAGGTTTTCCTATACCAAAAGACAAATCTCCTGCTTTATCTAAACCTAGAAACTTTGTAATCTTGTTGCCTACATTAGTTATGCCTCTAAAGGGATTTAAGTCCCATTTGTCATAGTAGGATACATATTGTCCCTTTTTATCCCTGCCAGTATCTACAGTAAATGTACCTAACTCAGGGTTAAGTAACTGACTTCTTTCTCCTTGCCATAAGGCCTCCTTTATGATGTAGTCTATATCATCATTTGCAAATGGAACGGATACATAATTTTGGTTATTGTCTTTACTGTTCGTAGGTTTGTACTTGGAAGTTCTAAGTACAGGGTCATAATGCCTTCTGTCTTTTGGTATGCCCAGATAAGTTCCCCACAAATCGTCCAAAATATCTCTATTACCAGCGTACTCCTGTTTATCTGAAGGCTTGTTGAGAAATACAGCCGAAGCTATTCTCTCTACAGGATTATTATAACCAAACGGAATAATATTATCATAAAGCCTCTGTCTAATATCTATATCAGGTGTAGATGGTACATACCCAGCCCCACCAGTAGTTACAGGTTGCTTGGTATCTCCACCCTCCGCAAACTCATTGTATCTATCCCTAATATCATTCAGATTGGTAATGCCATTTCTCACAGCAACACCAATCATCTCAGCCTTTTCTTTCATGGATAGTGCATCCCATGCATCTCTTGGCTGAAGGAAATCCTTGTATGTAGTCTTAGCCTCTTCCATACTCTGCTGCAAATTTAATATAATTATCTGAAACTACAAACTAATTCTTGTTAATATAGTTTATAATCCCTTCCACATGAAGCCTTGCTATGGTGTGCCTGCCTGTTTCAGAGAGAAGATAGTTCACATCATCCTTGTTATCTTGGAAGAGATTCTCCGTCAGTACAGCAGGACATTTTGTATTGCCGAGCACATAGAGGCTCTGAGGCCAGTATTTCTGCATGAATGATGGTTGTCTTACCTTCAGTCCATTTGACTTGGCAGAATCAAAAAGACAGTCTGCAAGGAGCTTGCTGCTCTGGGATGCTGTAGTGCTTATATGGACTTGCCATCCCTTTGCATCATGCCATTTCCCATCTGCTCCTGCTGCATTTAGATGAATGGATACATACAGTACATTCTTTGCTCCATTCTGCCTGCACAGCTCATTGACATAATTAACCCTCATGCCTAGCTCCCTGTTCCTTTCAAGGGTTACTGAAGGTGACTGCATGGTCTTTGGAAGGTCAAGGTCCATAAAGTCTATCTCTACCTTATAGCCTATTGCCTTAAGCTTTGTGGCTATCTCTGATACTACTTCTCTTGAGTATACACATTCCTTCACTCTTCCATCAGGAGAGCATTTGCCAGGTTCCCTCATCCTGTGGGCTGTACCCAGCACTATGATTGTAGTGTTCTTATCCATAGCTATTGTGGTTGCGCAATTGATACACCTAAGTCACTTACCCTAAGGTCTGATGTAAAGTTCATCCTTCTCAGCTTGCATGTTGAGTCAAGGCAGATGCTACCAAGCAGGTTGAGCATCTGCTGCTGTAGCTGGCTTACCTGAGTCTTCAATGAGTCATTCTCCTTCAATGATGTGTCTATCTTCTTGTCTTGAGCCTCAATGATACCCTCCATTGTCTTCTTCTGTGAAGCAAGTGCTTCTTCCATCATCTTCTTATAGACATCAAAGGATTCTCCCATGTTGTGTATTTGCTGGGAATCCACCTCTGTGTTGTATTTCTTTCTTGTAAAGAAGAAGGTCACTGCGCTGGATATTGCTGTACAGAGCACTCCAACCAATGCCATGATAATCTCAGATCCCATAACTATCCCTCCTCACATTTATTGTACAACCAAGCCAACCCATAGACAGGGTAGATTAACCAAGATAGCATACTGAGCATGAACAGAGACTGGAATTCCTCCATGTTTTTCAGCTCCTTCTCATGCCACCTCTGCAATTGATAGAAAGCCATCAAGACACCTGATATGTAGACAGCTAGCACTATAAATGTCATCATCTGTAATCTCTTTATATTTTTTCTATTGCAAAGGTACGCCTTATACCTATTTAATATATAGAAATAACAGAGAGGGTTTGAATACTTAATGGTTATTATTAGCTCTTAAACTCTTAGAGAAGGCTTTTGTATTTTTGCAATCAGAAAGTATAAAAGATCATTTATATGGCATATAGTGCAATAGGAGGATTTCCTCCACAGCAACTAAGTTTCAGTAGAAAAAACAAGGTATGGCGCAAAAAGGTGGTTGATTTTGCCGATAGTTTCAGTCTTTTGCATCACCATGTCACCAGGAAGTCTGTTGAGGACATGAAGATCAACTATGACCTCCTCAATGGCAAGATATATATGGAAGATATGAAGCTGGTTGTCAATCCCTATGGAATTGATGCTTCATTCATTCCTGACCAGATACAGCATTACTCCATGATAAATGCCAAGCTGAAGGTATTGGAAGGAGAGGAGTACAGAAGGCTGTTTGACTACAGGCTTGTGGTTACCAATCCAAATGCAATATCTGAGATTGAGGAAGAGAAGAACAAGGTTGTCAACCAGAGACTCCAGCAATGGGTAATGGATTCTTCACAGAGTGAGGAGGAATCCAATGAAGAGCTTCAGAAGATAAGTGACTACTTTACCTTTGAATATCAGGACAAGCGGGAGGTGAGAGGTAATAGGATACTCAATCACTATGTTCAGGAACTTGAGGTACAACAGCTCTTCAACATGGGATTCAGGGATGCCTATACAGTAGGTGAGGAACTCTACCTGTGTGACATTGTTGGTGGAGAACCTTACATTGAGAAGCTTGACCCAAGGGAGGTAAGAATCATCAGGTCTGGTGTATCCAACAAGATTGAGGATGCTGACATGATTGTCATTGAGCAGTACTGGGGACTTGGCAAGATACATGATGTCTATGGAGACCAGCTTTCAGCCAAAGAGCTCAAGGCTTTGGAAGATACCCTGTTCAGCAACAATAACAACAGTCCTTGGAGTGACTTAATGGATAATCTTGACCCAAGGTATGAGTGGCTTCCAATATCTGACTGGACAGCAGGTGATGCCATCAATATTCCAAGACAGCTCTTTCAGGAGTATGATACAAAGCTTCCATATGACACCAATGGTAACATCAGGGTACTCCGTGTCTATTGGAAATCAAGGAGGAAAATCAAGAAGGTCAAGAGCTATGACCCTGAGACTGGTGAAGAGGAATTCAACTTCTATCCAGAGTCCTACATCATTGACCCTGACAAGGGTGAAGAGGAGCAGATATTCTGGGTGAATGAGGCTTGGGAAGGCACCAAGATTGGCAAGGACACCTATGTCAATATGAGGCCAAGACCTGTGCAGTATAACAGGATGAGCAATCCTTCAAGATGCCACTTCGGAATTATAGGCAGCATCTATACCAGCAATGGTGATGAGCCCTATAGCATGGTGGACATCATGAAACCCTATGCTTATCTGTATGACATTATCCATGACAGGCTCAACAAGATTATTGCAAAGAATGTAGGCAAGGTCATCAGGCTTGACTTTGCAAAGGTTCCAAAGGGATGGGATGCAGACAAGTGGCTCTACTATATCAATGTGAATGGCATTGCCGTGGAGAACTCTTTCAAGGAGGGTGACTATGGTGCTGCCACAGGTAAGCTTGCAGGCGGCCTTAACAATGCTTCTTCAGGAGTTGTTGATGCCTCTCAGGCCAATGAGGTAGTGTACTACACAAATCTGCTTGACTGGATAGACAACCACTGTGGAAACCTTGTAGGTATGACTCCTCAGAGAATGGGTCAGGTGTCAAACAGGGAGACTGTCGGAGGTGTTGAGAGGGCTACTCTTCAGTCATCACATTCTACGGAATGGCTGTTTGTCATACATGAGAGTGTCAAGAAGAGAGTGCTTGAGTGCCTGATAGAGACTGCCAAGATTGCCATGAGGGGAAGGAAGCAGAAGTTCAAGTTCATCCTTGATGATGGCAGTACCTTGATTGAGGATATTGATGGAGATGAGTTTGCTGAGTGTGACTATGGTCTTGTAGTTGACAACTCCAATGGTGCTCAGGAGCTTAGCCAGAAGCTTGACATGCTTGCTCAGGCTGGTATCCAGAATGGCATGAGCTTCGCAACTGCAATGAAGCTATATACTACCAAGTCACTCTCTGAGAGAATCAGAATTGTTGAGAATGATGAGAAGAGAAGGCAGGAGATGCAGCAACAGCAACAGCAGCAGCAGCTTCAGATTGAGCAGCAGAAGATCCAGATGCAGCAGATGATTGCACAGCATCAGGAGGAGATGCAGTATAGGATGCATAGCGAGGATAATCAAGTCAAGATCCTCTGCGCTGAAATAGCAAGTAAAGCTGAAGCTGACCGCATGGCTATTATGAATCATGACAATGATGAGGCCAATACTCTTGAGAGGGAGAAGATTGCTGAGAATGCAAGGCAGTTTGATGCTACCTTGAAGCAGAATGACAAAAAGATTGAGATTGAAAGGCAGAAGCAGAAGGATGATGCCAGACTGAAGGAAAAGCAGATAAATAAGGCAGCTGCTAAGAAGTCATGAGCAAGCTTCTTATTTCCAGAGTACAGAAACATTAAATAGTTATTTTTGCAACAAAATTATATCGTCATGATTGAAAAGGAAAAATACATAGGCCAGTCAACACCTTTGAAGACACCTGACAAGCCTCTCAGGTTCAAGCTTGGCCCTCAGGTGGTAAAGCCTGAGAACCTGACTGACAACTGCTTCACTGCAAACAAGATAGCTCCTGGGGCCATCACTACAGAGAAGCTTGCCGATGGGGCAGTGACATTTGACAAGATATCATCTGATATCTCAAACTCCCTGCTTCAGCTTGTCATCAAGGATGTGGCCAAGATATGGGACAAGATAGCTGACATCACTGGTGAGCAGCTTCAAGACCTTACATTTGAGGTCAGTCCCAAGTACTTCATCAGTGAAGAGCCAATGTCCGTGCATGTAAGTGCATCAAGCGTGGGCAACAATGCAATGTTTGACCACATAGCATTCTACATCAATGGAGTTCTCATACATAAGGAGTCTGGTGTGGAGTCTGTGGAGTTTGACACAGAGATATCAGATACTTCGGAAATTAAATACAAGGCTTCAATCATGGGAACGGAATATACAGATGCAGCCACAGTGGTACACTACAATTCATTCTGGCTTGGTGCAGGAGCTGCCTATACAGAGATCATGGATCTTGGGCATATCATTCCTATCACAGATGGAATGAGAGGTGCTTATGATGTGACCTTCAGGCAGGCAGATAGGCTGTACATCATTCTGAGTACATCACTCAGGGAGCAGTTCGTAAGGGCTGACATGAACTCCTTTGAGATACCTTTCAATGAGACCATCATAAGTGTTGAGGGAAAGACATACAGTGTGCTTGAGTCTGTCAACCAGTACAATGCAGGCACATACAACATTGATATTAACGGCTAAAAGGCAAGACAATGGCAAACAGGATAGATGTAACAGTAAGAGGACTCCAGACTTCATCAATCCCCTGTGTATTCAGGACTGTGGTGCTCAAGTCAAACATAGGCTTTGCATCACAGATGAGGCAGGAGCAGACAAAGTATGTCATTAAGTGGAACTTCGACCTTGGTGGTGAGACAGTCAGCATCCCTGCACACTGCATATTTGAGTTTGACGGAGGGCAGCTCCAGAATGGAGGCATACACTGGAATGACACCAAGGTGCATAACCCATATAAGTATGAGACACTCTGGAACATCACTGAGACTGGAAACAAGATAATTCTTTAAGACTATAAAAATATAAGGATATGACAGAACAGATAACCATGATTCCAGCAAGGCTAAAGAATGCCGCTGTGAATGGACATGTAGCTGGGGCTGCTGACATCATTGATGATGCCAAGGCAAAGACCCAGGATGTCATCAATCAGGATGTTGACACTGCCATTGGTGACGATGATGTTGAAGGCTCTATCAAGGGAAGGATAAAAGCCCTTGAGGAAGCTGTAGGCCCTGGAGGCTCAGTAAAGGAACAGATTGATGCAAAGGTTGCAACCCTTGATGCCAGTGTGTCACAGACAGCAGGTGCTGATGGCCTTGCTCTCTCAGTGACTGAGGTTGATGGCATTGTGACCTCTGTGTCAGGCTCCATTGCAGCCAACACCTATGATGCCTATGGCTCAGCTTCTGCAGAGGCTACAAGAGCCCAAGGTGTTGAATCAACCCTTCAGGGGAACATTGGTGCCATTGAGGCAAAGATACCCACACAAGCTTCATCTACCAACCAGCTTGCTGACAAGAAGTTTGTCAATTCATCAATCTCCACCTCCACAGCTACCTTCCGGGGAACATCAGAGGCAGGACTTACAGAGCAGCAGTTCCTTGCATGGGCAAATACACTGACCAAGGATGCCAATGACTATGTATTCTGGAATACAGCAGATGCAGCAGGTAATGTGCAGTTCAAGAGATACAAGTACAATGGCACCACATGGGAGTATGAGTATACACTCAACAACTCAAGCTTCACATCTGAGCAGTGGGCAGCCATACAGTCTGGTATCACTGATACTCTTGTAGGAAAGCTTGATGCTCTTCCAACCAATGCAGAGCTTACTACAGCCATTACAGGAAAAGTAGATAAGGTCACAGGCAAAGGACTCTCCACCAACGACTACACCACTGATGAGAAGAATAAGCTGGCAGGCATAGCAGCAGGTGCAGAGGTAAATGTACAGTCAGACTGGAATGCTACATCGGGTGATGCTTTTATAAAAAACAAACCTACCATTCCAGCGGCAGCTGCTAATGGCACATATACCGTAAAGACACTTGTGGAAAGTACAACTACCAATGTAAGTGACTTCACTGCCAACCAAAGTTCAGCTGATGACGTGACCTTCGTGCAGGGTTCTAATGTGACCATCACCCCTGATGCAACCAACAGGAAGATTACCATTGCCGCCAAGGACACTACCTATTCTTCAAAGACAGCAGCATCAGGAGGCACAGATGTCTCATTGGTGACAACTGGAGAGAAGTACACATGGAACAACAAGCAGGATGCTTTGGTGAGTGGAACCAACATCAAGACTATTAACAGCCAGTCATTGCTTGGCTCAGGTGACATTGTGATTGAAGGTGGAGGCAATGATGTAGATGTGAACTACGATACCACTAACAAGAAGATTACCAAGACTATTGATGGTACTACTACTGACGTAGTGACTGCTGCAAAGATTGTGACTGATGGTGGTGGTATTAAGGATATCAGCGGAAAAGTAGATAAGACTACCACGGTGAATGGTCATGCACTCAGTGGCAATGTCTCTGTAACAAAATCAGATGTTGGACTTGGAAACGTTGGTAACTTCAAAGCAGTATCAACAGTAGCATCACAAGGCCTGTCAGACATAGAGAAGACCAATGCAAGAGCAAACATAGGTGCAGGAACGAGCTCTTTTAGCGGAAGCTACAATGACCTAAGTAATAAACCTACCATTCCTACTGTCAATAATGGAAAACTTACCATAAAGCAGAATGGAATAAGCAAGGGCACGTTTACTGCTAACCAGAGTGGGGCAAGTACTGTGGAACTGACAGATACTATCGAAGTGGAGATAGGCGAGACAGCTCCCACAGGGACACCAAAGCTCTTCGTGGATGAGGATGCAGACCCAGAGGGAGTGCTTGATATATATACAAGGGCACAGACAGACACTTTGCTTGCGGAAAAGGCAGACAAGGCAACCACTATTGCAGGCTATGGAATTACCGATGCCTATACCAAGACTGAAGTGAATGGTCTTGTTGATACACCTCATCAGGAGTATGTCACAGTAGATGCCTATGCAAACCTTCCAGAAACAGGCAGCAAGGACAGCATCTACAGAGTGTCTAACTACAATGGTTCTACAAGCCAGGTTGATGCAAGTGTATATAGTGAGTATGCCTGGAATGGCACTCAGTACATCTTCCTCTGTGTGAAGTCACAGATTGGAGAGGTATTTGACATTTCAGTCTATAACAACAATGCCAAGTATACTAACCTTACTGATGCATTGGGAACCAATGGAGAGCATGTTCCTCAGTCTCTCCGTAAAGGTGGTATGTCTGTTAAATATGTATCTAGTTCTGACAATAAGTATGTGCAGTATAGATTGATGGCTCAATCATTCTCAACTACTGAAAGTGATTGGCAAGGTGTAGATGATGAACCGACTCCTGGAAGTAATAACCTTACCAAAAGTAATGGTGTTTTGAAAAGTGACATTGATTTTTCAAAAATAACTTTCTATTACGGGAGTCTGCAAAACACAGGAGCCATTTATATTAATTTGACTCAAAAGAACAGGCTTTGTTCATCGTACATAAAAGGCCCATTTGAATATGTGCTCAATTCTAATTATAGGGCAGTTTCTGCTTGCAAGTACAACAGCGTTGGGAAATTCATATCATATACTGCAAGTAATATTGATACTTTTTGCAGAAACAATGAGAGGGATAATCTCATTCTGATTTCATTAGGCAGAAATGATAACGGAACCATTGAAGACAATTATAGGGATATTATTTCCATAAACAGCTTGATGTTAAGTTCGATTGATGAAAGTATAACCGTGCTTAATACTGAGTTTAATGCTTCAATTTTTGGTAAAGAAGTTACGCTATCCTCAAATACCAACATACCTGTAAAATTGGCAAAAGGCGAAGTTATGTCAATAACAACAGACAAGGGATTTGGCTTCAGTGTAATATCAAACGGAGTTCAGGAGGTCATAAAGACTTTCACGAATGCTGGTACATATATCTATAAGGCAGAAAAAAACATTGAATATATACGCATCGCAGATTTTACAGCACCTATAACAATATCATTACAAAAAGTTAAATATGATAATGTTATTAATGCTTTAAGATGTAATTCTGTCATAAAAGGTTCTGTATCTATTATAGGTGATTCCATCTCCACGTTTAAAGGAACCATGCCAAGCGGTTATGCTGCATATTATCCTGATTCAAGAGTTAATGTGACTTGTGTAGGGAGTATGTGGTGGAAACTGCTTTTAGATAGTGGAAATAATAATGAATTGGTAGAAAACCTTTCGTGGAGTGGTTCTTGTGCTACAAACTATCGCACAGATGGCAGACCTTCTTTGTGTGATAGAATTTCTGCACTTTCAAATACTCCCGATTATCTGTTTATTGCCCTTGGAACAAACGATTCTACTGAAAACGTCCCCCTTGGTAATTATAATTACGACAGTGAAATTAGCAATCTGGATGAAAGCAAATTCAGGGAAGCGTTTATTAAGGGTATAAAACTTATACAGAGAGATTTCGCTACCACTAAAGTAGTATTATTAGCTTTTGATATGGCGGATAGTTATAAAAACTCCCTGGTCTCTATTGCAGAACATTACAATATACCGATTGTCAATATAATTGGGTATGATAACTATCAAAGGAATCCCACAAAAAAGGGGATGGAAAAGGCTGCATCAGAGGTGGTTAATGTCCTTTCAAATTTTGAATGGAATAACGCTATAAAGGATACCGTAGAATTAATTCAAGGTGTTGCTGGTGAAATCGTAACAAGAGAAATTAAACAAGCGACAAACATACCTTTTGAAATTGCAGCTGGGGACAGTATCATCATCACAAATGATGGTGTATGTTCATTTAGCTATATATCAAATAATACTCAGTACAATATTAAACGTAATGTGGCTGCTGGAACAAATGAATACACAATACCAAGAGACGCTCAGGTAATAAGAATTACTGATATTGTAAATACCCCAACAACTGTTACTATAAAAAGAAAGACTGCTTCTCAATATCTACAAGATGCAGAAGACTATACAGATGGACGCATATTAGGCAAAGTCGAGACAGCCTCTTTAACATCAAACGAAAATATTGATTTTACAGCGTCAACAGGGGAAAAAATAGTGATAACTATTGATAGAGAATGTTCAATTAGTCTGATATATCAAAGTGGACAGCAGGTGTATAGACTTCATGCTCCAGTAGGTTGGTATAGCATCGTACTAACAGATAATTTAAATGCTGTCAGATTTACAGACTTAGTTTCTGTTACTAATGTCAGGATAAGACTTGATAATTCTCTAACAGAAGAAACTGATATAGAATTGGATGCTCTTCAATATGGAGTAGAGAAGTTTATTGCAAATAATGGTGCTAATTTCTATAGCCAGCTTGCTGTTATGTATAATTCTGCAAAGAACAATACTGACACGGTTCTAAAGAGAGTAACTACAAATGTTATTCAGTTTGCACACATGCCGCAGATGATTATCAAGGATGGGATTGTTTACCTTAGTTATCTGCAAAACACTGGTGATGACGGCGAAGGGACGTACTCTACTACATCTTCTGTTGTGTTAGCCAAGTTCTCTTTGTCTGATTTTAATTCTGATAATTTCAACCCTTCAACAGACGTTGATATATTTGAGATTGGAAAATTAGGAGATACTTTTGCCAATTATCAGGCAAAATCAATCTTCAAAGACAATTCTATGTGTCTTGTTGGTGACATTATCTATATTCCGTTCATGTTCATAACGGAGGAAGAAAATGCCGCAAGGATGTTTGTTGCCGCTTTTGATACTACTACTGATACTATCACAAGCAAACAGGCATCTACAATTTCCTATGGCAGCGATTCCCTTGATTTCACAATCAACACAATTAATACAATTTATATCAAAGAAGGTTATAATGTAGTTCCTGTTACAAATAATATTATAGAACTCGTTTCAGAGTGGAGTATCTATAATAACGAGTATTATGCTACGCTTATATGCTCAGGAGGTAAGGGTAATACAGGAATGATTGTTAAGACCTCAAACTTTGTAAACTATACATTTGTAAGCTGCATTCCGTTTAATGAAAATGGAGAGGCAGAAATAGCTTCAATAGTGTTTGACGGAAAACTCTATGTGGCATGCAGGCAGAACTATGGTATTCCATATTTAATGCTTGGATATTACAATTTAAGCAACGGTACATGGAGTAATCCTACAAAGATAGCTGATGGAAATTCAAGACCTTGGTTCTTCGTGTATAATAGTAAACTATATCTTGCAAATACAATACATGAATATAGCAGGCACTACTTCAACATATCAGAAGTTTCCACAAGTAATTATGTTGGAAAGAATGTTCCGACAAGAATAATTTCTACATATTATCAAATGGGGCAGTATTACGCAATGACTACTTCTAATAATAAGTTGTATATGGTAACAAGAAAGAATACTATATCATTTGGAGAGTTAAAACTATCTGAAATGGATGTGTCTCAGGCGCAACAGAAATTGCTTGATTTGTTTGCATAGAGTTATTGTAAAAACTCGGTACAAAAGACAGCCACTTCGGCGGCTGTCTTTACAAAGATAAAAATTAAGTAATAAAGATTATGGAAGTATTTCTTGAAGTAGTAAAACAGATTGTAATTGGAGTGGGTATCATCTCTGGCAGCTCTGTACTCACAGGTTTGGTTAATGCACTGGCTAATGTGCAGAACAAGACAGTGAAGCACATCATCTCATGGGCTATCCCGATTGTCACAGGTATCATCCTATGTGCCACAGGTGTGCTTTCCTTCGGCTATGGTGGCTGGGACTACTTGATGGCAGCTGCATCTGGAGCATTGGCAGGTGGAGCATCAAATGGCCTGTATGACTGGAAGTGCGTAAGTAGTATCATAGACAGGTTCTATGAATTGTTCAATCATAAAAAGTAAAAGACTATGGCAGTATTAAAATACAAGGACGAGAACGGCAACTATCAGACTGTTGTCGGTGTCAATGTTGTGCAGAATGAGGTAGTACAGGCCACTGGACAGTCAACAACAGCCGTAATGTCACAGAAGGCTTCTACAGACTCCTTCTATACAAAGGCACAGGTGGATGCCCTCACAAGGCACACAAGGCTCACTGACTTTGACCTTAATGTGCTGAAACAGGCCGTAGCAGACCAGAACCTTGAAAAGTATGGATTAAAAGTAGGAGACCAAAAAACAATAAACGGGCATACGTATGTGATTGCAGGATTAAATTGCATGAAAGGAACTAATTCGGATACAGCAACTGTTAATCATGTTGGTCTTATTGTAATACCGCATACAACACAAAAGTGGAACAAAAGCGGAAATACTTATACTGGAGAAAATAGCCGTGGTGCTGGGTATTTAAACTGCGACCTTCATTATTATTTGAAAAACACGGTATTACCATTAGCACGAACAGACTTGGGTGCATCTAATTTGATAGCTCATAATAAACTATTGAGTAGCTATGTAGATAGTGAAAGATATAATAGATTAGGTTTTAATTCAGGATGTTCATCTGAATGGGCTTATTCCAACGAGTATATAAGCGCTCTTTCAGAGATACAAGTTTATGGTAGTATTGTATGGAGTTCAAGTGGATATGATACTGGAGAAGCATGCCAACAATTAGAAGTGTTTAAACACTATAAGTATACAGATATATTTGGAGATGAGTATCCTTGGCTAAGAGACATTGTTAGTGCAAATAATGCTGCTTTTGCGAATGACTGCGGCTATGCGTCCTTTACCAGTGCGTCGACTGCTTATTCTGTCGCAGGGCTTATTCTTTTTCACTAATTAAACCAATACAGATATGAAAGCAATACAGATAATAAGAGAGTCAGAGCAGTTTCCTCAGACGGAACGTATTGACAGTAACAAGGTGAACTTCTACTTTGACCAGTCAGAGAGGCCTTATGGTGAGAACATCCAGTACATGGCTGTGATGGTAGAAGTAGAGACACAGAGTGATAATGTTGAGGAAATCAAGGCCATTGCCCTTCCTGACATCAAGGAGTACAGGATTAGCCAGATTGAGGACTATGACAAGAGTGATAATGTGAACTCCTTCTACCTCGGTGACATACAGATGTGGCTTACTGTGGCAGAGAGACAGCAGCTTGCAACGCAGATAAGTGCCAATGAGGCAATAGGCAGGGATTCCATGTCAAAGTGGTTCGGAGGCAAGGAGTTCTCCTTCCCCATCAGCGCATGGAAACAGATGCTTGTAGCCGTAGAGGTATATGCAGGTGACGCTCTCAATGTGACTGAAGGACACAAGTCAGAAGTAAGTGCTATTGAGAATGCTGACGGAGTAATTGCCTATGACATCACCAAGGGCTATCCTGAGAAGCTTGTGTTCCCCTATGTAAGATAAGATTAGGAATTTAACGTATTAATGTTCGCAATATGACAAACATATCGACAGTACTTTATATAGCATATAACATGTTTTTCATTATAATTGTTTTAGGTTAGTTATATAAGTAATTTGTTTAGCGGAGGCAGCTTGCATGAGAATGTGGGCTGTCTTTCTTATAATATAAGCCAAGCCAAGAGCAGGATTATGATTCCTGCTATCAGATTGTATAATAGGTTTCTTTTTATTCCTTTGAAATATCTATCCATGATGGAGGCAAAGGTAATGTCTTTACTCCATAATCCATTATCCCTTAACACATTACCAGATAAATTGGCATTGTTTTATATATTCCTGTATTCTTCATACCTTTGCATTGTCTAATTAAATAAACAAGGTTATGAAGGATATTGAATCATTGAAGAAAGAACAGGCAGAGACCAAGTCAAAGCTTGTGGAGTTAGTGGAGTTCATCAACAGCGAGGAGTATTATACCCTCTCACCATCTGAGAAGAACATCATTGGGCAGAGAAGGATTGCTCTTGAGATGTACCTTAACTCCCTTACCAAGGGAATCTATGACAAGGAGGGCAGTACTTTTGATATGAGCAGTGCAATGTGGCCTCTGCTTATGTCTGGTATATTCACAAGTTCTTCTAGTTTTGGTTCTCCATCAAGCATTGATACCTTGAAGAAGCAGCTTGAGGAAGATGATTTCAAGGTAAAGGAGGATGGTTCTCATGAAGAACAGGTATATGCAGTACCAGTATGAAACAGGATGCAGTGATTAATCAGCTTGCACACATCACAGGTGCATCAAGGAAACAGGTAATAGAGGCTCTTCAGAAGATGAGGTCTATCCCTGAGGTGAGGAATTATCTTGATAGAAACAACCCGAAAAAGGGATTATAGTAGGGATTCCTCCTGCCTGAATCCCTGAGCCTCATTCATGAAAAGGCGACAGTCCACTGGATAATTCCACAGGAGTGCAGTAGCAGGAGGATTTATTAAATGCATTATATGGCTATGACTGTAGAAGATGAAGACTATCTGTTTGGGTGCATGGAGAGAATTATGGAGGAGACCCATGAGAATAACATCATGCTTCATCAGATATGTGATGTGATTAACTTTCATCATGCTAGGTATAATAGAGAGAATGAAGAGGATTTCATCCGCAATGTCCTTGCCAATCTATTGTCAAGTGGAGTGGATATAAAAGGATTCTTTGGAAGGAAGAATAACAAGTAACATCTGAACCTATTAACTAGTTGATTGTTAGCAGGTTCTTTTGTTTTCTGGCATTGTTAGTAAGCCCCTTTTTATTGTCGTAACTTTGCACCATCAACGTTGATGAAGTGTTTATCAATTTATGTTTAACAAATTAAAAATTAAAAGTTATGGCAAATAACGAAGGTGTTTATGTTTTTCCAGATGCTATGGCAAAGGCTTCAGGCATTGACCCCAACCTTCTGCTTGCTTTGCAGAACAATGGTGGCTTTGGCGGCAATGGCAATTGGATTTGGATTCTGTTCCTCTGGCTCATCTGGGGCAACAATGGCTGGGGTGGCAATGGTTTTGGCGGCAACAATGGTACAGGCTACCTCGCTAATCAGATTAGCAACTCAGAAGGTCGTGATTTACTACTACAGGCTATTAATGGTAGGGCTGATGCTCTTGGGCAGCTTGCTAACATTACTAACACAGGTGTTGAGACTATAAAGAATGGCATCTTTGCACTTCAGAATGGAATCAACCAAGTAGGAGCAAATGTTGGCCTTACTGCTGCACAGACACAGAATGCCATTGCTATGGGTGATGCTGGCCTTAGCAGACAATTGTGTGAGTGCTGCTGCAATATGCGCTATGACCTTGCACAGCAGACCAATGCATTGCAGTCTCAGGCTGCTAACAACTATGCTGCAACACAGCTGCAGAGTGCTCAGAACCATGCTGCTACACAGCTTCAGATGGCTAACATTGAAAGTGCAGACCAGCTTGCCGTTTGTCAACAGACTAACACTCTCTCTACACAGGCAGACAGAAATGCAAATGCTATCCTGAATGCCATCAATGCCCAGACAGTTGCAATGGACAATCAGTTCTGTGCTTTGAAGGAGCGTGAGCTGCAGTCCAAGATTGACACTCAGAGTGACATTATCACACAGCTCCGTGGCCAAATTTCCAATGATCAGCAGACATTAGCTCTGAACAAGGCTCTTACAGCTTTGGATGACAAGATTGATGCTATTGCTGCCAAGCAGCCTGCTACAACTCCTGTAATTTACCCTAATCTTACAGCTGTAAATGCTACTCCATGCATGGGTAATCCTTGGGGCTATGGCTTTGGTGGCCAGAGTTATTGGGGCTAATACTGAAAGGAGGTGAGCTATGGCTAGATTTCCTTGGCAGTATGTGAACATCAACGGTATCCCCTCAATAAAGACAAGGGCAGTTGTGGTGTCAGATACTGGAGTGACATTCAAGTTTGCTCCAGACTTTGATGGAAGACCATTCAGAGGATTGATTCTGGTATACATATCAGAGGTCATCCCTGATGGTACTACAACAACCTTGCCAATCCAGTTCTCTATGGCAGGAACCACTAGCAATGTGACAGTTGCTGGAGGTGCCAATGTCACAGTAGCTGACTTGCCTGGTGTAGGTATATACCTTGTCTACTTTGACAGGTGGGCAGATACCCTTCAGCTGATTGGCTCACTGCCAGCAGCTGCAACTCAGAATGCTTCAGCAGGTACAACTAATGCTGAAGATCCTAATAATTTAATGAGAACCGTTAAAAAGAGTAGTTAATCATGTTTTCAAATCTAAGCAAAGGCAGTGTTCTCTATGGGTTGGACACTAAGGACGGAATAAAGGTATTCAATGCTACTGTTGACTCAGTATCAATACCCAGACCCAGATTTATGCAAAATACATTTGGCCAGTTGCCAGAGATGGTGTTGGACATAGTGGCTAATGTGAATGGTGAGAGGAAGGAATACAAGGAGATTCCTGTAAACAATGCCATTGCAGACTTCGGCCCTAACACATTTGTCCTGTCAGACAGCAAGGACTCCCTCACCAACTACCTGAAGGCAAAGCTTCAGGAGAGTGAGAACATAGTGAACAGCAAGAGTGTGCATGAGGCATTGATTCCCCAGTACAAGCAGGCCCTTGGTGAGCTCAATCCTGAGATTGCCAATGACAATGCCGTCAAAGAACTGAGAGGTCAGGTGGAGAGCATGCAGAACCAGCTTGCAGAGGCACTTGCCTTGCTTAGACAGAAAGCAGCTAATCCAACAGTGTAGATTATGATGGTAATTAAGTTCAGAAGCAGTGAGGATCACAGTGACCTCATGCATAAAGTAAAGAAGATGCGCAAGTTCACAGAAGAGCTGGAAGACATCCTCAAGGATTGCTATGAGGATGAGGAGCCTGAATATCGTGTAATGTATCGCAGGGAATATGACGATGATGACATAAGAATGGAAGGCAGGTATGGCTACAGACGTGGATACCGCAGGGGAATGTAATTATTAACCATGGGGCAGTTGGGAGACTGACTGCCCTTTTAAATTTCAAGACTATGTATCAGAGAAGAACTGGAAGCTATGATGAGATTCCTGAGGGAATGAAGAGGTATATCAACAACTATGGCTGTCACTTCAACAAGAAGCTGTGTGACTTTGCTACAGGAAGAATGTATAAAGAGGTTAATGGTAAGAAACAGTACATCCAGCCTTACACTAAAGAACAGACAGATGCTCTTCTGAAGCAGCATAATGTTCAGGTTGAGAGAAATACACTCTTTGATGTAGTGTATGTCATCAATATGGGAAAAGCTGATTACCTCGGAAGTTCCATTCCAAATGAGCAGTATCTTGCCAAATATGTGAAGGATGTATTGGATGATGCAGATGCAGACGATGGCTATGTGTTTAATTCTTTTTATGCAAAATGCATGTTCTGCAATGTTCCTATTGACTGGGATGATATGATATGATCAGGCAGTCATTTGATATTGAGCAATATTGGAGGGTCACTGTCTACTATGAGATGGACTATGACCTTTTCAATATTGTCCATAAAGAACTGCTTGATATGAATATTCCTGAGGAACAGATAAAAGAGCTATATGATACTATGTCCTCAGGAGAAGCAAAAGCTGTTACATGCAGCAGCATCAGAAGGCATGTAAGCATTGTGCTATTCAATAGGCATGACAGTAAGACAGACTTCATCAACTCTGTAATCCATGAGGCAGAGCATGTCAAGCAAGCTATGCTGAAAGCCTACTATGTGGATGATAAAGGAGAACCTCCTGCCTATACTATGGGCTATCTGGTATCAAGGATGTGGGGAGTGTTCAGGCAGTTTGTATGTGATGCCTGTGAGTAATCTAAAGAACCTTTGTTCAATTAGCTAAAAGCCTTTGTTATTTCAGTATCCAAAGAGAATATACTGTTTACCTTTGTAAAATAAAACCATAATATATGTTTGATTTCAAGAAACTTGTAGTCAGGTATCTTAGAGAAGTTGCTGACAATATAGAAGTTGGTAACTCTGAGCTTACAGAGACAGAAGCTATGGATATTCTGAAGGTTATAGCTCATAAGTCAATGAGCAAAGAACAGGCATGCCAGTATCTTAACCTGAGTATCAGTAGGTTTGATGATTATGTCAGGATGGGAAAGATACCTAAGGGCAAGAAGATAGTTGGTTTTAAAGAATTACGTTGGCATGAGGATGAACTTCTTTTGTGCAAGGAAAGAATAAAAGGTAAATAAACTTAATATATTTGGTATTTTGAGTATTAATTTTTAAATTTGCAGGAAATTATGAAGACAACAAAGAAGGCTAATTGCTATGCAAGAGGTGGAAGAGTTAGAGCCAATGTTAGTAAAGCAGGAGTTACCAGAAATGGAAAAAGAAGGTACTCTTGTGGAGGAAAGCTTAAAACTAAGTAACGCAAAGCATAAACTGTTTTTAGGCTTTTTAAAAGTAATTCCAATGGTATTAGCAATTATGTTTTTGCTTAATACCATTTTATCTTATTTCTATATTGACTGGCCTACTATATCTTATTTAAGCAGCGTTGGGCTGATTCCTTGGCTATTCATTTACTTTGCAGCTGATGTATTCCACTTTTGCAAGTACCATAAAATGTTTCTATGGTACATATTAGTCAATAATATACTTTGTTGGATTGATTACAAATTTACTATTCCTATATCAAATAAAGGACTGTTCTTACTTCATATAATTGTAGCAGGAATATTCCTGTTTTTAGTTTTGTATTTTCATCAGAAGTGTAAAAAGAAAAGGGGAGAAATCCTTAATAGCTCTCTCCCCTAAACAACAAATACCATAAACACTATCTAGTCCTTAATTTGCGACCAAATTCATAATTTTCTGCCGCTTCATAAGGATGCTCAATAGCCCATACTGACTTCCAATAAGGAATCAATCTTTCAAGGTGGTGCTCAAACTTGGAATCATACTTATCATATCTCCCATTTTTATCATCTCGATGGTAGAAGTACTTGCTTCCTTTTTCATATCCATTTAAAGCTTCAATACCTTCATCTCCTAAATTCCACAGATCCATAAGTGCCGCAAAGCCAACTGGCACAAAGTCCATTAATTGACCTGTTTGCTTGTATATCTCAGGAATCCATATGAAAGCTTCTTGCTCAAGAAGAGTTCTCATAGCAAGATAATAGACTTTTCCTGTATCTGCATCATACTCCTTATCATCATCGTCATCATCTCCATCCCCTCTTGCTGTAGCTATTTTAAGAGCATATAAGAAACCAATTAGAAGTTCTGCTGCAACCATTCTTCTTGCATTGAATACCTGATGCTCAGAAAAGCCAGCCTTAGTTAAAGCAGTGTTTGCTCTTTTTGACCAAGGATTGACAAATGTAATAAGTATATCTTTCCAATCATGCATACTATGTCTCACAAAGGCTGTGGCAATAATATAAGCAGGTACTTTGACTCCTGTATTTAAAAAACCTTCTACATTTCTACCAAGAATAGTGCTGTAGTGGTTGTTAGAGTACATCATTTCTAAATAACCTAGTGCCCATCCTTTCATGGCAAGAAAAGCATTTGTATACCATTGCTGGTGCCAAGTTGTCTTATCTTGCTCATTGTAGATACCGTGGTTTCTGATATTCTCTTCCCTGCATAAATCCATATACCCAGATTCTGCTGCTTTAGACCAAATAATGCTATAGATATCATCCCTAACAGTCTGAAGAATATCTGCATAGTTTCCAGTGCCAATACTCTTAGTAGCTAAATACTCCTGCTCTTTTGCAGTAAAAGAAGGAACTGACACTAACGGGCTAGCGGAATTGATATAATCTTCAGTTTTCTGAAGAATGCTTGTTAATACATTATATTTTTCTGCCTTATGCTGCATTAAAGTTTCTGTAGTAAGCCCGTCATATACATTTCTGTATACGTTATATTCTCTAGGATTATTCTTTCTAAAAGTTTCATCGGCAAAACGGGCATCTTGCCATACTAGCCAATCTTCAAAATCCTGAGTAGACTTGGTGACAGTTTTTAAAAAAGCTCCTTTAGTATTTAACTCCTCAGAAGTAATATCTCTAGCACTAAGAGGGCAGAACCTTTCAAATTCAAGGGAGTATCCACTATTATACTTATCGTTTTCATCTGTATTTTGGACTCTCTTGTAGGATTCCCACAGATTACTCTTCATTTTACCATCTGTGTCATACAGCTTAGTGCCATGTGCTACTGCTAAATAGGCCATTGCCTGCATGTAGTGATCACCAGAAGAGTATGGAAGATACCAAACTGAACGATATAAATTATTAAGCCTGGACCTTGTAGTGTGCCAGTTTCTGAACTTCTCTCTGTTAGAACTTTGGGCATTCATGTGTTCAAGAAACAGACTTAATCTATTACTTTTTTTAGGCTGCCCAGCTTCCATCCACATCTGAGGACAGTTCTTAAAATAATATGCATGGGCAAAACTCCAGCTTTCTTTATCAAAGTACTCTCCGACTACAGCTTCTTTGAAGATGTTATTAAAGCCGGTGAGAGTATTGACAATACCTCCAGGAATATTACCTTTCAGGAATAAAGAGCCTCCAAGACTTGATATGTTCTGAATAAGCTTATTGAGTAATATTCTCTTTCCATTCCAAAGTGTGATACCCCAATGTGTAGCACTAATACCATAGACCTGCTTATCCAAGAACTTTATGTACCTACCATAAGCTCTATTTTTACCACCAGTATCATAAACTTCATACTGACCTCCTGCTGGCTTGAACCTGTTGCCAACCTTAGCCTTACCAAATCTGATACCTTTTTCTAGCCAGTTCTCTTTTCCTTGAATCTTACGATTATAAAGAGCTTCCCTTCCTACTTCAAGACCATCCACTACATTATCCAAGCACTGATAACTAGTTGCCATCGCAGCATAAGAAAGCATAGAGTGGAAGAGGTCAGTAGAAAGATCTTGCATATTCTGCATCTTATTGACACCAAAGATAGGTATTCTCTGGGCTCTTTCCTCTTCATAGTTCAACTTGGTTCCAAGAAGCTCGTCATCGACAGAGTTCATAGTGTGTAAACTTCCATAATCAGTATCTTCAGAAGTTTCTACAAAACTTTCTAAAATAACCCTACGGCCAAAAGTCTTTCTCCAAGCATTAGCTGCCTTGAACGGCCCTTTCTCTAATGGCATGGAATTCCTGACAGAGTTCATGAAAGTACCTCTAAACTGAGGTAGCCTATGAGATACAGTAGAACCAGTGGGAAGCATAGAGTCAAGCTCTTCCTTGATTTTACGGTAGTCAGAAAGCCACTGTTCCAAAGAATCTCCGTTTCTGTTAGGATACTTTGCTTTCAGGCTATCCCACTGATCTGACTGATAAATTAAATTAGGCACCCACTTTATATAAAGTACTTCTCCTGAGGCATCTTTTACTTCAACCTTTATGCTATTGGTAGCATTCCATTTCTTAAACTCTTCTCTGTAATACTGATCCCACTTATAGCCTCTTGTAAAGCCTGACATAGATTCCCAATCAGGGTTATCTTCCTTGAACTTTTCCCAGTATTTTTTCTTATGCTCCTCTCTTGCTTTTTCCCATTTACCATAATGGACAGCAGGGACAGAATCAAATTCTGCCATATAAGCATCATAAATAAAGTCTTCTTCTCTATTGCCTTCCTGTGTAGGAGCAGCGGGAGGAGTAATTATATTTCCTGTTGGAATGCCGTTTTCATCTCTTTCCACTAAATCAGCAACATCTAACCCCAACTGTTCTGCCCTTTCCTTTAGAACCATAAGACGCTCCTGATACTTAATAGTCATATCATCGGCGGTCTTATTGGCAGTCTTTACCAACTTATCTGCAATCTGTCCAATGACATCAGGATTGTTGGACATAGAACCAAGATACCTATGAAAGACATCAATATCTTCCATGCCCTCCCCATTAACCATATCTGCAATACTTTTGGACTGCTCACCTAAAGGCTCTGTTCCTTGCCAGATATCAGACCAAAGTACTCCTGCAGTAGAAGTAATGTATTTGCTTCCATATATATCTTCGCAGAATTTAGCAAAATAGGCACTTTCAAGATTTGTCAATTCACTTTTAGCAGATGCGATAATGTTCCTATAGGTGACAATAGCATTCTTCATATCAATACTTTTCCAAGTGCCATTCTCATCTTGGTATCTGACATCATTTATAGTTGACCCATTGGCTAGCTTTATTTGATTACTTCCTACACCATTAGTGACTCTATCTAACATGTCAATGATAATCTCTGCACTTCTAAGGAATGTTCTTGCCTGTCTAAGATATCTGCCATTCCTTGCCATGTTGGCATAAAACTCCGATGGATTCTCTAGATTAACAGCTTTCATCATCTGGTCAATCTCTTTGCCAGGCCCTAAGTAATCAGTTACCTGAACAAGAGCTTGCACAATCCCATCAAAGGCATAAGCGTCAGCAAAGGTATCCATTTGAAGTGCATTCTGCCCGGTAGTACTATCGGTACCTGCCAGTATTGCCATTGCCTGAGAGGCCTGCATTTGCCCTGCAAATTGGTCTTGTGATATTGCATCCAGCCTTTTGACCATTCTGCCAAGCTCATCCATAGTATCCCTATAGACTTTTTGATTTATAGTTAAGCTGGCATCCCTCATAGTTTCTTTAATGTCTAAGGCATTCTGCACAGAAAATTTATTATTGCCTTCTACAAACTGATAGGCAATCCTATTAGCCACCTGTTCTGCTTTTGCAGCAGCCCACCTCATTTCATTGCCTGTAAAGTTATAGAAAACTCTCTTAGCAAGATTGGCTATCCTGTTAGCAAGTACTTTGAAAGGAGCATTGTTGTCAAGTTTTCTCTGAAGGGCTTTACCTACTAATCTGCCTGCAACCTCTCTTGCTGGATTATTACCAAGAGCAGCATTGTCATATTCGTCTTCACCAAGAGCCTCCCTTTGAGTTTCCTTGTTGCCAAGAAGCTTCTCCAATCTCTGTACAAGAGGATTATTTCCTAAGGCGGCTACAGCAAAGTGGCCTGCTTCTTCTGCTAAGACATCAGTTACATAGCCCTTCTCATTAACCTCTATAAGCCCATAGAGGCCATTTTCCATGGCAGACACATTCTCAGTAGAATACCTGCCACCTTGCCTGTCCCCTTCAAGGAATTTTACTGATACACCATGGCTTCTTAATAATCCTTTGATTCTTCTTTCAAGTTCCTCATTTCTAACTACATCGTGGAGTTGTTTCTTCTCATTAATTGCATTCCCCTCCACCTCCTCCTTCCCTTCGACACTTGTAACTGTCTTGGTCTGAGGAACTACAGATACAAAATACTTGCCATTGCCTAAAGGAACCATGGTAGCTAGCATCTTATCTGACCAGCTATTGTTCTCATTGAATTCCTGAATTCTCCTGAGAGCTTCTTCATAGGAGTACTCACCTTGCCCAATATCCTGATTCAGTACTTGAACCACCTTATCAGTCTCAATGTCCATCTTAGATAAAGACCTCAAAGACTTAAAGGTAATTTCTCCATTCTCATCAGTCTGAAACTCTTCAGAATCTCTTACTCTAGAAAGAAAGTCTTCATTAGTTCCTACTGCATAATACTCCTTGGCCAGTTCCCTGTTATTAGAGGTATAGTGGAGCAGGTCATTAAATAACCTGCTTTCCACTATTTCTCCATTAGGCCTTCTTACATGAGCTAAAATTGTACATGATTTACTCATACTCTATCTTGTTATCCTATTATACACTTAGCATCCTTGCATTGGATTGCCCTGATTATCCAACATCATAACACCTTTATCCCGACAGGCTTTTCTGATCCTATCAATCTCAGCACTTAAGTCTTCTTCTGATTTAGAATTCAACTCCCTGCGCATATTGGCTATCAACGCCTTGTCTTCAGGAGAAGCAAAATCATATTTTAGATACGCTCTGAAATACTCATCAAACACATAGTCTTCCATTTGCTGACGTGTCATATTGATATTAGCTCCTTCACTATTAGAAGGCTCAGTAGAAGGAGTGGTAGCCCCCTCAGAAGTAAGGTTAGAGTCGTTAGAGGCTTGAGTTGGAGCCATTGAATCAACAGGCTTATCATCTGCCTTTTCTGGTGTAGCAGATAAAGATGACCTGTATTGCATCTGTGGAAGAAGCTTCTTACCATTATCATATTCAATAGTCTTTGCACCTCCCCAAGGCTCATACTTACGATAGTCAATCTTGACATCAGTGTTAATATTGAACCCTAAGTCAGTACCACTTTCTGCCAGATAATAGGAGCCATTAATGACGATACATGGACACCATTTACTTTCTACAATCCTTTTGCTTTGAGGATCCCTGGTTATAGATACTAGGTCCTCCACGGCACTTTTATCCTGCTCATTCTGATATTTACTAACATCTATTGATATAGTTGCTTTATACCCAGTGCCTTCTCTTTGAGCACTTACAGGAACCATTTCCTTAATGATTTCCCTTAGTCTTTCTCCTCCTTTACTAGTATCCAGCACAAACCTTGGATTATTCAAGTGATTAAGAATCCACATCTGGGCAAACTCATCTTGGTTAAGACCCTGCTCGGTGCCATCAAGGATTTCATAGAGGAACTGCCTGTAACTTCTGTTTTTTCCATAAGACAAAGGTTTACCATTAGAGGTCTCAGCCCTTGTAGCTGGAGAGAAGTAGATGTTGGAAGGAATATCTCCGCCAGCTCCAGCAAAAGCATCAAACTCATCCTGAGTTAAATCCATAGCCAGCTTAAACCTGAGTTCAGGATGGCTGGTAGCCTCCTCAATTAACTTTCTGAAGTTGTTGGGCTTCATATCTGATAATTGGAAAGAGTTACCTGACAGTTCGTCTGTATATCCAAGATTTGCATCAAAGTCATCTGAAGCTCTTTCAGCTCCTCCAACCATAGAAGGAGACCATACATATACATCATCAGAATTAGGTTTGATTCCTTCTTCCTGATTCCAGTGCTTAGGAGCAAGACTTTCACTTCTTGGTACAGGAATACTGTCCTTGACAGCTGTAGGAGCCAGATGCATGAATGACATAGGGCTAAAGTCAAACCCTAACTGATAGTAACAATACATGAAAAGATCTCTTCCAAGTTCAGCCATTTCAACACTATCAAAATGTCCGTCATCCTTAACTTCCATCAGATAAGCCCAAGACTCCCTTATCTCCTCCTTAGTATCAGCATCCATGCCTCCTATGTCCTGCATTGATATCTTCCAGACTTCATCAGTATGTTCCAAACCTGTGACAGGATCTATACTTGTTACAACAGTCTCAGAAGAAGGATAGAGATACTTGAAGATTGCCAAAGAGCCTAAGCCGTCTGGATCAGCAGCTATCTTATCAGCAAGGATAGAAGCGAATTTTTCACGATAGTACTTTCTATTGGTAACATCTGTACCTTCATGAAGCTTCTCTCCGTTGAATAGTGAACTGGTCTGCTTGGCCAGTAAGGCTACAGGAACATTGCTATGTACAGCATTAATGTCATCTTCAGACAGAGAGCCATATCTTGCAAGACTCTGCATCTTTTCCCTTACTCCTTTATACAAAGGCTTTTCATAAGGGAAATACTTTGCCAGCAGCTTTATGGCCTTTCTATTGGTATCATACATAGCCTGCTCATATGCAAAAGGATTGAACCTGACAGTGTGAAGGTACTCCTTCTTTGACATAGTGACATACTTCTCATTGTTGTCAATAGGCATTGCAAACAACCCTGCTTCCTGAGCACCCTGAACAACTACCACTTTATATGTAAGTGTGCCTTTTTCAGTCTTCTTGCCTGGGAATTTATCAACATACTTATCAACTTTCTCCTGCTGGGCATACATGCCTCCGAAGGTTGAACTGACAGCATTAGAGGCAGTAAACTTAGTGTTCATGACAAACTGTGAAATGTCCTGAGCAGCACTATAAATCTGATTGAAGAGCATCAAAGCCTGCATCTGCATCCTAGCATTATTTGCAAAGAAGTCTTCCTGTGACTTTCCCTCTTCCAGCATTAGCCTTTCTCCGATAATACCAGAGGCAAGGTCCTGCTCAGTCAAAGGGATGGCCTCATTTGGATTAAAGCTAGTCATGTGATCCATCAGCAGCTTGACAGCATCATCAATGGCGGTCTTGGCATTGCTGTACCCCTTATTAAATGCATCCTCACATACCTTACGGATAATAGGCTGGTTAAATAAGAGACCTATCTCTTTGGTGTTATAACCGAGTCTTGCCAGCAAAGCACCAGAATCTGCAGTAATGGTGTTCAGATTAAGGAAGTTCAGCACAGGGTCCTTAACAGCATCCACAGAAGCTGCTAGGAATTCAGCCATGTTAAGGTCAATTTCTGCCCTCTTATCTGCTAACCTGTCCTTTTCTTGCTGACTTGCATTAGGAGCTGGTTTATATAACAGATCCTTTGCAGATTTACCACAAAAACTAATAGACTCCAACAGCTCAAAGACATCCATTGAAGATGCAAAGGCATGATTGGTATTCTGATTAGCAAAGATGCCAATAAGCTTAGCAGCTACCTGATTCTGCTGATTATATACCAGCATTGTATAGGGATCTGTCGGGTCATAATTAGGCTCAGGGTCAGTATCACTATCCTGTCTTCTCTCAAGAGCTGCCATATCAACTCTACCATTGCTGTAGACACCTGTCAGGTCACCATGGAACAGTTCCCTCATAAGTCTTGCTGCCTTGGAAGCATTGGCAAATCCACCAGGAGTATACCTCTGCTTTGCAGTAGCAGGATCCATAAGCCTTGCCTGAATCAAAGTAATCAACAGATTGTTCCTTGCAGCTCTTGTATTTTCTTCAGGAGACTTATCAAAGTCATAGGATTCCATCCATTCAGTAGTATTGGTGGATACATTCTGAGTAGGCTTGATCCCTTCAGACTGGGCAGTCTCCATAAAGGCAACACCTTTATTTTTACCAAACCCCTTTTCGATGTTGGCAGCATCCCAATAGGAGTTTAAGGTTGTCTTATGATGCAGTCTCTTCCTTCCAGTATCAACACCTTTGCGGATAATAGGAACATAATCTACAAGGTTTGAGTCTTTTGATTCAGCTTCAGCTCTTGCAGCTTCCAAAGCCTGCTTGATTTCAGGGTTAGCATCAAAGAAAATACTCCAGATGTCAAGCTTATCACGATCAGAAAAATTACTTTCTACATAAGCCTTGTCATTGTAGTGCTTGTGATACTCACGCTGCATAAAATACAGCTTATCAATATCAAAGTCAAATCCTGCAATAGTTGTTCCCTGAGGAGGAACCTTCAATGTACCGCCTGCTGTCTTTTGAGTAAACCTCTTTATCTGGCAGTTAATCATTGAGTAGTCCCTTTCAGTAGGAATACGATAGGCAAGAATACTTAAGATATCTGGATATTCTTCTTCAATCAAGGGCTTGTAGACCTCAGCATTCTGGTCATCAAACTTACAAGGCACAAGCTTGCCATCAACTTCCTTATAGGTATAGCTCTGATACTTCTTCCATATAGGATTGATTTTACCATTTGGAAGCTTTTCTTCAATAGCCTCACCTGTAGGAATAAGGTAGCCATTAGAATAGCAATATTTGTCATAGGATAGACTTACAGGCTGCTTTGTAACATTGCCATTTGCATCCTTTACATCCAGCATGAAGCTCTTATCAAAAGGCATCTCGATTTCTGCATAGAGAATATTGGCATCATTATCAGGATCTGCCACATACCTCAAGCCACCATCCTTCTCATAGCCATCTATACCAAAGGCACTGACCTGAACAGCTGAACCGCCAGAAATCTGCTGTTTGTTGACAATCTTCTTGAATGTTGAAAGTATCAATGCTGCAGAGTCATGTTCCAAACCTCCTTCGAAGAGAGGAATCAAGAACTTCTTAAATGCTTTCTCATTGCCTGTTACAACATAGCTGAACAGATTATCCATAGCTTCTCTTGTAGAGCCTACAGTACTTTGTTGGAGCATGTCAGCCAAAGCCTCAATGTCTCCTGCATTCTGGGCAAATTTATCATAGGAATCCATGATATTGGCACAGATAAGAGAATTGTAGAGAGCTAATAGATTTCTACCTCTTAAAGAAGCTTTTTTGTTAGAATCATTTTCATCAGTAGAAGTGCTGAGATTGATTGTGCCATTAAATCCTGTGGCATTTTCAAGATATGAGGTATAGTCATCTCGCATATCTAGCCCAGACATAATAAGCTTTCTTACCTGTGTACCAAATAGCTGAGAGCTATTGATGTGTTCAGGAACATTAGTTTGAATCCTATAGTCAGAATATGGCAGCTCATGAATGTAAGCTGCTGACATGGCTGTTTCAAGACCAGCCTTATCAGTAATTCCTTCCAGCTTGGCCTGGCCGAATACACCTACTTTGCCAATCTTTGTAGAGCCCACCATGTCAACCTCATGGGCTTCCATCCAGTTGGCAAGGTCTCTCAACTTACTTCCCTTTGGCATCAGTTCTGGAATAATCAAGGCTTCTGCATACTTATGCTGTACAGGGATTAGTTGGTAGGCATCTATCTTTACAGGATTGCCATCAGTGCCTATAACATCATTACTGTTACTATCCTTTTTGTTTATCTTAATAGGATACTTCTCATGTGTAAACATGTAAGGTTTGATAGGTTGAAGTACAACAGCAAGCTTAGCAATTTGTTCCAGTTCTTCAGGAGTAGTGTCAGAGTCATCAGCAATATGACGGCTTCTGATTTGCATAATGGCTTTATAGGCCTCGTCCTGATCTTTAGTCCATCTGCCAGCCATGCCCATTACCCTTCTGTAAGAAGTCAGAGTCCTATATCCCTGTCCATCAGTAAGAGTATTTTTCTTATACTCCTCCACAATCTCAGGATTATCTTTGAAGACTTTCCTCATAACATCCATAAACTCCTTGTTAGTCTCATCTGCATCTACCCTGACATCATCAAAGTAAGCTACACATTCTGTACCAGCAGGAATAGTATGAGAGACACCGTTCCTTGTAGTATATCTTTCAGGACAATATAATTGCCCATCAAAATCCACTGCTTTCACATCCAATACAGTGCCTGGAGCATGAATTTCCTTATAACGCTTCTGAAGGTCTTTTGTACCATGATAGAAACTAGGATCAATAGTCATTATCTGAAGCTGCTGTGCTGTAGCTAACTTAGTGTTCCAATAGAACTCACGGATTTTATCATCAATATTTTCTGGAGTAGCAATGCTGCTGATATTACGATAGGTCTTTACAATTGCCTTGCCTTTTCTTGCATCTACAGTCTCAAGAATACCAAGATCTTCCATTCTTTGTTTAAAAGACTTTCTTCCTTTGCTCTTCAGAGTATCACTGCCAATAGATGCATCTTCCAGATATTGGCGAATGATAGCCTTAATTGTAGGGCTGTCATACTCTTTACCTTGCGGGATAGAATAGTTCTCATCATTGAAGAATGTAAGAATAGAAAACTCTCCCTTAGGATGTTTTACTTCCTTGCCGTTGGCATACATCTTATAGGTCATAGCTTCATCCATGGCCATACGCCTTTTCTCCTGCATATAAACATCCCAGAAGGCATCCAGTATCTTTTCCTGAGCTTCACTGTCAAACCTATACTCAACTTTAACCCTCTTTCCAGCATCTGCCATATCAAGCACATTCCCATTCTTGTCAATAGGAACAGCGGAAGATATTCTAGGTGCTCTGATATACTTGCTTACACCAGCATCACCAAGAATAAACACAGGATACATGGCTGAAAGCTTCTTTTGGAGATTATTGGTTCCTCTTCCTCCATATCCTTTTCTCTGCTGCTCATCTGCAAAGAAATGCACAAACATATCCAGACCATGTTCTTTAGCTGTAAAGTCTTCAAATTTCTTATCTTCCCTTCCAAGATCCCTCTCATAGTTGAAGATAGCAGCTACAGATTCCATCAAAGGAGTTTTTCTATCTTTACAAGCAGCTACCATGTCAGAAAGCCACATGTTAAGAATTCTTCCAGATGCACCATTATAAGCAAGATACTCGTCATCTACAAAGAAAGGACTATTAAGGTACTCATTTCTCAAGAACTGTAACAAGCCAATCTTATTATCAGCTTCAACGTAGCTTTGAATAACCTCAAGTCTATCACCCAGATAAGAAGGAGAAACAAAAGAGTACATGGTATTACCATTGTATCTAACTCTCGATTCTACTCTATACCCTTCCTGATGTTTACTGATAGTATCCAACAACTTTTCTGAGTGTTCCTGGATAGGTCTTCCATTATCTGAAGGTCTTTGATATAGACTTCTGAATTTAATATGTCTATCAGACAATGCTTTTACAGCAGCTTCTCTGATATCCTTCTTTCCAGAAGTAATCTCTTTGAAGGTTTTACGCTCATTAAAGCCTCCTTTCTCGCCAAGCATATAAACCAGACCTGTCTTACCTGTTGAGTCAAATAGCTGTTCCAACTGTTCTCTGACAGTATAGATATCCCTTGACTGGAGAATACTATCAATAGTATCTACAGTTACATCATACCCAAGAGACGAGAAGACATCCATCAGGAATTTACGCTTCATCTCATAGGTAACCCTTTGAGTCTTGCCGTCAACAACAATAGAGGCATCTCTGGCATTATTAATCAGTGGGGCTGTTGAAACTCCAAACTTCTTAGCAGTGCGAAGGTCAAGACCCTGCTGCTCATTTTCTACAGGCGCAGTATCTTCCTTAGTCCATTTCAGTACTTCCTGACGAAGCTCTGCAAGTCTCTTCCAGTTTACTTCCTTAGTGTCTTCATCAAAAACTACCTGGCTCTTTTCAATCCACACCTTTGAGTTAGCAGGAAGCTTACCCTTAGAAGATATTGTCATGTCATACTTACCCTTCAGATAGTTTTTAGCCTTATTGAGTACCCTTGTCTTGATTTTACGGATAAAGCTATTGCCCTCTTCCTTATCATCAAACATAATAGAATAAGGCTGAAAGTTTCTCTTGAAATCACAGAAGAACTGAGTGCTTGCCTGAGGATTGCTTATCAGTACATCTACAATAGGCTGCATCCAAGGGATCTTGGCTTCTCCAGGCTTACCTTTCTTGCACATCTTATAAAGCATGTCCTCAGAGTTCTGTATGCCCTTAAGGAATTCCTGAAGTTCCTGATGAGTTTTCATGGGATCCATGAAGACCTGATTGCCTAAATCATCTACAACAGGAATGGATTTCATGCCTACATACTTCCTATAAGGAGTTCCGTCAAGATTTGTTGCAGGGACAAAATGAGGCTCTTGTTCCATCATGGGAACAGTGGCAAGTATTCTTCTGACTTGCTGACCAACAGAACCAAAAGAGCTTTGAAGGTCTGAGTTTTCCATCCAACCATCACGCTTGGATTCAGACATATCCCACTTGGCTGCAATATCATTATCACCGAAACTATCTGAAGAGGCTGCTACAGCGTATTCTTTCTTGACACCAATCTTAACACCTTCTTTCTTTACCAGATCTTTGAGTACAAAAGGAACCAGCTCATCCCAGTTTTCCAGCACTTTAGTATATTCCTCATAACAATGCTGAGACATTTTTCTGTATTCTTCCACAGTCTGAGGGGCACCGGCAAAACTAAGAGGACCAAGTTCTCCTCTGCCTTCAGCTTCAATAGTAGCCTGCTTCAGGTTATTAAAGTGGGTATTCGGGTCATCAGCAGACCTATAGTAGTTTGCACGAATTTCTAATAAATTATTATAAACTCCTTCAAGAATAGAGAATTCTCCTCCAACAAACTCACCGCTGATAGTGGAAAAACCATTAACATATTTCTGACGATCTGCCTTTCCTCCTTCCATCAGTCTGTCAACCTCTTCTGAAAAGAGATTAGAGATAAGGCTGATTCTGCTTTGCCTTTGATGAAGAGAGTAAGAGTGCCTTAATGTATCGTAGGCCCTATCTATATGCTTGGTACCTCTAGCCATTCTTGCTCTATGGGATTCCCTAATGCCAGTCCTGAACTTCATCAAAGCCTTAGCAGCCTTCTCAAGGTCCTCATCTGTAGGATTATCCATAGGCAATAAAGGTTCTATTCCCTTTTCTTCTGCCTGCTGGTCATATAGACCTCGCAAAGAAGCTATCTTAGCAGGATTCATGCCTCTCTTACCCATTTGAGGAGACCAGCCAAACCATTCAGCAATCTTGCCATCAATTCTACTATTGACTATATAACACTTCGGTGATGCCATTTTACTTTCTTATTATTAATATTTTAGGGCAAAGGTAATACTTTTACTTGATAAACCATGATAAAATAAGTAAAACCTTTAAGCCTATTAAGGGTTAGTATTGAAAAAAGAAAGGAGAAGGCAATCATCCTTCTCCTTGATAGTTACTCTTTATTATAGAGTTTCTTTACCTATTTCCATAGCTATTAATTAATCATCTCTGCCTGCAAACCAGACAGTTTTAAGTTTATCATCCACATTAACAAAAGTTGCTGGTGCCGCATATCCATTAACTTGAATTAAAACATCATAGTCATCACATTCACCAGACATTATTTTCTCCATGTGTTCTTTAAAGCCAGGATATGTCCTTAATTCTCTAACATTCATAATCTTTTAAATTAATCCATAACTTCAAATCTATGTATAATGATGAAGTTCTCATCTTCAGCAGCAGAGTCCTCATAGTCAGCATTGAATACCTCTACTTCTTCAGGAGTCTTCACTCTGTTCTTAGTGATGTCTGCAATCCATTTGTACATGGACTCCTCATTTGTAAAGTAATCCATCTGATACTCCCCATCTATACAGGCATCCACATAGAATCTATCTGGGAAATACTTTCCTTCCTTGTCATTGGTGGCATAGATTTCCTCTCCGCTCTCCTCCACAATCCAATAGATTTTGATGTCTGGGAAATTCTCTTCCAGCACTTCATAGAAATTAGTAATACCCCAAGCCTCCTCGGCAGAGAACCTAAGAACAGTATGGCTGTCATTTCCCCACCAGGGAGTATCAAATATGAAGCCTCTCATATATTTGCCATTCTCCCTGTCTTCATCCCTGCTGATCCATTTACAGCCAAGTGCATTAAGAATGTCTCCTTCCCAATGCTCATCTGCTCCTTCTGTCACAGGATGCTTCAGGATAGCCTTTTCAATTTTTTCCAAAAGTTCCTTAGAGCCTTCAATGGCGTAAGCTACACTTGCCATATTTGCCATAGTTATTTACATTTAGTTGGGTCTCTGTTAATTTCATCATTATAGCATACAGTGTATTCATGAAAACCTTCTTTCTCTCTCCATTCTGGGAATCCTTCTATTATCATCCTGCCTGCATGAGGACACTCCCTATTTCTCATTAGGCACTTCATTGCTTTTTAGTTTCAATTCATACTTACCTCCAGTCATAGTGTATATAACTTTATCCATTTCATTGAACCATGACCACTCAAGACCATTATTATAAGTCCTATATCCCATAAGGATAAGCTTTCCAATATGCTCTTTTGTGAAATAAGGCTCCTTTGATACTCCTGAGCGTGGTAATACATAGAGTTGATTGAGAGTGTCAATATCCTCTTGCTTCTGAGGTAGCAGCATGATATACTGATTTTCATCTCCTTCATCAAAAGGATTGATTGCTTGCTCTTCCTCTGTAGCAATAGCAAAAGCCTTAGCTCTTGCAATCAGCACACAGCATACTGTATTTTCATACTTGACACACTCTTCTTTGTTAATGAACCTTGTGCCATCTATAGCCTCATAGTAAGTATTTACATCTACTACTTCTCTCTTGATTTCTTCTTTTACTTCTTTCATTTTGATTGTTGTTTTTTTATTTGTTTATATAAGTGCATATTTTGCCCCTTTACCTCCGAAGTTATACCCGAAGGGCTGACTGACCAGAATAATCCAACCAGACTAGGCAACAAGTAGGGATGCCTCCAAGGGAATCAATATCAGTCCATGATAAATTCCTAGTCTCGCCTTCCAGCTTCATCCTTTCACTTTATCATTGCTATTGCTAGCTTCGGTTTGGCCTGTTGTGAGGTGGCACGCACAGAGCAGGGCTAGTGTCTTGTTACCAAACTATGTAGGATAGGTGCTTTTTGTCTTTGGGATTTTACCTGCTTTTTTGTAGCAACTGATGGAACAATTCACAGAACTAAAAATAGCCAATGCTATATAATCAGAAATCCCATCAAGTAGTGCAGTACTCAATGGGAAATTTCCTTTTTATAGCATTGGCCCTAAAATAGTGCCACCTATTTCACCGAAACTTCTGTAACTCAAGCCTGCACTCTTGTTTTACGCCACAAAAGTACAAATATAGTTTGAGTCTATTTCTTTAATAAAAAGTGTTATAAGATATTATAAGAAGTTCTCTAAGATTTCTTCCACTCAGACATCATATCTTTATGGCTGTATGCCCCTTCCACAGAAACCACCTCAACAAAATCCGCATTGGCACATTCTAATGCATCAGCAGAGTAGAGAGGAAGCTCCTCCCATTTATTCTTGATTTCCTGTAAAGTCTTTCCAGAGAGATACACTTCACTTCTGAAGGTTATTCTCACCCCCACTTCCAAGGAATCTAGCCATTCCTTCTTAACAAGGTATGTGCTGCTGCCAATCCCCATAGACTCATTAGGCTCAATAAGAGTAACATTCTCTTCAAAGCCATCCAACTCCATGAAAGCCTGGATATCAGGCCATCCAATAATCTCATAATCTTCCATAATTATTCTTCGATGTGTTGTCAGAATTTAGCTTCTATTTGATTGAACTAATTTCATTACTTTATTATAAGTATCATCAATAGAATCAGAACTGCATTCAATAGTAAAATTGGACATCTTATGTAGTACAATTTCATTGTGACCCTTTTCTATGCCAATTGCACCTCCTTTAAGAAAATCAATCAGTTCTTGAGAAGGATTGTCTAAATTTATTTTCATATTATTCTGATTTATTTTTAGCAGTTTTGTTATCTGTTACTAAATATAATCTCTTCTTGAAATCATCAATTAGAGCTTTGAGAGAGTCTCCACCATCAACAGACCAATGCTGGCCTTCAGGAATTGAGATGTTAAAGTAGCATCCTTCTTGGTTTTTTGCTTCTTCTATGGTACAGGAGTCTCCACATTGTGTAGTGATGGTGATACACTGAATCTCATCAGGAGAACTGCATGTATCAGCAGGATGAGTATATGTAATAGACATACTCTCTATACCTACTACATCACATTTCTCCTCTTGCATCATTCTTTCAAGGTCATCAGTGTAGTTGACTGGAGTTACTATTGTTTTCATTTATACAGGAATTGTAATGGTTACTTTTATTTGTTTTTTCTCTTTATTGTAGGTGCAATGGTCAAGCATAAGTTTGTACCAATGACCATCACCATAATCAAAGTTGTGATGGAATGGTGTAGCTATCTGGGTGATGAAGTTATTCCCCATATGACCAAACACAATCCTTGCTATCTGCAATCTCTTATTAGAAGGCAGAGCATTGAATACTTTTAGTGGTATCATAATTAGTCAAATTTAGATGTTTTACTAATAATATCTTCCCAATATCCTAAACTTTCAAGTTGTCTTCTCTTGATACTGGCTTTAACTTTGGCTTTGCCTCCTCTGTTGTTATACCAGTTTCTCCAATAGTCAGCCCTGCTTTTGCCTTTCATTTGAGAATTCCTTTATGATAAAGTATTTCCACATCTCCTATCATCCAGTAACAAGCATCAGGATTATATCCAAGATTGGCAATATACTCATCTGATATAGTCTCTTCTGTCTTAATATTATACACATGCAGTGTGCAAGTGCTATAATCAAGTACTACTAATTTTTCCATCGCTAAATCTTATTCTATAGTTCTTACCTTTCAAGGACGGCAGGCTCTCTTCAACAAAGCTTTTAAGCTCAAAGTCATCAAAGGTCTCCAGTATCTTCCCATCAATTTCTTCGGGAATACCTCTCTTTGTATACTTGAGCTGTTTGTAGAACCTGCCATCCTTCATAATATCAAGTAGGCACATAGCTATTTCTTTTTAGTTGTTTTGTTTTTCTTTACTCTTGTAGGGTTTTCAAAGGCATCCTTGCTGACTACTGGAGGCTTAATACCAGGAATCTCATAAAAGCATCCTACTGCCAGTCTCATCAAGTTGCCAAGAAGATAACAGAAAGGTTCCTGATTAGTCAGTGACACCTCAGATTTGATAAAGCACCATATCTCAAGAGCTGCATGGCCACACTCATGGGCTACAATAGAAGAGGTGAACTCATCTTTCTTGCCTATCCATATTAGTACACAAGGAATACCAGTCTCTCTTTCCTTTACTCTGTAGGTACATCCTGTAGAAGATGGAGGGGCAATATGGGCATCCTCATAACCTTTCTCATAAGGTTGATAAATAGTATTTACCTCCTCTTCCATATCCCCAATCACCACCACAAAGTCAACTGGATATATTACCAGATTAAATTGTTTTATATTTCCTTTTTCATTTAGTATCATATCAGCCTTCACATATTTCTGTTTCATCTTCAGTCCAGCACTCACATTCTTCTATAAGTCCCTTGAGCATCCTTGATTTAGTAGCCTTATAGCTCCTGTCATTCGGAAGCATGTCTCTCTGAATGTCCCTGAGTTCTTTCTCAAGATACTCTTTCAGAAGCCCTATCAGTTCAAGAGGTGTCATATATCCACACTCACTATACTCATCAGCCCAATTAGTCTCAGAAGTATCTGCCCACTCATCATGGTAACCTACACCATCATCCCACACATCCTCAGCACATGGAATATAGTTGTTTGTAGTTACTGTAGCTGTCCTACTGAGAGATTGGCTACATGTTACCTCAAAGTCCCTTTCTGGAACTTCTGGCTCATTCCAAGGAGTGTCTGGACTATTGTCAGACAGCCCATATCCATAATTTGATAAACTCATTTTTTCTTCTCTTTAATTAGTTTTAATCTTTCTGAAATACTCTCTCCAAACCAAAGGAATATCTTACTGTTAGCTGTCAGTTTGGGATACCCTTTTCCGTCAATCCCGTAACAACATCTGGTTATATTAGACACTGGCACACCAAGTTCTCTTGAAGCAGCTGAGGCAGAAGGAAATCCTTTAATGAATTTCCCTTCTAAAGTAAAGACATCTACAGGGAGATATTTTGGTCTCTTCTGACTCAATCTATAAAGTTCACTTTTGACCTCTCTAACTCTTTGCTTAATATCATCACCTTTAAAAAGAAAAATCTTCTTGCCTATATATAGTCTTTTCCCTTTGCAGCAAGAGGATACAAGTAATGGGGTGATATTGTTTACACTTGCAGCTTGCGTCATATTGTCGTAGACATATAGGAGTCTTCCGCCAAGGGTGTATTCCACTACAGATTTAGGTAGAGTTTTCTTTGTTTTAAAGATGTTCTCTATAAGAGCCATTCTTTTCTCAATGTCATCACCTCTATAGAGAAATATCTTCATTAATTTGGTGCTGTATTTCCAGCGGCCTCTGCAGATATTACTAACATCACTAGTACTGAGCCCATTGCTCTCCCCAGCTTCCCTGCAGCCAGGGTATTCTCTCAGAGGGACTCCATCCATGTCATACTCAACCACAGGATGCTTCATTTCTTCCTTGCTTTTGACAGGCCTTCTCTGTTCAAATCTGGCAAAGTCTTCCAAAGTGAGCACTCTAGTATCATCAGAATCAATCATAACCTCCCAATTCTAAGAACTTATTCAAATACCATATAGCTTTGGATATATCAGTGTTCTTTCCTTTTGATGATGACCTGTAGATGTACTTGAAGCTGTTTATCAAACAAAAGGTCTTGACATCCTCTCTTCCAAAGGCAGCTCTCATAGCATCTATACAGGAAATCTTAATCTCTGGGTCATAGGATTCATAATGAGTAGGATTAACCTTGTCATCATCCTTGAACATACCATCTTCATCCAAGATGCCTTCTTCCTTTAAAGGCTTTTCCTTCTGAAGCATCTCCTGATAGGTCTCAACTGCTGATTTATCCCTGTCCATTAGATTCCTCCTCAGTTAGATATTCATAATCCACTTCCTTGATGCCTTCAATATGCATATCATATCCTTGCCTTATCAGAGTCTGAATATTACGCACAGCATCTGAGTGGCCATTAGCCCAGAGCATTACCTTATACTTCATAGTCTTCTCTGTGCCATCATCTGCATGGTAGATATCTGTCAGGGTTGCAAGATAAGCAAACTCTCCATTGAATTGAGTGCATACTTCCTTGATATGAGATATCTTCAATGACTGAAGCTCAAAGCTTTCCACCAAACCTTCTTCCTGTTCCTGAGTAAGCCTTTCCATAACAGCCTGTTCTGCTTCTACAAATAACTCACAGTCAGGCTTTAGATATGTCTCTGTCCTTCTTCTTGTCTTAGAGTCAATAACTCTGGCAACCTTTACTTTTACTTCTATTAGCATAATCCTACTTTATTATATTCCTTATTTATAATACTGCTGCAATCCTTGGAAGACCTGCCTCCTTCAATCTTGAGTTGACAAAGTTACTTCTGAATATAGAGAGCTGCTGGACTATTTCCTTGGTAGTCCATGAGGGTTCAATAGGGGCGAGGGGAGTGCCATTATAGGCAATGAAGAGGCTGTTGTCAAAGTCCTTCAATGTAATAGTCTCCTCTGCCATCCTTTCAATTTCTTCCTGACGCTTAGTCTGACTCTTCTCTTTTATTGTTCTAATCAATTCCATATTACCATGAACTTACATCTGTTATATCAGTTAAAGTTTCTGGTAGGTCTTTTACCATTACCTTGGTAGTAAGACCTATGCCAGACAGTTCAAGTTGGTCTATGATGACCTAACCTCTTTCAAGGTTGTCATCACAGAACTCTTTAAGGGAATTCACCTCTTCTTTGGTAAGGGTTACTCTTCTTGTTGTCTTCATACCTTTGAAATTAATGAATCCAAAATGATCCTACAGCAGGTTCTGCGGGAATAGGCAGTTTATGATAATATTCAGCTGCTGCTTCCTGCATGATATTGGCAACTACATTAGGATAGATGTCTTTCAATTCTTCTGGAAACTCTGAATTAATCTCATCATGAGTGAAATTCACAAATAGTATTTTTCCCCAATAACCATTGTCCAATACCCATTTATAAAGGGCTGTAGCAGCTTTTTTCAGCACAACGGCTCCACCGCCTTGAGTGGGCAGATTGAGCGACATCCTATCACACCACTTGGATTTAGCTTGGAAATGCTGTTTAACTTCTTTACATACATCATCTCCAGTTCCTTTGTGATACATCTTATAGTTATCCCAGAACTCTTTGGTATAGGAAGCCTGTACTTCCTTCCAATGTTCCCAGTCATGCCAATAACCTCTATGACCTGTCTGAGGAAGAATCTCCATATAGCCATGCTCAAGTACAAATTTAGACCATTTCTCCTTGAAAGCCTTCAATCCTGTCATTCCATTGAGCAAATTTACTACAAGTTGTCTTGCCTCTTCTACAGAAATCTTCAGCTGTGGAGCTACTGCTGTGCCATCAGAACCAAACTGTACGGCAAACTCAATGCTTTTGACCTTGCTTCTGAGGTCAGGTCTTAGCTTCTTGACATCCTTGGTTTCCACATCTTTCAGTTCATCTACAAACACAGCCTTGGCATAGGCTGCATGAGTATCTCCTGAGCCATGCAGAAATTCATCAAGAAGCTTATGCTCGTCATACACATCAGCCCCAATCCTTGCTTCCATTGCAGCATAGTCGCATGAACAGAACAGGTTGCCCTTCTCTGCTACAAAACAAGCTCTTGTAACCTCATCATGGGGCAGCTGCTGCATATTAGGATACTTACAGTCCTTTGCAGGAATCTTCTTCAGCTTTGCCAGATCTTCATTGGGTTGGTCAGAACCAGAAGACATTCTACCTGATATAGTTCCAATAGCCCTATATACAGTATGGATTCTTCCTGTGATGGGATTGATGGCATTAAGATGTCCCTGACCAAAAGATGTAGTGACCTTATAATATCCTTGATAGTCAAAATAGAGATTAAGGAATTCATCGTCTATTCCCTTCTGAGGAGCAAGAAGCTTTTCTGTCACAGAATCAGCTTCATTCCCTGTAGCTTTGCTAATAGCCTTGGTATTGAAGCCAAGAGCCTGAAAGACCTTGATTGCTTCTTTCTTTTGCCAGTCAATGTTGAATTGAGGTTCAAGGTTATACCCTGAGAACAAGTCTCCCTGTGTATCAATGAATGTCCACTTGGAAAGCTTTGGATTCTTGATGCAGTAATCATTGAGTCTATTTGTAGCCTCTTTGAGGTTTTCTTCATCTTGCTTCATTTTGGCTTGCCACTTGGTGACATCCAATTTGATACCACACCATTCAAGATAGGCTATAACAGGAGTGAAGTCACATTCAATCTTGGCTCCTGTCATAGCTCCTCTTTTCTTCAGAGTAGCAATCTGCTTCCACATGATATCAGCCATATAGACAACATCATTGGCAGCATACTGGATAACCTCAGTATCTATGCCTCTGAATCTTATCTGTCCTCTGATGGTCTTGTCCATATGTATGCCAAGATATCTTTCAGACATAGCAGCCAAAGAATAGCTTATAGAACCTGGAGGAAATCCAAGATGGATGAACTGCTCGACTATCATCAAGTCATAGACACTAGTAGGGTGTATGCCTTGTGTATAGAGGAACTGAAGGTCAAACTTAAGGTTCTGGCCAACCAGCAGTTTGCTTTCCAAGATATCTGCATACTTAAGAACATTCACAGAAGTACAATCTATTACAACTTGTGTCTTGCCATCCATTGAACCAAACTGAGCAAGAAGAATGTTGTTTATATGAGCATCCTTTCCATCAGTTTCAGTATCAAATTGAATACATTTCCCAAAACTGTCAATAAGCTTGAGACTGTCTTCTATAGATATAGTTTCATATAGAGGATTCTCAAAAAGCTCCTGCTGGTTGGTTACAAACTTTATCATTCCTTACTATAAGCTGAAAGATTCTTGAAATCCAGCACTACATTATACTTCCTCAGGAACTTTGAACCTAAGATGCCGTGAATAGTAATACAATGGCTTCTCCTGATTGCTCCCAATGCCTCTTCAAGGTCTGCTACAAGAAAATTAGCTTCATAGTTTTCATCATTACAGCTGAACTTGATGATACAATGCTCTACTTGAGTAGTTCCATTTACACCAGAAAGAGTAGTGACATCTCCTTCAGTCTTCTGATGGTCTATATATTGAAGTGCCTTCTGATTGATTACATTATTGTCAGAGCCAGTATCAAGCAGGAATACTATCTCCTTTTCTCCTTGCTGGAATGTAGCAATGGGGATGTTTGGACTTGTAAAACCTTGACTGAATGATACTGCAAAAAGAGAAATATTATTAATTTTATTCATAATGTTTTTAATTATTATTTGTTTGAAGACCCAAATCCACCGCGCTCCTCATTGTCAAGATGGTCTACATACTTGAACTTGTAGCCACTTGTGAAGAGCCACTTGAGCTTCTGCCATACTGTAGCCCTCTGGCTCAGGCAAATCTCAAACTGGCAGATCCTGTCACCTGCTTTTATAGTACTGAAGGAACCATGCCCTGTCTTCAAGGTCACTGCAGAATATCTCCAGATGTCCTTGTCTGAATTGTATGAGTTGTCTATGATACCCACTGAATGCCCAAGGCTGACCTTGAACTTCTTAGGAGTACTGCTCCTGTCATATAATCTTGCATACAGACCTTTCGGAAGTTCCATGGATAGCCCTAATGATATGAGGAAGGGTCTTCCTGGTGTTACCTTACAGTCTTCACAGGCTATAAGGTCAAACATGTCTCCATTATCATTGATGACTATATCAGCATGCTTGTCGTGTTTTACTACCTTTACTGTTCTTTTCATTTATTCTTTCCTTTATTTTCTTGAAAAACTCCTTGGCTATTTCTTCCTTTTCAGCCAATTCATCCATGTAGATGCTATAGTTGTCATTGAGACAATTGTTTAGGTCAGAGAGCACTTTTGTCTCATACTTCACTATTGCTTCCTTTATGACTACATCTATCAGAGAATTGACTACTTCCTTTGCGCAAGGAGGCTGTTTGAGAGGGAACATGATGGTGAACCTGTCATTCTTACAATCCATATAGTGCTTCACCTGTACCAGCACACCCTTCCCAAAAAGGGCTTCTGAACGCTCCTTGAAGGACTTCCTTATCTGGAGCATCCATTCACCCTTATTGAGTTCCTTGGGTATATACTTCATCAGGGAAACCTGCTTACCGTCCTTGATGTATTGTAGACTCATTCTTTTACTTTAAGACATTTGATTATATTATCACCTGCTATATTGATACCATTAGGTACCTGAGGCCTGAGATTAAGGTAGCCTTGAAGCTCCTTTCCTATTTCAAATGGATCCCTGTACTCATTGCCCTTCTCATCTATGAGTGTTCCGACAGTCTTTGTGAGAGGGAACTCCCATACAAGAGGGGTAAGGGTGTTCTTGTTGACTACAATAAACCTGTAGTCTTCAAACCTGAAGTCCTTGAAATAGTCATCCTTCAGAAGATTGGCCCTAATAATTCTCCAATAGAGCCTTGCCTGGATCATGTAGTTCCACTGACAGAAGCTTTCTTCAAAATTCCACTCTGTGTGTGAGCTAGTCTTAAGGTCCACTGGATAGATTACCTTGTTCTCATAATCGGAAACTAGCAAATCTGCCATACATCTGTAGCCCACACCTTCAAATTTGGCTGCAAACTTGAGCTGATAGTATCTTCTTATAGGAGATAATTCATTATTCTCTGCAAAATAGCCAGATGTGGCAGGAGATTCCCTTAAAGCCCTTACCATTGCAACTGCTGTCTGGAATGTCTCTGAAGAAATGATGGTCTTGTCACTGCTCCTCATGGCATTGTAGCACTCGGCAATATTACCAGTCTTTATTACCTGCTTATAGCGGCTGTTGTCATACTTGTCATTCTGCCAGAAACCTACAGACTTTGCTGCATCAGAGACAATTGATTCAGGTATCTCCTCAAAGGTGTCAAACGGAAGACACATATTGACAAGCTGCTTGCAGATGTCCATACCACTGTCTGTGATATTCATGTCCAGTACAGTATAGAGACTGTTGAATTCATCCTCTCCACCTGTAAGTATTGCATCTACCACCGAGCCTAACAATAATGAAGGGCTTTCCTTTTTGTCAAACAAGTGGTCAAGCCCATCAAATCCTGTTTTCTCATAGGTTGATAGGGTAGAGTAGGATAGTTCAGGTCTCTGCCTGTACTCAGGCTCTGTGATATCAAGGGCAATACTGCTTAATTCCTTTTGTATCTCCATTAGTTATCTTTGTTGAATCTTTTATTCTCCTTGACATACAGCCTATACCCATCTTCAATAGCCTGTCTGCACGCATCATTATTAAGAGCGTTGCCTATAGTTGCTATAGAATTCATCTTTGTGGCAAACTTAGGATAATTATCCTTGCGAGGAGCCAAATCATTGTATTCCTTTTTGAAGAAATCAAACAGGTCGTGCAGTAACTCAAATGTCTGTTCACATTTTCTTGTATAGTTTTCTGTCTTTACATAACTCTTTTCCTCCTGTTTTTCATTAACAGTAACATGTTGAAACATTTCCATAATCTACAATTCAATTTTTATTAATTTCCAATTATAACCATAAACCCATTGGGTTTTCCCTATGAGAGACCTGAGGATTGGGCCAATATTCTTGCCTTTGAGGTTGAGTTCAGATAGAGCCTCTTCAATGGAATCAAACTTGAATACCTCTGAAGGCTTCTTTCTTGTTGGTCTGGAAGAAACCTCCACATAGTACCCAAGGTATGTTAGATGGGGGTCAAGTGCCTTCAATAAATCCTTTTTGCTGTCATGGGTCTGATGGAATATGATTGATGGCTCATTCTCCATCAGCCACTTGAACAGCAGTTTCTTCTTGATTTTCCATTCAGGAGTCTCAAATCCCTTGCATTCAAGCATGATAGGACCTATGATGAAATCAGCCGTGTATGTAAGGTCCCTTACCTTGTCCTTCTGATATGGGCATCTGAATCCTTCCTGTAGGACTATCTTCCTTGACTCATACTCAAAGGGAATTCCCAGGGAATCCAAGACCTTTGCAGTCTCAGCCTCCAAGGTACTCCTGTAATGTCTTCCATTGTAGTCAGTCTCCCTTACTCCCTGAATCCTCTCGCTCATTTCTTCTTGTTGTACTTAGGCTTCTTCTCTGTCTCCTCCTCAACAGCCTTGCTGAGAATGTCCACAAGAGATTTGAGACCTTCCATCATCTCATCAATCATCTCACCTTGAGCTTCCATGCTGGCCTCAATGTCCTCAATCCTCTCATAGAGCTCATCAAGCTCATCAGAAGGCTCATCCTCACTGAAGTCAATGAGGTTCTTCTCATCCTTCTCCTCAACAGCTCCAATCTCAAGTAATAGGGGCAGTATGTCAGGAGAGAATGTAACCTCACTCTCCACACAATGTGTCCCATGCTTTGTCTCCTTAGTCAGGTCCAGTGCAATTACATCGCCAAACTCCAGTTCCTCATCACTCCCTGCAATAAAATACTTCTTCATTTCTATCCTTGTTTAATAATTAAATAACTTCTTTGTACCATTCTATACCATAGCCATTCTGACCTATGAGGATTTCATTCACCTCATTCCAGATGTCAGAAGGCATTCTGGTTTTGTTTCTTGCATACCAAGAGGGATGTCTTATCCTTATTATATGATTGAATCTGGCATTTATGAATGGCTCAAGGTTCTGAGCTTGATTGCCCATGAGGACATAGACTATCCCTGTATGGTAGCAAGACAGATTAGTGAGTAAGGATTTCATGAAAGGCCACCACAGCAATGTATGGGAGCCAACTCTTCCTAACTGGCAGGTGAGTGCTGAGTTTAACAACAACACCCCCTGCTCTTCCCACTTCTCCAAACTTGGATCAAAGATAGTTATTCCATGTTGTCTGGTGAAGTCTATTACAGACTCCCTAATTATTCCTAAGGAAGGTGAGTAGGATTCTATCGGAGTGTCCTTGGAATTTCCAAAGGCAATGCCTGTAGCCACTCCTTTCTGAGGGTATGGATCCATTCCTATGACACACACCCTGAGGCTATCAAGAGGACAGAGTCTGAATGCCTTGAAGACATCCTTCAATGGGGGACACACTGGAACATCAGAGGAAGACAGCTTTTTCAGGATTCTGTCAGCCTCTTTCAGGTCTATCACCTTAGACCAGTCTCCAAAATATTCCCCTACAGTCATTGTATCACCTCCTCAATATGGTCTACTACAAGTTCAAGCAATTCCTTATTAGTAGTTGAGATGCTGGGGCTGTCTGCTATGATGGGTTTGAAGGGAATATCACCAATGACCACTTCGATATTATATTCACGGAGGACATTGATGGTATTGTCATAATAGCGAGGAGCTATACTGTCAGAGATGCTTGCAAGTATGAGCTTGTTGGTGATGAACTTCTCCATGGAATCCCCTCTTGTCTTATAGGAATCAGGTCTTATCCTTAGGATTGGCTTCAGTATCTCATAGGAATATGTATGGCTTTCACTGTCTGTCTCTGTTCTTTTTATCTGACAGGTATACATTGCCACAGGATTGTAGCCATCATCAAATATGGCACCATGGGTTCCATAGTATTTTATATTCTCTGAACCATTGGAAGCATCTACCCTTATGAGCTTTGATGACTCAAATTCACATTCCAGTACATCTACCATATTCCTTTCCAGAGTCTTGTAGTTAGGCTTACTTCCATGGTCTGCAAGGGAAACCACAATGGCATCTGTTCTACCAGTTGTTCCATCACTGATGATTCCCTGAAGAACATGCAGAGCAAACATGGGAACCTCAAAGACTTCCTTGTTGATTGGGATTTCCAGATACTTTACTGTTGTATTCCTTTCATCAACAGGATAATGATAATAGCAATGTCTATAGATATACTGGCCATAGATATTCTGTATAACACTTTCTAAATTCCTGCTTCTACTCATCACTTAACAGTTTTGAAAATCATGTTCTGAGCATCATACTCAGTAAAGAAAGGAAGGTCATAGGGCATGATGGGGTCCAACAGTCCTGCTGCCCAATTGGTGAACAGATTGACCATGACAGAGCCAATCATACATGCAAGATAGGTAGTCTGCTTCATGGAACATACAGTAGCATCAGCATCCTCATCAGAGAAGAGATATTTGGTTCTATACTGTTCCATATAGTTGTCGTCTTCTCCTGTTATGCAGAATACCTGCAAGTCTGTCATGCTCAGTCTTCCATCGAGATACAGACAGTTCTTCCTATACTCTTCAGGCTTTCTGTATACATGGTTTTTCCATGCCTCAAAGAATGTCTTTCTTGCAGACATGTTGTCAAAACCACATATCATTATATCTCCTGCTTCTGTGTTGGGTTCAAACCTCTGCCTCAGGGCATAGATGTTCTGCATGTTGGTATATAGGCTTATCATATCAAGCATTGCATCTACCTTTGCCTTGCCTACATCATTCCTTGAGAAGAGCTGACCTGCCATATTGACTGTCTCAACAATATCATCATCATAAAGCACGATGGATGCTGGATGCATTCTTGCCAACTGGAAGGCAGCGTTTGATCCAATGCCTCCACAGCCTGCAATAATGATGCTCTTCTTTTGAATCTCATTATACCATTCAGCACCAGAGAATCTTGTAGTGGATTCATCAAGCAGTATGGTAGGAGAATTGAGTGGAAGCATAGATTCATCCTGTGGAGCAGGGGCAGCTGGTTCTATGAACTCTCTAGCCATCTCAAGTATATCATGAATGCTATTATGGGGATTGGAAATAACCTCTCCAACTTCTGCCATACTTGAATTGTGAATACTGCCATCAGAATCTACTCTGACTGCAGTTTCTCCATTGATTAGCCCTTCTTCAAACGTTTGGTGCAATACAGGAGAAATAGCACCAGAGTCAATAGCTTCCTCCCAGTCAGCATCCTCTTCTGCATCAGGGTCTCTTCCTTCACCAATATTCTCATGGTACTCTTCTGAGCTGTCAGTATTAACCACCTCTTCCTCCTCCTCACTCTCTTCCTCAGTTATCTCTTCTGCCTCTACATCCTCAGGCGGAGTAAAACCATAGTCTTCAAGGATATTGTCAAAATCCTCTTCAGAAAGACCTTGTGCCTGAGGCTGCTCAGGTTCTGGCTGGGGAACTTCCTGAGGTATTATCCCTGCCTCAAACGGGCTTTGCTCTTCCTCTTCATTGGAGCAGCTTAAAGAATTAATCCAATCATCTATATTCTCATTCATAGCCTCTCTTTGTTAATTGTGCAATATACTCATCAATGTAGTCATTTGAAGGATACTCTGACAGCTCATCAATGATAGCTCCTGCTATCTTTGCCATATAGTAATCCCAATCATCATAGAGCTGCACAGGAACATCTGGATCATTGTAATGGTTGAGGATGAACTCTATCATGCTGTCAGCCCATCTTTCAAACTCTTCCATGTCCTCAAATATCTCCTTGTACTTCTTCTCCATGTGACGCACTATCCATTGCTTGAGGTCAATGTCAGAATTGACTATCAGTGAGCTTGTTACCATCTGGCAGCAAAGATGATGGATAATAGTTGGGTCAGGATTCCATCCAGACACATCAATCATCTCATCCATCTCATCCTTATCCCACAAAGATGCTTGCTTAGGACTCTCCACAGCAGGCTTGTCCTTGTGTATCCAATCAAAGAAAGCTTCATCTTCATCAACAGGCCTTTCAATGTAGGGAAACTTCTCAATCTTCTGGTTAACCTTTGGAGGAGTAGTAGCTTTCTTCTTAGCCTCAATCTCATCAAACCTTGTGTCAAGATATTCAAGAGGATTCTCTACCTTCTCTACTTCCACATCAAGCATGAAATACTGGATGGCTGTCTCCTCTGAAACATTCTCTACAGGAGATGTACCAATAGTTAGGGCTTTCTTTCCCTCACCAAAGAACTCATAGGACACACCAGATGTCTCAACTGTGACTTTCTTTGTAAGCTGAAGCTTTCTGGTAATGGCAGCACAATAGGTTCCTGCATTATTGACAATTAAACTCACAAAGCAATTCCTGTCATTGCCTTCTTCTCTAAGGGTTGCTTGGTCTTGACCAGAGAAGAATGCCTGCATCTGGTTATGTGAATGCACTAACTGTACATCACAGTCAAATAGCTCAATATTCTCTGCTATATAGGCAGACACAGTCTCATCCATCTTGAATTGAGTAAATCCTGGAGAACCTAAATCCATTGGATAGATATCCTGACATGTAATCACCAGATTGCCGTCCTCAAAGTTACCTTCGTGGGTAGTAAACAATACTCCAGACCACTCAAGGGTAGGAAATTTCCTACACAGATATCTTATTTTCTCTTCAACCTTTCTTGGTACTATCAGCTTATATGTAGCAGACTGTTTGATAAGTGGAGGAAGCTGTTTCTCCACTGTCTTGTTTTCTATTATGTTCATTTGTAAATCTGTAATTAATAACCTTAAGTATGTTCTGAAGGATACACATGGCAACACTGTTTGAGAGTATTATTGTTTTCTCAGGTTCTGTGTGCATATCCTCTGCAATGATATGGAGATGCTGCATCTCCCCTTTGAAAGTAAACATTCTACTGCCTTCACAGGAAGATGTGTCTGTTCTTCTTGCCATAACATCAGTCCTGTAGAACTTGCCTTCTGCAATAAGAGCCTCTTTCAGCAAATTCCTATCAAATAGGCTGCGTTTGTTATTCTCTCGGAAAGAAGCATCCTTGGAATTGAAGAAGTCTATGAAGGCATTTGATATATCAATGATATAGTCAAAGTATGGCATTCCAGGGACAAACGTACCTTCCTTGTAGCTAAGTGCCAGATGTCCATTCTTTAAATAATAAGGGAGGAATTCTGTAACTAACTCCTTATAGGAGTCTCCATATAGCCCAGTATTGGTCAGATGGTCAAACTCAAACCTGTATCCGCTATACTCTGAAAGTACAGTCCTTGAGCCTATTGTCTCCATTCTGAAATAAGGACCACCTCTGAGGGATTCCACAGTGACATACAATGACAGTTCCTGACAGAACAATAACCATAAGGTATCCTCATAGCCATTCTTCAAGTCAAGTATAGTATTGTTGATAGGACCACTTCCCAAACAGGGATTGTCAAAATGGGGAATACCAGTAAAATAAGGAATATGACTGTGCAGATACCCACAGGAAAACTGCTCTTCAGTGAATGTAGTCCTATTGAGCTGAAATCCCCTGTTGTGGTATGGAATTCTCCCTTCAGTAGTAACCTCAATCTTTGCATATAGATCATGTATGACAACACTCCTGTCATTCTCATTGGTTATGGTAACTCTTGGCCACCACACCAATATGGGCAGTGTCAGGCTTGAATAAGCCCTTTTGATGTTACGAAGTGTAGATGCCTGAATATCATAGCAATTCTCTCTTTCAGCTATAGTGACAGTGATTACAGAAGGATAGTTTGACATGAAATTAGCTATATCCTCATCAGTAGGGATTCCTTGAAGGTCTGTGTATTGCTCTCCGAAGAAATTCTGGAATATCTCATAGACATTGTAGATATTGCCAAGTATCTCTTGTCTCAATTGATTGATTGTGTATATCATATATATTATTAATAATGTTAGAAAATAAAAGGGGACAGACTGTTTCATCTGCCCCCTGACACAACCAAGTTCAACAGTTATGGCTAGATACTAGCAATCATATCATCAATGTCTGAGTCAGTAATCTTAGGCTCAGACTCCTTCATGCGCTTGTATAGTTCAGTAGTAAGGTCAGCAATGACAGCAATGTCATCGGTATAGAGCAGATGGCTCTTCAGCATGGCTTTCAAGCCCATATAATACCACTCCACAGCCTCAGGATGAGGAGCAGACTTGATGTCAGGCAGAGGATTCTCCACCTTGGGTGCCTTCTTGGCCTCCTCAAGAACCTCAGTGGTGGCATCCAGCTTCTTGTCAAACTCCTCACCAAGCTCATCATTGATGTAATCCTCAAGGATATCAGTCTTCACAAGGGTATAGTTCTTACCCTCACCCTCTGAAATAACATCCTGAAGGTTCATCTCCTTGATAAGACGGTAAGCCTCCTTACGGCTGATGGCACCAGAGGCAATGTTCTTGGTGGTATTGGTCAGCAGCATAACCAAGTCATTAGTGGGCTGACCCTTGTACATTACATTGGTGGGAAGCAGAGAGTCCCTACCGATAAGCTGGGTCTTAGAAAGACCTTCTGTGAATGACATGCCTGCAAAGTCAATGCCCTGTGCTGACATCTGATCCTGAAGCTCACCAAGTGTGGTAGCTGAAGTCTGGATAGTATAACGCTGCTGAGTCTTAGTGTTGGCAATTTTGATTGTTCTTTCCATGTTTAAAACGTTTTAAATAATTAATGAAATAATTTTTCTAGTTGTTTGAATTCATCTTTGTTTTTAAGGGATTTATAGTAATCGGATAGATCCTTCTCTCCCTTTAAATCAGGCACAATGTTGATAAAACCTGTTTTCTGTGCAAGAACCTCTGAGTCCTTAAGCCCTGGAGCATCTGTATCATAACAGATGAATACCTTCTTATACCTTCTCTTTAGTTCATTGACAGCTGTCTCAGATATATCATAGCCTTCTCCTTGAGGAGCTATTGCTGGAATATGAAGCTGACAGGACAGCACAAGACTATCTTTCAGGCTACTGCATAAGACAATCCTGTCTCCATACTCAGGAACCTTTGCCCACAATGATATAACCCCATCACTCATTGAAGAGCACCACTTGAACCTATTGGAGTAGGGCTGGTATATCTTCAGGGATAACTTGCCTTCTTTGAATTCCGTGAAGCAATATGCATATTTCTCTGCAGGAAAGCAATATTTTACAGTCTTTCCTGTCTCCTTGTCCTTCTTGGTTATTATCTTGAAGGCTATCGGATATACCCCTGCATAATGCAGCCATTGCTTCTCTATGCCATAGCTTTTCCAGTATTCATAGTCATAATCCCTCCAAGGTCTTACCTTTACCTCTATCTTCTTCAAGGTACTTGCCTCTTTCCTTGTGAGTGTCTTGATCTGCTTTGACTTAAGGACGATCTCATCCTTCAGTTGAGGAAGTTTGCATATCTTGTCAAGAGCCTGATTGAAGGTACATTTCCAGTATTTGCACAATAGGTCCATGAGTCCTCCTCTCTCACCAGTCTCTGCATGGTCTTTCCATGCTATGTGGCCTCCGTCAGTCATATAGATGCTGAAGGATGGCTTGTTATCTACTCTGAGGGGTGAGCATATAAGGCACGGAACCTCTGATATTTCAGGAAACACAGCTTTAAGGACCTGAGTCTCTGTGAACTTGGAGAACACCTCTGTCTTTGAGATGCTTGATGATGTCTGGCCTACTATCATAGGAATTCATTAAGGAAGGTTAGAAGAAAAGAGTGGGGGAGAGTTACTAAACCACTTTAATTCTCTCTGACTCTCCCCCTTGCAAAAAGGAACTTATATTAGTCCCAAGGCATATCACCTGCAGAACTGTTGTCCTCAGAGCCTGCGTGTGCCTCAAGGTTAGTAGGCTCTACAGTCCACTCCTGAAGCTCACACACCCTATAGTCAATGTTCTGGTATGCACCATTCTGCTTGGCATTGGCAAGGTCCTTCTCAAGCTTTGTCAAGGCATTGACATTGGCAGCATTGGCAAGGATAAGCTCACCTCTTGTGCAGACTGCCTGATACTGCTTGCCCTCATCATTGGTCCTTACACCATAGAGCAGCTTCACCTTGTTGTTAGGTTGCATGGCAATGGCATCCTTGAGGTCCTTGAAGTTACCTGAGAACATTGCCTTGATGTCATCTGTGGTAAAGCCAAACTTGAGACTGTCAGCATCTTCCTTCTTCATCCATACACCATTGACATAGTTGAAGGCATCAGGAACACACAGATACTTCTTCAGGAAATCAACAAGGTCACACTCACCTACACAGGCAATGCGATATTTGGTGTCAATCTTCTGAGGATTGCCATCTGCCTTGAGGATGGCTTTGCCAGCCTTGGCATCCTCTGTGGAAATCCATGTGTGGTTGCCATACTGGTCAATTACCTCACACTTGGTCTGGTCTCTGTTATAGGCAGCTGCCTGACGCAAGGTAAACATAGCCCTGCTCTTCAGCTCAATACCATTACAGGTCTCTGGGTCTGTTTGGATGAGGAATGTAATCCTGAGCTCCTTGCCATTGTCAGTATCAACCAGATACTCTGGCTCACTCTGAGACTCAAAGCCAAAGAACTCATCAATCTCCTTCTTGGAAGGCTGTACACCCTTCACAAAGGTAGAGCCTACACCTACATAACGCTTGAAACCTCCCTCACCAGCTTCCTTTGACTCTTGGGTCTTACCCACCATCAGGAAACTAACTCCATTCTTCTTTGAAGAACTTACTTCGTCAAAATACTTTTTCATAACTGTTCTACTCTATTAATTGTGTTAATAAACCTTTATTAGTCCCATGGCATTTGCCCCGCCTCACTGGTAGGTTGTGCATCCACTGCTGATACTTCCTGATTATCCTCCTGCTGATCTGTGGTGCCAGATTCCTCTTGAAAGGACTCTGCATCCTTGTCATAGTCACTGCCTGCTGTATCCTCAGTTGTAGGAGGAACTACAGCTTCCTCTTCTGCATCAGGTACTGAGATGACATACTCCTTGGCAGTCTCATCATAAGACACAATGTCTGTTGGAAGATACTTGGTAACCTTGATGGGTTTACCAGTCTTAGGGTCAGTCTTTCCAGTAGGCTCAATGACCTTCTTGACAAGCTCAGCCACATGGAATCCTGTTACCTGAAGGATACCAGTCTCAAGAGAATCAATCTGAAGCTGACAGTTGTCATACTCCTGCTTTACCTTGGCAGCCTTCTCCTCAAACTCTGCCTTCAACTTGGCTTGCTTTGCCTCATAGGTCTCCTTGATAGCAAGCACATCACCCTTAAGTTTATCCATAGTCTTCAGGTAAGGGTCAATGGCCTTAGCTACGGATTTTACACTCTGAAAATGAAAAAATGGAATTCTTTTCTCCATGATTTTTGTTTTGTTTAAATGATTAAATTGTTATTTCCTTATGCTGCACTTGCAGCTTTGCTTTTCTTGATATCTGGGAATATCTGAGACATATCTACAGTAAGGTTGCCATCATCATCAGATTCAGCAACTACAAATGCCTTCTCTCTGAGATGAAGTGGACGAGAACCTCTGATGTTATTCTCACCACCTTTAAAACTTAAGATAGTCTTGTTGTCCTGCCTTGAAACATAGCCAATGGCATCTGCCTCACCACAGATTAAATCTCCAGTCTTGCCTGCAAGATCCACAAGCATCTCTGTAGTCTCTTCGTCATTTTTCTTGATTTGCTTGTCCTTCACATGACACACAAGAATGAGGGTATCACATAATGGCTTGAACATATTGACCATTTCTTTGAGGGCTTTCCTCATATAGAGGTAGCCACCACCATTCGGGAGAAGCCTTACATCAGCCTTTGGATCCAATACCTTCTTACCATTACTGTCAAGAATGATGTTTCCAATGGCATCCTTCTTATAGCCCCATGTAGCACCCATCGGAGTCATTCTATAGAGAGCATTTGCATAGAACAGGGACATTTCTTCCAGCCTTGTAGCATTATCAATTGTGATAAAGCGGTAGAAGTTCTTTCCAACCTCCTTGTTCTTCTCTTCTACAGCTGCCTTAATCTGGAAAATATCCTGTGCACTTCTTGCCTGTACACACATTACATCAAGTGCTCTATAACCATCTTCCAAGTCAATGATAAGATTGTCATCAAGAGATGCCATTAAGGTGCTTTTTCCACACTTGGGCTTGCCAAATAAGACCATCAACCTTGGGTTGTAGTCTGTTGCTTTCCTACGTTCTGTAGGCAAAATGATGTTACTCATTGTTTTCTTCTACTCTTTAAATTTGTTTGTAACTGCAAAGATATCCATCCCTTCTGAGATGGATATCCTACTTAAAATTTCGCTTTATAATATGAAGAGACTTACTAAGTTATAATAGTCCTGTTCCTCTGTACTAACTGATATACTTTGTTTAGCTCAACAGTATTTGTATACTTTGGCAAAGCTGCATACCACCCAGTAGCACCATCAAAGTACATTCCTAAGGTTGCATCACTTTCACCATCTCTGCCTTGAACTACCTTAAGCCATCTTCCATAACTCCTAAGTTTAGTGATATCATAGCCATTGTTTTCTCCAAATGTCTTAAACTCAAAGCTATAGGGATTGACTATCCCAAGAAATATATCACAGTCCCTTGATGTATCCTGACAGTCAAGAAGGCCTTTCTGAGTTGGATACACTTTATTCTGTTTAAAGGCATCAAGTGACAAGGTCTCACTGTTCTGTTGCTGAACCACTACAGGACTATAACCATATTTATTACGGACTATCTTAAGATATTCTGAGAGTTTCTTTATACTTTCCCTAAGGTCAAAGCCTCTTTCTGTTGAGATAAGTCCTATATGGTCTATGATACAAAGTACATACTCATCAGGATCATTAGGCTCATACCAGTCAAACACTTCCTTCTGAAGAGGCTCACTCCACTTCTTATGGGTAGTACCATGAGAATTAGCATACTTTTCCAAAGTATTATAAATACCTGTCGGATTTCTGTCTGGTATCCATTCTATATGCTCTTCAAAGAAATGGAGAATACTCTGCATCTCTATGGACTTGATAATATCAAGTACCTCAGGCTTGATGCTTCTTCCCTGCTCAATGGATTTAAGTTCCTTGATGTCTGTGCGAATCTTATATTTGACAAACAAGACATAGCACATGAACTTCAGCATGATATTCATCTGAGTCTCCTCCAGCAAGGCGTAGAATACCTTCAGTCTGATGAGGTCAGGATGGTCATAGATGTAGAGGATGGTATTAAACAGAAATATAAAATTGGTGAATTTGCTCTTTGAAGCCTTTGCACCACCACTGATAAGATAATAGGTAGCCTGTTCAGTTCCAGGAAAATCATATTTAAATTGCTTAAGCGGAGTAGGAATACAGTTTATCTTACCACTATCCAGCCTCTGCTTCCTCTCTTCAATAAATCTTACTGAACGCTCTACTAAATCCATTATGTCTCCTTCAATAGCTTTTCAAGATGAAGGGTCTCTTTGTCAAGAAGGCTCTTATACTTACCCATCTCTTCAAATATTCCCCCTGGCTTATTATAATCTGCTGTCTTTTCAATATTGCATATTGCATATCTGTCGCCAAAGGTAACACCAAAATAAGAAATATAGAGTTTGTATAATAGAGTATGTATAAACTTATAAAGCTTAATCTTAGCCCTTGACTCTGCTATTCTCTTTCCAGTCTCCTCGTCAAAGGAATCTTCATCATGACATACAGCCTTACCAGAGAACTCCAGCCTGAACTCCTCATACTGCTTGGTACAGTCTCCCCATGAGGCATCTATACTAGGATGACTCCATATCCAGTTTGCCACTTTATTGGGAAACATTTGCCAAAGATCTATTGACATAGTCACCCTGCCTACCATTGTTACTATGACACATTTGTCATTGAAGGTCTTTACCTTCATGAAGTCGCCTTTAAAACTAACTTTAATCATATTAATTTCTTGAATTCATTAGCCAATCATCAGAATTAGTCTCTACCTCTTCCTCACTCTCTTTGTTCTCAAGATAGGTCATAAGGTCAGATACCTGCTCTATATGGCCTGTACCATCTTCATCCTTCTTCTGTTCATTCTTGAAGATGAAGTACTTGGAGAGCCTCATACCTCTATAGCCTTCTTTGGCTCCTTCAGCTACATAGCGTCTGGTTGCATCAATGATGTCATCATCTGTGACATCCTCAATGACCTCACCATAAGCCTCATAAAATCTCTTCAAAGAAAGCATAATCTCCCTCTTGTTGCATCGGAAGAAATACTTTGTAGGCCTGCCGAACCTATCAGGCTGAGCCATCTTTGGAAAGCATTCCTGAATCCTGACAGCAAGATTCATCAACTCGTCAGGAGTCTTCTTGCAACTGCCAGAGGAATCAGCAAGTACCTCATCCACTACATCATTCCAATGCTGTGTAATGAGATACCTGTCTCCTTCCTTGACCAGAATCTCCCTTTTCAGCATGTTCTCCAATATCTTGTCAAGTGTCTCATTCTTCTTGAGAGACCTGACAGCAAGGGAAATCATTACCTCCTGAGGAGTCATCTTCTGCTTGGTACATACCTTTTCATCAATAGTCACTTTCATCCCATTGCAAGTCTAATAGCCAGTTCATGATTACTTTTAGCACCGAAGTGCTCTTTCAGCTCATTCACTACAGAACTCTTCTGAATCAGAAGTGCTCTTTCAATAACACTTGGGTCATTACCTTTGTAAAGCTCAAGCGAGTTAATTGCCTGTTGTGTCATATTACTTTAATTTAATTGTTACTCTCCCATTAGGGAACATTACACTTACTTCCTCACCACCAGTACACTTCTGAGCCAAGTCATTCACTATATCATTAAGCTCAGTATAGTACTTGTCAATCAAATCTCTTAATAACATTTTACTCATATCTCACTAATTGAATGAATTGTTCTTACCTCTTTGAATCCTTCAAGTTGCTTCTCAACAATCTCATCTTCCCTTGTACCTTTGTAATAAGGTATGATGATAACTGGCTTCTTGTGACGAAGAGCCCTGCCAGTCCGTTGGACCTGCACCACCTCTGAAGAAGAAAGATTAGCAAAGATAGCATACTTGCAGTTTACAAGATTAGCATTCTCATTGAGGATATTGACTGCTGTGATATGGTCGATCTTTCCTTCATTGAAGTCATTATAGACCTTTTCAGCATCCTTGTTCTTAGAGTGGATGCAGTTCTTGCCAAGCTCTTCAGTCTGAGGAATGGTCTTACAGAAAGTGATAGTTCTTTCCTTGTCAAGGTGATGCAGTATCATCTTGACCCACTGAAGCTTGTAGTCTGCAAAATATTCAAGTCTCTTACCACAGAAATAGAGCCATGTCTGCTTCATAGCTGTATTACCCGACATAGTCTTCTTCTTATACCAGTCAATCAGCTTGTCCACTTCTATGATCTTCTGCTTCTGGGTACACTTCAAGATAGCATGAGCCCTTGTCTTCTTGAATTTCCACAAATCCTTGTATTCTCCCTGATAGACAGGTCCCTTAGCCTTAGGATTGATTTCTATGGTCTCAGACTGCCTTGTATTCTCAAGCTGGAGAGGGAACAGCAGGATAGTAGGCTCTGGCAATACATCAGAGTCAATAGCCTCTATGATGTCACATGACACTACTTCAGAGTGATACCTGTACTTAAACAGCATCTTCAGCTTCTGAGGAATAGTGGCACTCAATCCAATGAAATATTCAAAGCTCATTGTCTTCAAGTAGCCAAGCCTGACTTCTGAGCCTATGTGATGTGTCTCATCAGATATGACTATATTCCAATGCTCTTTGGTGTGGTTCTTCAAGGACTCATAGCATTCCATGCAGATATTAGTCTTGGCAGTAGGATGGTGAATACCTCCCCACTTTTCAATCTCATCCTTCCAAGTCTGCTTATGAACCCTCTTAGCCACAAGAATCAGGATATTAATCTGCTTGGCATCCTTGAACTTGCTTGAAGCAAGGAGATGATTGGTGAGTCGTAGGCTAATTGAGGTTTTCCCGAACCCTGTTGCGGCCTCCAACAAAAGGCAGTTGGTCTTGGCTATCTTCTCAACACATTGCTTAAATATTTCGTCTCTTGTCATAATCTATGTTTATCAAATGTCTTCTGTACTCTCCATATAAAAGCACCATGAATACCTCCGAGAGTTCTGGTATTCTGCTCATCAGCAAAGTCTATGGCTTCCTGTTCTGTATGGAACATCTTGGTTGCCACAGGTTTCCCTTCAACATATTTTCTTGCTTTCCAAGGTTTCATATCCTACATTTTAAGAATACCATATCTCTGGAATATAATCATAATCATATAGCTGTTGCATAGTCCTCAGGTTCTAAGTTAGAGAAATACTTGTCAGCTTCTGAAGAGAGGAATTCCTGATAGGAAAGCTCTTCCTTGACGGATTTATCTATAAGATTGGTCACCTCATAGATACACTCCCTCAAGGCATCCTTATAAGAAGAGGGTTGGGTAGGATTACCCAACCTCTCTATCCAGCTGTCTGCCAGCTGCTGTAAGTCTGCTACTGTAACCATAATTGTACTATTAGTCTACAATACTCCTGATGACTGCCATCAGCCTTCTCCAGATACTGCCATTGGTCTCTGTACCCATGCCATTCTTACGGTTCTTGCTGACATGCTTTGGAGAAGCAGTGAAGAAGCATACATTGCCTGGATCCTTGGATACCTTGGTGTACCATCTGGCTGCTACAGCTGCCTCAGTCCTGCCAGTCTGATCTGCCACCATCAAGAAACACTTGTGCAAGTTCTGAGGTCTTGCCTTTACATAGCGCAAAAGCATCTGGTCTTCTGACTGGTTCCAACGCTTACACTGTCTCATCTCCTGTTGATTTGATTGTCTCATAATGTTTAAAGAATTAATTATTAATAATTACCCATAAGGGCGTGAACTGTCACAAAAAAGCCTTCCCCTATCTTCACAGACAAGGGAAGGTAAAAACGTTAAGAACTTAAAACTTAAAAAGTTAAAAATGTACCTATGCAAACAAATACCTTTAAAACAATTGTTATAACTAGAGAGCAGATACCGCTGTATCTAAAATATATGGTTAAATTAAAACATCTTCAAAAGAAAGTAGTCCAGTCTTCTCAGATTAGACTACTGCCGCCACTCCGTCAATAATAAATAACAACTTAATGATTAATACTCTAATAAAGATAGACTAATTCAAAGAAACCAAAAGAGTGGCTAAAAACCCTTAAAACGACTCATTACATTATTGTACCTTCAGGTGGATTCGAACCACCAATATACCTTATCTATAAAGGTCTTTAAAAATCTTACCTATATTCACATACCGGTAAGATGTCGGTTATCATCAAATACCAAATAAATTATGAAATGAAAAATCCGAAATTTAAAAAGATTTACATCATTATTTATACACATCATTAATATCCGCTACAAAGATAACCATTCTGAATTTATATTCCTAATCCATAAGAACAGTCCTTAGATACTACTCATATAGATTCAGGAACAAAGGAGGAGTAATTGATAGGTTTTCCTCTATGAGTCTGTCTAATTATTAATTACCACCACCTTCTCCCTTCTCCCACCTTATATCTCATAAGGGGATGCAAGTGCTAAGGAGGGGTGATTAGCAAGTCTCCTAATGGGAAGGTGCTGGATCATTATGGTCAAATATGAAATAAAGTACCACTAACACAAACACCACACCAAATATCTTCAATAGTTCCATTGCTATAACTCCTTCTTTATCTTGTTCAACATATCATAATAGTCACCTGCCGCATGGCAGATGGCATTGGTTGCACTACCCAACACCCTGCCGTTGAGGGTATCACTTGTCCAGTGATATCTTGCAATAGTGCGATTGACTGCATATTGGTTAGCAGCTTTCAATATCTTATCTGTCTTGTTTGGTAACAGCTCCATGAGAAGCATTGCTGAACAGAATATACCACTTGAATGTCCACTTGGGTATGAGTTGGCATAGAGGGCATTCTTCTGATATTCTTCATACTCTTCTGGGTTGTGGATATTATCCATATAAGCCCAGTTACCGTTCTTGTCATAGTAGCCAGTAGGTGAGCCGTCCCCATCCTCAATCTCAAAGTTTGTGAGGATATTACGTCTATCATCACTTGAAGAGTTCTTCTTGGCCTCCTGATTCCAACTACACCCAGCTCTCAGCCTTCCATACTGCACTGGATTGACTGTTGCACTCTGCATAATGCCTCTTGAAGAGCTTCCTGTCCTGAATGCAAGGTAGGCAAATGAAGCAAGTGTCCCTTCATCTGGTAATTCCATACCAATGGTGTCCTCTCCAAAGACTGGGTGGAACTTGTAGTTCTTGGTCTCTCTGTTCTTTCCGAACAAATGCTTTGCTTCTACCTCCTTATCAGCAATAGCCTGCACTACCTCTTGGTAATGTTCTGGCTGGTTGAGGTTGTATGCCTCAACTATCATTTCGTGAATCTGTCTGTCAATCTTGAGATTGTCAAACTCATCCCTTTCCTCATTTGGATAAGTCCTATCTTCTCTCTTTGAATATGATGGAGCATAGGGAGCAGGGGCAGTGGGCATGAACCCACGGAAATCTGTGAAGAAAGCATTTGGTGCAACATTGTCACGGCTATTGTTGTCATATAGCTGCTGTAAGGTACTATTGTAGCGAGTGCCTTCCACCTCTCTTCTCAAGGTCTCTGTCACAGGTTTACAATAGCCTTTCATAGCGGGATAGATAGCACCTGCCAATATACGCATGATGTTGGGGTCATACCCAAATTTCCAACCATATATGTTTGTGTACCTGTCATATTCACCCATCTCATATCCTACCTTGAATATGTCTGCCCTGTAATAGGGCTTCAGTTCAGCAAGTTGCAATGAGAACAGCCAACCAATCATGGTGTCCTGTGCTTTTTGAGCATCACCCCTATCTCCCCATTCATAGAGGGTAGGGAAGTTCTCTTTCTTTAACAAGATAGGCAACCCATGACAGGTGTCTATCCGTAACTGTGATTTTGCCTCACGGAATAATTCATAGAACCATTTATATGTATAAGATTCCCTCTCTATCTTGGTAAATTGACTATACTTACCTATATAAGACTCAAACTCCTCGTCATATTTTGGCTTGTCATCATCAAATGGAATGGGTTTGGGTTTGTCATCAGGCTTTGGTTTTGAAACCACAGGCTCTTCTTCCTTCGCCTCTTCCTTTGGCTTCTCAGGCTCTTTCTCTTCCTCCTTTGGAACTTCATCCACAGGTGGTGCAGAAGGCTCTGAGACAGGCTCTGATGGCTTGTTAGTCACTTCCTCTTGAAAGGTTTTCTTGTTCTTGATGAAGAACCACACTACTGCTCCTGCTATTGCGACAGCAAAGATAATTAAAATAGTTATTCCCATAATTATATCTGTTAAAGAGTTATTTCTTCTTCAATCCCACAAAGTCTTAATGCGTGCTGTAGGTCGTGGACATACATTACGGCAGATAGTTCAAGATTACCACATTCTCCTCCTATTTTTAATATTGTTCCAGCCCAAGCAACCTCAATACCAGTGTTTTCTTGGTCATAAATACACCATCCATCATCCCATTTTTCAAACCCATTCTTTTCAAGTATCTCTGCGGTAAGAGGGACAGGCTCAATATCATTCATACTAAGTTCATCCCACACCTCACAATCTACCCAGTCCACATAATCCTTACCTTTATAGGAATTATAATGTATTCCAACAATCTTGCTTGGTTCTAATGTAGAATCAAAAATGTGTGGTATTACCCAATCCCCAACCATAATGTCTTTTATTCTCATTTCTATTTCCTTTCTTTAAAGCGTTTCAATACTTCTTGATAGGCATCTTTACCTATATAATCATCTTCTACATTCACCATAGCAAGTAGAGTATCAATTGTCTTGATGTCCTCCCAAGTCAGTTCCAAGTCTTTCTCTGCTTGATGATAGCCTTCAATAAAATATGTTTGTTTTGCTTCTTGCACTTCATTAAACACAGAGGCACATTCACATTCCATTCCAATATATTTCAAAGCCTCTAATCCTTCTTTGTCATCGTTTGACAAAAGAGGATATTTTTCTAAAGCTCTTTCTTCTGCCTTACTCATATTTCATCATCACTATTAAGTTTGTTACCATATGGATCATAAAAATCAACAACAATTCTTTCATCAGGATTTTTGGTCTTTACCAACTCCTTAATGCCCTCCAAAAATGAATAAAAATTCTCCTCACTCATCTTCCATTGCTTTTGCAAAATCGTTGATAAAATCTTTTCTATTTACCTTTATTCCATTGTAATCTAATGTTTCAGGTAATCTGAGTTCTAATTTGTATTTTACATATTCAAAGACATCTTCTCTTGCTATCTCCACAGCCCTTCTTGCTTGTTCTGGAGTGAGCCAAGGAGTAAATTTCCTACGGCTTATATACCCACCCAATCCATCAGGTTTACTATCGGTAAGATACTCATTACTACAATTCCTTGTGCAATCACTGATAAATTTCTCTGCCTTACTCATAGTTCTATTTCTTTTGGTCTTTTTCTTTAAACTGTTTTATTGCTTTTTGATACTCTTCGTCAGTGAACTGTTTTATGCCAATTTCTTTAAGCATCTTTTGGTACTCCTTATATAGTTGCTTTTCAGATGTTCCCATATTATTCATCCTTTATTAGAATCACCTTATATTTATCACCTTCCTTTGCCAAAGGAATATCCTTGTCATAGTCATAGAGTTCTAACTGTGGAATATATGGGTAGCCACCAGAATCTATATGGACTGTTACATCAATGGCGTCTTTCATTAGCTTTGCTTTTAACCACTCAGCACCAGCTTTGAAAGACTCTGCATGAGTAGTATAATCTCGTCTTACTCCATTTGGATTACCTTTATCATCTAAAGCCATATAAAACGGAGTAAATGATGCTTTTGTATTCCACTCATTTGCTGCCTTTTCTAAATCCTCGCTTACATGCTCTTCTTTCTTGCTATACTCACACTTCTCTTTACAGTCTTCACATAGAACCATTCTGTCTTTATCAGTATAGTTATCTTTAGTAAACATGCAGTCGATGAAGGACAGAAGTTCTATGTCTTCTTCTGCCATTACCGCAAACAAAGGATTTCCGATTGCTAAATTGTGGTCTCTTCTCTTTTCAATCTCATGTCTAATCAATTCTGCTTTATTCATATCTTTTATCTTTTAGTTGTTCGCTAATTATCTTCGATTCCTTTGCTGCTTTAGCAAAAACGTCCCTTAAAGACTCTAAGAAAAATCTAATTCTTTCTTTGTCTTCCATATCTCTTTTTTTATTATTAAGCGTAAAACCCAGCGCATTTCCTATAAAGTTTAGCACATCCTTTACAATAGCCTTCGTCTCTTTTTGCTTTCATAACTTTAACCTTTTAGTTTTTTTAAGTCGCTGTAAAGGTTTTCTAATATACTTCCGCTGCCTTTGAAATTTGAATTGCAACCTTCAACATAAACAATGGCATCCAGAAGAGCACCCATCTGCTCATCACTCGGCTTCCATGTGGCCTGAGGTCTGAGGGATTTGAGCCATTCGATATCAGCATTATATGCTTCAACCACTGCTTGAGAGTTTGGAAACTGAGCTTTACAACACTCTATTGTAGATAGAATTGATTTAACATGATTTTTATCCTCTTCACTCCACTCAGCAGATTTTTGTTTAACAGGTTCATAAATTTCCCACTCATCCTGCTTTGTAATATCGCAGATAATTCTATCGTTGTACCAATACTTTCCACCTGTAATATCAGTAATTGTAAATGAGCCGAAATCGTGTATATCAGAATTATGCTTTTTGATAATAGTATCTCCAATTTTGAAAATAAGAGCAACTATCTTCTTTAACTCTTTCTTGTCAAAGTCAAAGGTATATCCTGCATCAGCCATTGCTTTCATTAGAGTATCACGCTGTTCTTTGGTTGCTGGATGAGGCTTTATGTATGTAAAATAATTATTGGCAGCATAGTTAAAGCGTAATTCATTATAAGTTTTGTAGATTCCACAATATGCACAAACTCTGCCTATTAAATCAAGCTTTCCATTATGTATAAATATTTCATCTCCAGTTGCAAGCACATCACCATCCTTTGCATCTTGGATTGTCCAAGGTCTTAGACTTTCGTCATGTAGTACACATACTCTAAATGTTCCACCATGCGTATGTCTAAGAATATAATACCCATCTTCTATTTTTTCTACTTGATAAATAGATTGATGTTTGTTATTAAACACTACCCAATCCCCAATCTTAAACTTTTGCTCAACCTTATCATAACCTTGCTTTTCAAGCCAAGCAATAGCAGGAAGCATCATTTCATAAGCACCATCTATCTGTACAGCAGTGCTATTTAATGACTTTAAAGTGCTAATAATCCAATTTCTTATCCTCTCATCCTCTGACTCTCTAAGTTCTGGGAAGATATCATCAAGAATACCTTGTCTGTCAGCAGGCATTCCGCTTTTTTCTTTCCACATTCTTGCTTTTTCAAGAGCCTCGTCATATCGTTTGGCTTTTTCTTCTGTATTCATTTCCTTTTTCTTTTTATATATTTACTAGTATCTTTTATAATAGTAGCGCAAAGGCCAACACCATACATAAAGGCACTAATACCGCTAAACCAAATATACACATTTTCTTTTGATACATAATAAAGTATCAAAAACAGCAAAGCGTACACCATCCATTTAAAATTCTTTTCTTTTTCCATAATCACAACATTTTAAGTTCTTTCATAATTATTTGTTTTTAAGTTCTTGTAAAATACCCCATAATGTATTTGCTATTGAAATAAGAGAGCATGCTATAAATATTAAACATGCTACTATAATTGTTAATATAATTGTGTTCATATCACAACATTTTAAGTTCGTATATAATTTAAAAGTCTTTGCCTGTTAATACTCTCCAGCAGTCTTTAAACCCCTGTTGATAGCAATCCATCATTAGATTAGTCATCTCACCAATCTTCGGTCTGACTTTCTCAAAGCCAGATTGTAGAAGTTGTTTTAATGCTTCTTCATTCATAGTCATAACTCTTTTAATACATTAATACCTTTAATAAATTTTTCCATCTTACGTTTCCAATACCACCGTGTAAGGAATGTTGCCTGTGCGTATTTGTCGGTATAGAACATAAGCTTTTCAGCGCATTTCAACTTTATCTCATCGACCAACACTCCATAGTTACGTTGCCAAACATTTTCAAACTCATCTAAAGATTCATTCCATTTTTGAAATGCATCCAAGAGACCTTGTGCTGTATCTTCGGAAATCGTATCAAAATCTTTATTATCCATAGTTATTTCTTCTTTTCAAAGTCTTTATAACTTAACGCATAGTCAATGCACTGTGATATTCCAACATAGTTAATAAATGCTACAAGAACCCCATCAATTTGCTCCTTACTTGGCATATTGTTTTCGTCTATACCAGTAAGATGCTTGTTAATGCTAATAAAGTTTGGATGTTCCCTAAACTTCACTGCTTCCTTTGTCAGATATTGTAATAATTCACCTCTTGTCATAGTTATTTCTCCTTTAATTTAATTACCAACTCTTCCAATTCCTTTTGCTTGCGTTCCTTGCAGAAACGGCAGTTACCTTTGTGAGTAAGCTTATAAAATCCACTTATGTATTCACAACTGTCTATTGTAATGGTTTCTATCCATGGGGTTTTTGATGTGTCATTGGAATCATCTGAATTTTGATATTCGCACCCAATCATCACCAATGCTATAAGTGCTAATAGGATAAACTTTTTCATACGCTTATTTCTTTAGTTGTTCAATTAGTCGTTTTAAATTACTACTATGTATAAGATTATGTTTCATAAATTCTTCAACAGCATCAAGCACATAGTTTGCGCCTGCCTCAAAATCCATAGACGGCTTGTCTACATCGTCATAAGTATTTCCATCTGCGTCATAATGAATATCTGGATTTAATAGTCCGTATTCTTCTGCTTTCTCTTTGATACTTTTCATACGCTTTGCTTTAATTCAAATTTATCACACGGCTTTCCGTATTTCTGTGCTGCCTTATAAAGCATCTTGCCATCTTTGGCTTCCCGTTTTGGCTGACAATCACACACAATAGATTTATACCATCTGATGTTTGATGTATATCCCTCTACATAATGCACGCAGTCCTTACATCTGTAGTCGCCTTCAATCAATCCTTTTGACTTTGGTTTATAGACATGTAATGTCTTACCAACCCTTTTGACTGTGTAGCCATCGGGAATATAATACTCTCCTTCTTTCAATTCCATATTGCTCTGCTTTTAATTGTTACTTTAGGGGATGGAAGTGGTCTCGAACCACTGTCTTCTGGAATTACACTCAAGGTATGTTATTGGGCTATGTACACTACCCGTGCCTTATTCCACCAGATGCTCTACCAACTGAGCTATCCACCCAAATGCCCACTGCTGTGGGCTACTGATAATTAATTATTTATGACAAAAAAATAAAAAAAAATTTAAGTAAGGAACCCATCACGGGCTTATTTCTTTTCTTTTGAATTCTAAGGATACATTAACTTCTACTTAGTTGTAAAGTTACACAGGTAACCTGCAACTTCCAAAGAGATAAGGATGTTACTTATCCTTAGTGAATCCAAACTCCTTCTGAAGAGACTCAATAATTTCAATACCATTGGTGTAGTCTCTTACCTCAAGCTGCTTCTCTACTATTGCCTCAATGTCAATAGGATAGTCACTCTTAAGGTCTTTCAGCTGGCTCTTAGCCTCTTCCAACGATTTCTTTGTAGCCAAGAGAGCTGACTGTAACTCTAGCTTTGTTGACTCTACTGCGTACACTGCTTATGTCCTTACTATACTTGAAATTGTAGAAATTACTCTTGGCAGATGCAATAAGCAATTGCGCCAAAGCTTCTATGGGATATTCAGAACAACTCTCCATGTCATATTTCCTGTACTCCTCATTCTCTTCTGTCCTACTGAAGTAATAACAGGCAAAATAGAATGGTGCATCCTTGAAAATATCAAGTCTTGCCCCTATAAGTGTTCCATCAGGAAGCTTTATAGAAGGCCACTCATTGAGTTTATAGAGTAGTTCTGATATTGTATAAGTTGGAATTACATTAATCGTATAACAATTATTATGTTCATCTTCTCTCAAGTACACATAATCACCTTTTAATTCTGTGGAATCAATGTGTTTACATATACAATATTTAGCATCAGACATATCCACACCAGCATCCAATAACCTCTGAACCCACTCCCTATTGAGGAAGTCCTGCTGGGTCTTTTCATTTAATTCTATCATACTTGTCAAACATTAAAATCTGTATTTCACACAATAGAATACCAATCAGTAGCCAGAAGCACCCTGACTGAGCATTACCATTGGCGTATTGTACAAAAGCAAGCAGCATACCTAAGATGACTGCAGTAAGAATAATATTTTTCATGTTGAAAATAAATTTAATAGGTCATTTGTATTATACTCTCCATTCTCTGGCTCCCTGAACTCCCTTCTCTGTGGTATCATAGTATCCTCTGAAGGATAATATGATGCACCGTGAGGGGAGGGCGAGGGTGGAGGAGGTGAGTAATACTCTTCAAAGAAACATTTAAGCACATCAAACAAGTCTGTATTCCATGATACATGATTATCTTTGATGTACTTTACAAGTTCACCATACCTGATCATTTTCTTTTAGTGTAGTACTTATCATAACTACGGTAGTCCACAGTATTTGTAGATTTGCAAAAGAGGCATGTAGCCACTAACTCTGAATTTGCCTTGCTTGGAATGTAATACATACTACTTCTTTAGTTTAATCTGTTCATTAATCTGTTCATTCACCAACTCCTCCATAACTGGATTGAGCTTACTTCTGAAAGCAAGAAAGCACTTGCCACTTTTCTCTAACTCAGCCTTGATGTCCTCAATAGCCTGTCTTTTAGCTTGTTCTGCCATAATGAAATGTTTTAAAAGGGTTTATAAATAATGTATGAATGTATAAGAGGTAGAAAAAGAAAGGCAGGAAGAACATAGAATGATGTATCCACCATTCCCAAGACTTCCTGCCTCATAACAACTAACCCCTTAACAATATGATAAGTAGTACTCCCATCCAGAATCGAACTGGAAACTATGCCTTAGGAGGGCATTGTTATATCCATTTAACTATGGGAGCAAAAAAGGACAGGATAGTTCCATACTTCTTTGCATGGTAATTAACAGATACCTTCTGACTTCCTGTCCTGTATAAAAATATTATGCCAAATTCAACAAATATCTGACAGCCACATAGCAGGCTATAATGATTGTTATTGTAACAGCTGCAGACATAAGCAACAGCATACATCCACAGCAGCCCGTGTTATCTTTGAACTTAATCATACTATCTTGTACTGATTTTTAAGTTTTGGCTTGAGTTGCCAAGCCTCTTCTGTCTGAAGATACTCCAGCTTTGAGTCATCATCCATATAATCACTCCACTCTGTCCACTTGATTCCTTCTTTGCTATAATATTGGTATCTTTTTAGAATCATAGTTTTTCTGCTATTTTATAGAGTTCTGTCATACTTAAATCCCTAAGAGGAGTATAGTATTCCTCTGACTGAAGGATGTTATCGGTAATGAAGTTATGCACATATCAGGTATCCTCCTTGGCATCATACATTACATCAGTAATATCCTCAACAGTCTCACATAGCTCATCTTCTGGATCATCTGGCATATTGACTACAATGTGAGGATTAAAAGAGACCTTTAAATCCTTATTGCTTGCCTCTAACAATGCATCAGTGAGCCTTGCTACAAAGATTGACTTGCAGTTATTGTAGGCATCAAATAGTTCTTTCTTCATAAACTATAAGCAAATAAATAAAAACCATGTCAGCAGATAATAAATGGCACTAAGACTAAAGCAATAGCAAAAGCAAAGACCTGCACAGGGAGACAAAGGCAAAAGCACTCTCCACTTATCCAGCTTCAAAGAGTCTATCTAAAGACCCCTATACAGACACCAACCATGGTCATACATGGAAGGTATACATTAATCAAATGCTAATTCTTCAATAAAACAAAAGCCATCCACCATCTGCTGTTCAGGGGAGTTTTAGCACAACTGCCTCAGTCTTCCCTTACATGGTATGATTATTACTTGCCAGCTTTCTGAACCTTGTCAAAGACAGGCTTCAAAGAGTCTGGGATGATTATCTTGAGGTTCTGGGCCTCCATGGTAGCAGTATGCACATACTCCCTGAGTTTTGCATTGATGACAGACATCTCATTAGTATAGTCCTTCATTTTCTGGGAATATGTGGCATTCTTGACAGACTTGTCCTCCTGAAGGGCAGTCTCAATTTGATACTTCATGGAGTTCAGCTCGGCCTGATAGCCTCTGTATACCTGCTGCAAGTGAAGGAATGTATCCTCTACATCAGAAGGAGCCACAGAAGGAGTATAGGTATATAGCAGAGTATCCCTGCCATTGCCCTTGAGCTCATTAGGCTGTGAGAGTATCTTCAAGAACTCCTGTCTCTCATTGGCAAAGGGATTGCCAGGATGTATATATCCACCAATGGTAGCACACAGAGCTTCCAGATAGTAGTATCTGTTCCTCTGCTTGATGCTCCATGAGGATATGATGGCATCCTCTGTGAGATACTCTTCCCTTACAGGCTCCTCTGGTACTTCCAAGCCAAAGTCCTTATAGGTCTTTGATGATGCTTCTTTGATGAGTCTCTCTTTGGCAGAGATTCCCTCCCTGCACCACGCAATCAGAGACTTCATGGAAGCAATGGTATTCAGCTTCTCTTCAATGGAAGTAATGTCCTTGTTGCCTTCCCTCAGAAGTTTCTTCTCTGATGAGTCAATAAGAGATACCTCAGTGGTATATAGTTTCATCAGGAACAGTTCATTCTGGAGATACTGGTACATCTCCTTGGCAACGTTTGCACAGTGGTTGGCAGAGGTAGAGGTAATCCCTCCCTCCCCAAAGAATATCTTATCTTTTTCCATTATTGTGTATATTTGTGTTAAATTGATAGTATGTTAAATTCATTAAAAGGGATAATGCCGCTATCTCAAATGTTATTAGGTTATACTTATACCATATTACAATAGATGCACTCCAAAATAAAAAGAGTATATCTATATAATGACGTAGTAGAAAATCTTTCATCTTTTAATCTGTATAAGGTGAAACCTTAGTATACATATATCCTCCTGGAGTAGCATTGAGAGTATAATATCCTGAGAAATACTTTCCCATATCTCCAAAAGCCTGAGCCCATTCCTGCCTGGACTGTACCTTATACTTGGATATTACAGTGAAGCAGTAGTCAAGGATATCCTCTTCTGAATAATCCTTTCCTTCCTCCACAGTTATCTTATAGACTGCTTCATGATCACCATAGGCACCTTTCTGTCCACTTCTTACACACTCATGGCTAATGCCTTCAAACTTATTATCTTCCATATTATCTATTGTTTTTTAAATATCCAGTTAAAATTAATGTAGAACCATCCAGAAAACATCCTCCACCATCTCTTGAGCCTTGGAGGTCTCTCATATCCTGTATAGGAGCCATGTATATTGCACATATCTCAAAGGGTTTAGTTGTTGAATGATTATTGTCTTGTTAGTTCATCTGCTATCATTATGAATAGGCAGAATAGGATGAAGAGGTACATCATAATTGTATTACTTGATTAGGTTGTGGGGAGGTGGGAGTGGAGGTTAATAACCATTGCTCATACCTTTATTACCAAAAAAGAAATAGCCAATGGAGGACCCGAAGGTCACTCCAAAGGCTAAATCCTTTAAATACTAATCCTTTAAAATGTGAAAGTAATGTTAGATTTCCACACGATAGATATCTGCATCACCATCACGATGAAGAGTAAGTAACTTTGCCTTAGAGAGGTCTACATCATCCCCCAGAGCAAGAGAGCTATTGGTAGACAGAGGAATAAATGTCTGACCACCACCCTTCATTATGAAGCATACGCTGCTACCATACTGAGAGTCTACTACTGTTGCAGAATCAACTGCATCAATCTCATCCTGAGAGAAATCACGACTGTTAGTTACTGCCCACTTACCGGCATACACACGAAGAGAACTGAAAATGTTCATAGTTGTAAAATTTTAAATGTTAATGATAAATGTTGTTTGCTAAAGCCAAGGTTATAAAGTGGTAACTAATTACAGCTAACACCGAAGCCAAGGCAAAGACAAAGGGGGAGTGATTAGCCAGTCTGATAGGAGGTAAGAGATAAATGGTAGTAGATAGGGTGTAATAAGATATATTCAATGTATGAAAAAAATGTAATGTCTCCAAACAATTGGGGTTAAAATTGCATAATAGGTATAAAGGTTTGCTATTAAATTGTTTTGGCAAATGTCCAAGTCAGATAATAGCGTGGGAAATATTGGTAGGTAGAAAGTGGTATATTTAAATCAAATCTGCGGTTTTGGTAGGTGTACTGATTGGGGTACTATTTAGGGTGGGATGGTATAGTTAACGCCTTTTAACTATAATCCATTCAAATGTTAAATACAAGCCATATTTAATAATTGCAATGTTAAAATGTTAAATTGAAAAGTAATGCCTGCCTCCTGTCTCTCCCTCTTTCCCTATACCTTATTATATATAAGAGAGAGATAGAAAGTCATTGCTCCTGTCTTATGAGGAAAAAGAAAAGCCAAAGGGAGTAATTGTCCCTCTGGCTAGTCCTCAAATGCTCCTGTCACTATTGCTCCTACAAAGAACAACAGAGCAAAGAGTAATAACTTAAAGAACACATGGATGTCAGCTACCATGACTACACCCATCAGTACAATAGACAGACAACCTGCTGCCACTTGCTTACCATTTACATTGTCTTTCATACCAAATAAACGTTTTATTTCCTGGTTTATTGCATTTGCCTTATGATAAAAAATAAAAAAGGCAGCCCCGAAGGACTGCCCTTTGTCATTAAAGATGTCTATTAGCATCTTACTCTGTAGATATCTGCCTCTCCCTGCTTAGACAGGGTTACAAGCTCTGCCTTGCTTAGATCCACCTCATCCCCAGTTGCCTTAGATGAATTCTGGTCCAATGGAATGTAGGTCTGGCCTCCTCCAACCATCACAAAGCAGACAGACTGCCCATACTGGCTGTCTACCACTGTTGCTGACTGGACAGCTGAGATCTCCTCACTGGTGAAAACTCTCTTTGCTGATTCATTCCACTTACCTGCATACACTCTCAATGCTGAAAAGATATTCATAACTTTTACTGTTTAAAGGGTTAATAACTAATGACCACTGTGGTCAGATGCATAGGAGGAGTGATTAGCATGTCTATTAGCTTGCACCTACTCTATCTGTTAAAAAAATTGCTATCTTGCTCTTACCTTATGGCTCAAAAAAGAAATGGCTACAGGCTGAATAGCCCATAGCCATATTAATACAATAAGATAAAGCACTAAGCTCTTACTCTATATATATCGTCCTCTCCAGACTTCTGAAGAGTTACCAACTTAGCCTTAGTAAGATCTACAATATCATCAATGCCAAGACTACTGTTCTGATCAAGAGGAATATATGTTTGTCCTCCACCAACCATAGTAAAGCACACAGAGAATCCATATTGACTCTCCACAACCTTAGCCTGTTCTACAGCTGCTATTTCCTCAGGAGCAAAATCTCTTGTAGCCTTCTCACTCCACTTACCAGCATAAACACGCAATGCACTGAAAATATTCATAATATCAAAACTCACTTACAACTGGGCACATAAAATGCCCAGAGCCTCTAGGAGTCACTGGCTTTTGTTAAAGGATTAAGTTGTTGTTATTGTGTTTCCAGAGTATAGACTCAGGTAATACTATAGGATAAGTTCTGAAACTCTGTAAGACCTTTCAGTACTATCCTTCACATCTTCATCATGGAACTTATTGTCTGCTCCTCTGCCAATCCTTCCAATTTCAATCCATTTGAATCCTTTGAAATGAGTACCTATGGGATAGGACAATTCATTCCAGAGTGGAATGTAATGCTTAGTACTATCTTCAAGTGTACACTCAATGGATTTACCATACTGAGAAGCCACAACTATGCCTTCCCTCATCTCAGTTCCTTCCTTACCAGTAGGAATCCACTTGGCATCATAAAATCTTAAACCACTAAATATCTTCATTTCTTATCCTCCTTAATTATTGTTTAGTTTAGATGCTGCATCATAGTAATCTTGAGGATCAAATGCATCTACCCAATCATACTCAACATCTAGCTCATCCAAGAACTTCTCAGTAGCCTGATAATAATCTTTGTACTGATTAAGTTTGTAATAGCTCACCATGTTGGCTACAAGTAGTAGCACTATGGCTGCCCATAATAGCTTTGTCTTCATCTGTCAATAATAGTATTAACATGTTCAACCACATCTTCTGGTAATTCCAGAAAGTTCTTCAAGTGATTCATCAAGTCTATCCTTGACCACTCTCCATTCTTGTAACACACAATAGCACTGATAGTGTTATTGATTAACCTAATCTGTTCTTCTGTCATAATCAATACTCATCTGTTAAAGTTACCTTACCATTATTCTGTAATATCTGAAGAGCTACAAAGCACTGCTCCTCATTCTCAGAGAACCTCTCAATGAGGTCTGCAACCTCACCAAGAGTAGCATCATCAGCAAACTCAATCTCCATTGGAGGATTGGGTAACTGATCATCATCAACTACTGCAAGATCCTCCTTAGTCTTACAGAAACTAAAACTCAGGAAGCATGTACTGTTCTTCGATACTTCCAATGTCTCTCTAAAATCTGCCATAATGTTATTTGTTTAAAGGGCTATTTACTATATTTTGCCTTGATTTTTCTCCAAGAGTCTGTAACAGTTTGCTCTATCTCAAGAGCCTGGTCAAAATCATCCACAATTGGACAGCTATCCCAGATAATAGTATCACGCATAGTATCCTTGATAGTCTGAATATCTATGTCTCTTTTCCTAACATAGGTTCCAATGAACCTGACAAGTGAGTCCTGTACCCAGTCATATTCCTTGTAATACACTTTACTGGTAAGCTTAACACAGTCTGGCTGATAGTCTGGAACTTCAATATATTCTACAGTATCAGGATTTACAACAGCAACAATATCATCATGATAGTACACTACATAGTATTGTTTCCTAGACAGCTTTGGTCTCTCAGGAATAGGCATACCATTCCTAGCAGCCTTCTTGAGTGCTATAGATAATTCACTGAGCACCTCCTGCTTGTTCTTTGCAGCATGGAAATCCTTGTACCAATCCTTAGAGTATTCAGCATTAAGCTGCACATCAGCAATACCTTCAAGTTCTTCATACTTGTCAGAGAGCTTCTGAATAGTAGTCAGGATTAAATCCAAACTAACCAAATCACTTACTTTCTTCATAATTCAAATTGTCTAATTGTTCAACATTGTTTTCTAAGCCATCTTCTGTAAGCGATAGGATCCACAAGAGTTCCATCTACATACCTCACACAGGGACTATAGTCTTTAAGTCCCATAAATTTCTTAAAAACTTCACTTTTCATAATCACAATTATTTAATTATCCAACCATAATTTCCATAAGTCATCTTATACACAACAGCAGCCTGATAAGTACTGAACTTCCTCATCAGGTTGCCAAGAGAGTCAAATACCTTATACATCACTGATAGATTACCCTATTCATCCCAAGCACAGTGAATTCAGGTAATCTGGCATACAGACACTCATGAGTAGCACCAAGACCTTTCATTCTAAGGTCTCTAGAGTAATAGTCACCTATCTCTTGGATAACTGAACCTGACTGAACAAGTTCACTTATCTTCTGAAGAGTCTCCTCAGAACCATAGATAACAATGTCCACAGGTAGGCTATTTCCATCACACTCATAGTGAATGCCTACAATCTCAAACTCTACTTCTTCAGGATGAAACAGACTTCTGTAATCTCCTGTATTAAACTTAATCTTCATAACTTATTACTTTAAAAGCTCAACTAACATACTATTCAACTCATCAAGGAGGATATCAGATTTTCTCTTTTTAATCTCCTCTTCACATTCTTTCCACTCCTGATAGTTAGTACCTGGAGTAGTGACATACTCATACCAAGCTTTATCCTCTTCTTCAGAAATGTCATCATTCCAGTCAGGAGAGGAATCTTCCCATCTCCAATATTCCTTATAACTCTCTGATGGATTTGGAGAATAATTATGCCACTCATCATCATACTCAGGCTCATAGTCTCCTTGCCACTCATCATTGTAGTAAGGCTTACACTTAATCCAAGCACTTTCTTCAAGAGTTTTCTTTTCCTGAGTATCCAGTTCCCACTCAGTAAGAACATATTTACCTTCATAGTCATCTACTACAGAAGCCCAGAAGTACTCTGAAGCTATCTGAAGTGTAGAGTAGAGCTTATGCTCTTCATACTCCCTGTAGTCCTCATAGGATTCACCATTATCGTAATAATGACTTACAACATAAATCTTCATAATCTCAGTATTATTTATCACACAATTCAACACACATGTCCCAATCAGCAAGTAATTCTGCTAACTTTGGCAACTTCTCACACATCAGTATTTCAAACTCAGAAGCAGGTTCTGAGCTGCACATACTTTGTTCAAGATGGTTCAGCCAAGTAAATACCTTGGATGTTGGATACTCAGGAAAGTGTGATACCTCATCTCCAAACTTTCCACATGTGACACCTTCATCCATAATAGACTCAAAGGCATCAAGGGCAGGAATAATATACTCCTGCCTTAGATCATTCTTTTCTAATCTTTTCATAATTTAAAGGGTTTTATCTGCATAGTCATTAGCCATATCAATCTGATGCTGATAGTCTTCAAGAATAGCATCATATTTAGGAATAATAGCATAGTCTACTAGCACACCTCCAATATGATTTTCAGCACAATTAAAGAAGGCAATCTTGTTTTGTGTATAGATGATAGGAGTGTCGCAAGGCCATTCCATAATTACAACAGCTGTCACCTCTTCTCCATTGGGAGCTGTGAAGGCAAATACATCATTTTTCTTCATATTAAATCAGATTACATCCCACAGATATTCAATTTTCTTGATTAACTCTTCATCATCAGATACCACAGTCTGAACCTTTATCATAAAAGCTTCTTCCATGGCTTCTTCACTAGCATCATTCAAGCACATTACAGTATTATCTACCATATTAGCCTTCTCTGTATCTGAGAGAGGTTTAAACGCATGATTGTTAGCCAATAGCAGCAGATGCCTAACTCTGTCTAAAGCATCTTTTGGATCTACTTCTACCATATGCTCTGCATAGTTAGTAAGCATAGATAGTAATTTTTGTACATTCTCTTGTTTCATAATCTAATTGTTTTAAAGGGTTATATACTTGTACAATCTGTACATTCCATAGCAGTAAGAGATAGCACCGGCAACTACCAGCACTACCTCAAATAAAGTAAGATGCTCCATTATTTCTTGAATTTAGCTCTGATTAGAATCTCATCAGGAACCTCAATGGTAAACTCACCAAAGAGTTTAAATCCTTCTTCTGGCTCCTTCTTCTTTGCACCTGTAAGTTTGTACCCTTCATCAATCAGCCCTATAAGCTTCTTGACACCTTGTTCACACTTGTTTCTCCCTGAGGAGTAACTCTTTCCGTTTGGAGTGGTATGTGACACCAGACCACTCATCTTAACTTTTAGTCTCATAACTGCGTAAAGATATTAATTAAACTTATAACTCCATAACTCAGCAAAGCCAACCCAAGGATGACCGCTAGCCATCCAAGGGTAATAATCTTCTTCTCACTCATAATCAGCAATGATTAGCAATCCACATAGACTCTCTTAGCATCTCAGCATCAAAATCAGAGTAATACTCGTTAAGATACTCTTGATACATAAGATCTTCCAATTCACAGGCTTCAGCACATACTTTAGCCCCAAATCTACCTGACCATAGCCACTGAGCAGCAAGGTCTTTGATTGTCCAGCCCATGTCTTCACAGAACTGGAGATTCTCTTTCTGTAACTTTGTCATTGTTTTAATTGTTTAAGGGTTATTACTGTTGTTGACAGTCAGGACATCTTGCCTGTGTCACTTGTTGAGAGGATGTAATTCCTCTTAACTAATAGCTAGAAAGCTGTCAGTCAGCAAAGACCCAGGGGGGATGACCCCAACCTGTCAAGGACAGGGGGAGGTGTGATATATTATCCCAGCTTTTGATACATACGATAGGGATTATAAAAACATCTTCCCACCCATTTACACATGCTGTTCATCTTTCAAAAAACAGCTCTTCCCCTTTATACGCATAAGACTCTTCAAAAGAAACAATACAGAGGGGATAAAACCAACATTGATGATAGGGGAGGGGCTATTAATATCCACTTCCCCTTTACCCCTCCTTAGGATGAGTGTTATGCCTATACTCTTCTGAGGTATATGGAGTACCTTTGAAGCAAAAATAACATATGGGAACAATTCAGGAACATAACAGGGAGGTTATTGCCAATGCTGAGTATAGGGCAAGTCAGATGGATACATGGCCATCACCATTGGAAGAGAGGATGAAGGCATTCCTTGATGATAACTATGTGGAATATGAGTCTCAGAAAATATTCTACATCTATGATGAGGATGGTTGGATCAAGAGATATTACATTGCTGATTTCTTCATTCCTCAGAGGAACATCATCATTGAGGTGGATGGCAAGTTCCACGATGACCATAAGCAGAAGGATAGAGACAGGACAAGGGATATCCAGCAGCAGTACCCTGAGGTGGAGGTCTTGAGGTACAAGTGGAAGGACTTGTCTGACCTTGACATAATGGATGACCTGTTATGTAGGATAGCATAGGGAATATCTTGTTTTTCTAAAGTACTTTCATACAATCAGTTACATATTTCTTCGGGATTATTTTGTCAGTAAATATTTTCTTTGTACCTTTGCAGGCTGAAAGGAATATGTTGGACTAAAGTATTCATAATGAAAGGACTAGAGGAATATGTAGGCAAGCATGGGATGCATTTCACTGAAGAGCTTGCTTCTGAGGTGACTAATGGAAGATGGAATCCTTCAAAGGTTGAGAAGGACGCCCAAAGACATGTGTACTATAATGTCACTGGCTCTACTCTGGGGGATATGATGTACCTGATGACCTTAGGTAACAACAAGATGCCTTATAATAAAAAGGTGAAGATGATGCTTTCATGGGTAGGTGACTACTCAAAAGAAGGCAGTCCCTTCTGCATATGGCTTGCTGTGCTTACAGTCAGTGAGGAGTCTTTTGACTTTACACCTTATATATAATAATAAGGTATAGCCCTTCAAAAGTTTTCTGAAAATCAAAAATCTTTTGAGGGATAATTACCCTATTTCTTGTATGCTTCAGAGGAATTGGCTATCTTTGCACTGACCCTACAGTCAGGCTCAATCTGTAGTTCACCCTGAAGGCAGAGGCATAAAAGGGAAAGACATCGGGTAGTAGGAATATAAGTAGTAAATTCTGAGGTGTCCCCGGTAGGTCAAAAATGATGCAGAGCATAAGGTAACAAAAGTGGTTGGCTCACCAAGAGTTTTACTGGAAACAGTAAGGTAGAAAACAAGAAGCCCTAGGAGAATATAAAGGAAACTTTTAAAACCGCGCCCACCAAAAGCCTGCATTGATAGCCAGAGATCACAAGAATCTTGGTATGCGTTAAAGGGTATAGTATGTTTTTTGATATTTAAGAGATTAAATATATACAGATTGAGCAAAAAAGAAGAGTGGTCTCAGCGGAGGTCACTCTCTTTTATTTTTGTATATAATCTTTTAAATATAGCAAGTATGAATAAAAATAGTATCTACTCCTTTGAGGAGTCAAAGACAATCAGTCAGTCAATAACAAAGTTCACTCCTGTTCCAAAGCAACCGCACAACTCCAATGTGATTAAAAATGCGGAAGGCAAAGCCAAGTACAACAGGAAGAACCCTTCAGGGCTTGAGAGAAAGATGATGGACCTTCTGAATAGCCAGAACATAAGGTATGAGTTTCAGAAGGTTATCTACATCAAGTCTAGTGGTGGCTTCATCAAGCAGTATTATATCGTGGATTTCTATATTCCTTCAAGGGACATTATAATAGATATCCGTGCCAAAAAGCCTGATGTGCCTTATCCTTATGATGTAGAGAAAAAGAGAATCATCAAAAAGGCATATCCCCTCTACACAGTCCTTGAGTGGTATGGATACCAGTTTGGCTCTGTGGAAAATATGAGGCAGCTTGTAAGCTTGCTCAAAGGATAATGGTACATTATTTATAGGGCTGTTCTAAGAGCAGTCCTTATTTCTTTTGAGGAGTTCTTTCTTCATCTTATCTTTGCAATCAAAAAAGAAGAGTATGAAGAAAGCAGTATTTATACTATTGGCTATAGCGGTGTGCCTGGGTGTCCTGCTGATACTGGCATACAAGAACAATGATGAGCTTAACCTCAAATGGAAGATAGCTGAAGCTAATGTCAAATCGTATAGCAACCTGTATGATCTAGGCAACAAGAGATCAGCTGCCTTACAGTTGACTGTTGACCAGCTTGGTTACTTTAAGGATTCAGTCCTTCAGGAGCTTAATACTGCAAGGAAAGAGCTGAAGATAAAGGACAAGAACCTCAAGGCACTTCAGATGGTATCATCCAGCTTCTCAAAGGCAGATACAATCTATCATACTGACACACTGTTCAAACAGCCATCCCTTCAGATGGATACTGTCATAGGAGATGAATGGTACACTCTCAGGCTAGGACTTAAGTACCCTTCTATGATTGCAGTAAAGCCAGAGTTTAAGAGTAAGAAACATATTGTAGTCTCCAGCAAAAAGGAGACTGTTAATCCTCCGAAGAAGTTCTTTCTTTTCCGTTGGCTGCAAAAAAAGCATTGGGTCTTGCATATTGATGTGATTGAGAAGAATCCTTATGTCAGTAATGAGGAAGACAGATATATCGAGATAATAAAATAGAAGCCATGATCATAGTCAGGAACAGCATAATACCTTTTGATGGTTATAAGGCCATGAGTATCTGGCCCTTCATCTTTGTCAGGAAGGGATGCATCTTTGACAAGGCAGATGAGAGGCATGAGAAGATTCATGGCAGACAGCAGGTTGAAATGACCATCATTGGAGCAATCCAGTCTGTCATCCTTTTCTTTGCAGGACTTGGATGGTGGTCTCTCTGCCCACTGATATTCTTCTATGCATGGTACATCACAGAATGGTTCGTCAGATGCTTCATCAGTGATACACCATATAGGAGCATATCCTTTGAGCAGGAGGCATACTCTAACGAGAATGATCCTGAGTATCTTAGGGAAAGGAAGCCATTTGCATGGCTCAAGTATCTCACAAGACTGTAATATCAGAATATATTGTTTAACTTTTAATTTCATTTGCTTATGTGGTATTGGTATGTTTTGGCAATCTGGATTGTAGGAATGGTGATTGCCTGGTTCTCTATCAAGAAGTGGAGTAATCCTACCAGTGAGAAGATCTATTTCACTATCATCTGGCCTTTGGTATTGCCATTGTTTGTACTGCATTGTCTGAGAAAAGGCAAGTAAGGAATCTCCCCTGTCAGAAATGATGGGGGATTTTTTAATTTAGGACTATTTAGGTCTATTTAGGTCGGTCTTGCTGACAGCATCAACAACAGTTTCATCAAGCAGCTTGGCATAGATCTGCTCTGTTATCTTGATGGATGAATGCCCGCATATCTTTGACACAATATTCATGCTGATGCCTTCATTCAGAAGCAAGGTTGCTCCTGTATGCCTAGCCCAGTGAGTGGATATGGGCTTGTCTATCCCTGCTGACTGTGCCACCACCTTCAGGTACTCATTGTATTTCACGTTGGATATGACAGGGAGCTTTCCCTCATATTTCATCAATATGTCCCATGCAGGAGACAGTATGGGTATGGTGAATGCCTTGCCTGTCTTATTCCTGTTGCCTGTGTAGACCTTCATTCCCTTCACTTCCTGGATATTCCTTGCATCAAAGTCCCTCAGGTCAGTATAGCTCATGCAGGTATATGTCTGAAAGACAAAGACATCCCTGACTCTCTCAAGGCTTTCAGTAGGCATCCTGATTCCCTTTATCTTCCTGAACTCATCAGGAGTGAGGTATTTGCCTATGCCATTGGTGTGCTTTCCCTTCTCTATGTTCAGCCATCTGTAGGGGTTCTTGCTGATGTGTCCTGCATCAATGGCATCTGCTATGAAGGAATTGAGGAACCTGTGGTAGTTATTCCACCTGCTGTATGCCTTCATGCCTGTCTTGGCAAGATACTCATCATACAGGATGATGTTGCCTTCAGTGATGTCATGGTAGTCCTTGATGCCTCCCCATGCTATGAACAGCTTGAGGAACCTGTCATACCTCTCTTGGGTGTCCTCCTTCTTGCCATACTTCCTGATAGAGGCTCTTTGTGTGCAGAAGTCAAGAAAGCACAGTGGCTGCTCCTCATACTTCCTGAGCCTGTCTGTTATGTTGAGGATATCAATGTTTCCCTCATTGACCATCTCAAGTATGGCACTCCTGATATTGGAGAGCATTCTTTCCAGGGTCTCGCTTATCTGGAGTATGTCCTCACAGTTTACTATCTTCCCATTCTTCCATTGATGGGGGTATAGCCATATTCCTGTGGACATGTACTTCTGCTTGTAGTTGTGGGTGACCCTTATCTCAACTACAGCCTTCTTGGTGGGAGAGGCATTCCTGTACCTATTATATATAAGGTGTATCTGTGGATATTTGTTATTCATTGTTAAGAGGTGTTATAATATTGTTAAAAGGCATGTTGCGCATAAAACTGTGCATGAGAGTGCTCCAGTCTATAAATAAAAAAATCTTTACTATAAAGAATTTATAAAGAATAAAAAGTGGAAGAATCAGTGGAATTTTCCAAAGATAGTCCTGAAAGAGAAAGTAGAGGTTATTACAAACAAAAAGAGAATGATGTTACTCATTCCCTTTATTTACAGGTCTTTTGATGTAGTCGATAGGGGAATCGAACCCCTATGCCAAGATTGAGAATCTTGTATCCTAACCATTAGATGAATCGACCATCATAGCACTCTTAGAGACCCCTGCGGAAGGAGGGGGATTA